GGTCGCGAGGGTCTAGCGCCTCGAAACCGGCTCGGAGCACAAGCAGACTCTAGCCCCCTCCCCTAGTACACAGAGCCCAGCAGGCAGCTACAGCCGCTCAACGCGAGTCCCTCCCCTTGCTCAAGCTCTTTAGTACACTTTTTGTCTTTTATACAATAGTTTTATTACTGCATAGTATAAGACATTTACTGCAGCACTATGTGATTCACTTTGATTCTTTTACATTTTTTTAAACATAATTACTAGCATTAAACCAATTATGATTAATAGCAAAACAATAATAACTAGCAGCAATAGGATAGTTACAGAACAGTCTGTGCATTTGTCACCTTCTTGCTCGTGTTCACTGTGCAGGCTTCCGACTTCTGCGTAGACATGTTCTTCACTTCCTGCTCCTCCGCAGCCACTGACACGTACTGCTGATAAGCCTACTGGGGTGCTTAAATGTGATGAGCTCCGTGAGCCAGATGGTGTTGGTAAGCCTACTGCTCCCGATAGTGCTGTTGGTCTTCCTGGGCATCCGCTTTCTTGCACTGGGTGGCCAAGCAAGCAGTAGGGATTATAAGGCCCAAAGGGCCCTGCATTTAAAAGCGTTACAGGTAAGTATGGTGTAGGTCCATCATCTCCATCACTTCTTTCATCAGTATTGTGTGGAGGATCTCCGTTGCTTTCATCGTTTTCTTGTGGGTCTCCTTCACCTAGACCTCTTGCCATTTTCTTACACGTCTAAGCTTCAGTTTGTTTAGCTGATTCTTGTAGTGTTGTCTGTCTTGCTAATTCTTATATAGTAGCTTGTTACTTCTTGGAAAGTCCAGCAAGATGGTGTCCTGTTTAACAGCTTGACCACATGTTTTACAGGACTTAAAAATTTAAATTTTAACCTTTTGACAAAGAGCAAAAATGAATAAAAAGCTACAGCTGTATGACTCTTATCTTTTAACATAGTAGCAATGCACTTACGTGTTAACTTATTTTATTATAAGTTGATGCTTGCTATTGTAGTGCTTATAGCAGCTTTTATATCAGCTTTTAGTAGTTATTGCTAGCTTTATCTAGCTTTGCTCTCAATGAGCTATAAATAAAAATATAAAATCCACATTGATTACTATACAAGACAATGAAGATGCTACTCACGTGTGTTATCTACAGTTTAATTATAGATAAAAGACAAATGATGCTTTACCAACTTAAGAACTACATGACATGTGTTTTCTAGATTCTACATGATAGTAGAATCTTGAAGCTTTACAGGTCTTCTGTCTAGAAGGCATATAGTAAAGATAAAGCTTATCTAGTGTCTTCAAAAGTAAGTAGTAGAGAAGACAACATGTAGCATATCACTGAGTAACTTAATTAAGAATACAGAGATAAAAAAATTTGTTCATAGAGATTAAACAGTGAGTAAGTTAGTCAGTTTAACAGCTAGTGATATAAAATGATACACTTGAGAACAGAAGTTCTGTGTTTGCAGAGATCTCGGTAAATACCCAAAGTCTACTTTTAACTTACTTAGATGGTACCGGTCATCATATTTACACCCAGTACCTACAAAAATTGGTCAGCAAGTAACGGGTTGTTTGAGACTTTTAGTTTAGGTTATCACAGATTTAAGTTCCAGTAAACATTACTAAGAAATAAATAAATAAATATGTAGTGTACTTTAGCAGCTCTATTTGACTAGTCTTCAAAAAGGCAACACTGTTTTTAGTTAGGGTAATGGGTTAGTATTCTTAAAGTTGCTTACAATTTATGCACTACATGACTACACATTAAAAGTAGAAGCATGTTGTGTTTTCTCTTTAAAGTACAGCATAACCAGAGATTGTTTTTAACATATTTATGTAATATGCAAATTTCTGAATCACTTTCATTTCAGAGAGGACTCAAAAACTACTGCTTTGTAATATATTAGCTATGCTCACTAAACTTCATTAATCAAGCTTAATTTTTTTATTTGTTATAAAATATATACTTGTAGTAGTTTGTGCAGTATGTTTGTGAAATAATGTGTAATTGTACACTACAATTTATCATTGTTATTTACTTACAAAGCAAACTCACAAGTTTACTATTTAGCTACAAGTTTCTTAAAAACAATATTTTGTATATTGTTTTTAAGAAACTTGTAGCTAGTTTTTTGAACTTTTTAGTGCAACACAGTTCTTGACTTTTGAGAAGTTTATGCTTAATTGCAAGACATCATGAAACTTTATTACTTAAATTTTGTTTAAATAGCTACAAATTTATTAAGCATAGAGCATTGCTTTATAAACAATTTTTAGTTTTAGAGAAGTGCTCTCAAGGCTCTAAAACTTTTAAACACAAAGTTTAAAGCCTTGAGAGCACAGATACCTTTTTTTAAACTTAAGGCAGCGCTGGTTTTTAAATATGTACACCCAGCGCTTTCAAAAATTAGTAGAAGCGATACCTCGTGTGTGATTAAAGCAGCATTATCAGGTATAAATAAACAATAAATATGTAGTGTGCTTAATTGCTAGAATTTGTTACCCCTGGCTAACTTTAACATATTTTAAAGTTAGGGTGGTGGTTTTATCTTTCACATTTTTAACTTTTTAGTTCCAAAGAACCGCCTACATCAAAAGTTAGGGCATTTTGCTGAAAAGGTCATAGTTAAAACGTAACTATCTATGATCTTTTCCTCGGCTGCTATTCTGAGTAATATTCAAATTCTTGTTAAAGTTTCACTTTCAGCCTACACTATGTACTTTTTTATGCTTTTAATTATAGACTGACATATAAAGTGCAAGCATTAGTAGTGTATATATACAGTAAAGTCAGCTAATTTTAAGAAAGTACATTAAAAAGCTAGCAAATTTGTTTTTAACTTACAGATCTTAAACATTTACATGCATACGTTAAAAACATTAAAGCAGTAGGGGCTAGTGCTTACAGACAGTCATCACTAAGTGATGTTACAAGGAAGTTCTAAATAATGTAGCAGCGCTCTCACTGCTGTAACTTCTTGTTGAAGTATCAAGCAGTAAGAGCGCGGACTTTCTGTTTTTGTACTGACTTAGGCGGCTCTGGTTGTTAGTAACACACCATTGCCTCCAAAAATTGAACAGGTAATTGGAAAAAGACTACATGCTCCTCAGTTACAGCTTTGCGAGCGAAAAATAAATATGTAGTGTTCCCTTTAAGCAATATTTTCTTCTTATAAGTTTCTATTACTAGTTTTTAAGTTAGGGTATGCGGTAGTTTTCTTACAATTTGTCTACTTAATGCACTCTAGTGACGCATAAGAAAAGTTAAAACATTTTTATTGAAAGGCATTACTTAAAAGATAGCACAATATTTTCCCTAAGTACTTATATTCTGAGTAATATTCAAATTACTTTAAAAGCTCTAATTTCCTGCTGTTTGCTGCACTGTTCATACTTACTGTGTTTAAAGCTATTTGCTACATAAATGTATAGTTTTTAAACAAAGTTAATAATAACACTAATATAAAAATATATATTTTGTTACAAGCTTGTGTTGCTGTTTTACTTTCATTATTGTAGAGCTTCCATTTCTAAAAGAAAGTATCTTTATATGCGTTTGTAAAAAACAGTTATTTACTAGTTAGTGAGTAATTTTTGTTATAAAAGTTTTAGTTATTAAGTGTATGTAAAACTTCACAATAAGTCAGTATTAGCTATTAGTATAGTATTTTCGGAGCACGCAGCTTATAACAGTTTTCTTTGCTTTCTCGGCACAAGCACTTTCATTTTCTGGCCGCTTTTAAATGCTTAGCTCACATATATTTTATATATAACTTGTATCTGTATTAGAATCTTTTCTTATACTTTAGCTTACTATAATTTAAAATTAGAAATATCAAATAATTCTGTAGCTATCTAAAAGCATTTTGTGTATACTAAAAGCTGATAGAGTTGTGTGAATTTATAATGTATATGTAAGTTTTCACAAATACATGACATCTTCACCTGTAAAAGACATTTGTATTAATGATTCTTCTCATATACTTCAAATTTGTACTTAATACTTTTCTCTTCTTGCACATTAGAAAGAACACTTGGATATTCTATCAAAAGTTTGTATTTCTCTAGATCAAATTCTGGAAAAAAGGTGTCACATTCAAAGTCTTGCATGATCCTAGTCACAAACAGTTTAAGATCGCATGGATAACTCATAGCTTCTTTATACACAGAACTACCTCCAATTATCCAGACCATGTCTACTTTATTTGCTAATTCTGGCTGTTCGGTAAGTTTTAAAGCATCATCTAAACTCTTAGCTAAAAAATGAGCTCTATGTGGAAGCTCCTTTAGTTCCTTGCTGAGAACAACATTAATTCTGCCTTTTAAAGGCCGGTTCTTCTCAGGAATTGAGAACCAAGTCTTTTTACCCATAATCACTAAATTCTGTTTATCTGGTACAGAAGATGTAGTAGTCATTCTTTGGAAATGTTTAAAATCATTCATAAGTCTTGGCCAAGGCAAGTTACCTTGTTTGCCAATGCCCATGTTTTGAGCTACAGCAACAATGCAGTTTAGTGCTTGAACCATAATACTAACTAAAGACTTCTTCTTCTCTAGTAATAAAAAGTAAATAATCTTGCTGTATTTTTCTAGTGTATTTTTTGTTTGTGTTTTAAAGCTACTGATACTAGAATTTACAAGTTTTAACGTCTGTTTTTTAACTTCTAAAGGTGGCACTGGTTTGGACCTAAAGACCCAGAGCCTTCAAAAATTATTCTTGGGTTGTTAATCTCCTATAGCAAGTCTTAAATATACATGCTATTTGTTTATAACATATAACACTATCTATTATTTAAGTTATGGTAAGTTTTGTTTGTAAGTTTCTTAAAAATATAACATAATTGGCTTTCTACAAAAGTGCAAGCAAGCTGTTGTAAGATTCTTTTATAAATTTTTATCGTAATTTTTTTTACAAAAAGGACAGAGAATACTCAAATTACTTCAGAGCTTTCATTTTAAAAAATTACATCCTCTTCCTGTGTAATGTTTGAGTGCTGAATTTTTGAGATGAGACGTGTTGCCCACTGCTATAAACTGCATGTTTGAAGTTTATAGCTGTAGCAACACGGTTTTTTTTCTGTTTTTAAACTTACTAAGTGGCACTGGTTTGGACTACCCCAGAGCCTTCAAAAATTGCTGAGTGCTTCTGAAACTGAGAAGCTCCAACTGTATGAACCTGAAGAGTAACTCTCTGGCTGTGGGCAGTCTCTGTTCAAGTATTTGTTTACTTTAAGTAAAAATAATCTTCTTTTAAGTTATAGTAAGTTAAGAATTTTGTCTGTAAAACAGATTAATGCAAAATAGCAAAATAAAAGTGTATGTGAACAATTCTTACTACTATATAGATATACAGTAGTTATTTTTTATAAGAAGTTTAATTAAGCTGTATTCAAATGACTTTATAGCTTTTATTTCCTGTAACATTTTATAATTTGCATTTCCTGTAATATTTTTTATGCAATATTTTTTAGTACACGAATACATGTTCAAAATTATTGTTGATTTTTTAAAGCTAAGTTTTAAAAAGCTTGTTTGTTTAGTACTTTTTAACGAGTAGCAACTTCTGTTTTTAAACTAGTAACAGTGGCTCTAGGTTATACTTACATTCCCAGAGCCTCCAAAAATTATGTGTAAGCCTAGCGTGAGTGCGCACAGTCAGATTCTTGCATTGTGTTTACTTTATTTAGCAATAACATCTTTTTCAGTTATGGTAATTTTTTATTAGTAGAGGATTCTTTAAATTTATATCAACATCATTAGTTTTTACATAAATATTTGTGCAAATTTTTATCTACTGTTTTAGTAAGATAAACAGTAAGTAGCTTTTACTAGCAACTTAAGTCATATTCAAATTACTTTAAAATAAAGACTTCTAAAGTAATTTGAAGATGCAGTAAATTATGAAAAAACTGCTAGTGTTTAAAGACAGGAAATGCAGTAAGTTATCACTACTATTTCAAGCTACTTTAAACAAAGCAAAACTCTGATCTAGCAGAGAAACAATAAAACTAATTAAAATTTATAAACATATTCTAAAATATAAAGACAACTAAAAATATTAACGTCTAAAATATAAATACTCAATATACGAAATTAAATAAATGCTAGAGCTTGTTTGTAAAAATAAAAACTATAATACAAATTAAATATGCTTCAATTTAAAAGCTATCAGAAAAGATAATCTATAAGAAGTTGTAACACATAAAGATACGTTAAATGATTATTTATTTGACTCAAACAAGTTATTAAAATTATTTAAGAACTTTCATTTTGATACGAGCGCTTTTACTTAAGAACTTTCATTTTGATACGAGCGCTTTTACTTAAGAACTTTCATTTTGACGCAAGGCGTTTCTGTTAAAAACAGTTTAAAGCACAGTTCTGTTTTTTACTTACGGAAGTGGCACTAGTTTCCCTAAGTTTGCCTAAGTACCTAGTGCCTCCAAAAATTTATGGACTTTGAATGTCACTTGTGAATAAACTTGCGTACAGTGTGAGTTTTCCTGAGCTGATGCGAGTACCTTTCAAAATTATGGTGTATTTCTACTTACTAGTTTTTTAAAAAACATCTTAATTGTCTGTTTTTTAATCTCTTTATGCAAACGTTTGTGCTATTATTTTATTAAAACTGTAATTATTATTTACAACACGTTTAAGTAATATTCAAATTACTTTACAACTTTCATTTTAAAAGTCGCGTCTTCTTCCGGTAGCGTCTTATTAAAGTTTAAGTTGTAGTTTGTTTCTAGCACTTTTTAGAAGCTATTGTTTAATTATTAAAGGGAATTGTTGAACACAGTGTTTGTAGAAGAAACATGCTTGTTTTACACTTCAATTTGTATGAAGCTCAGATTCTTCCACATGAAAGATTAGCAACTTCAGTTTTTTTAGAACATGGCCCCCTTCAAGTCACTTCCTTCAATCCAACCACGACTACCGGATATGTGGTTTACGTAAATTCTCCAAATGCGTCATTTCTTGAGCCTGTTCTTAGTAAACTGTTTCAGAGTGTTTCACCTAAGCTACCTTTTTTTAAGTTTTCTGAACAAACTTTGTCATTTTCTTATGGTCCTCATCTTCAAGGTTCACAGACAACATTTTCAAAAGATCTAGTAGATGTAGTTAAGAACTTGTCTATGTTTACCCCACAAGGTCCTGAAAATGCATTTACAGTTGAAAGAATTGAATATTACAGGACCATACACATAATTTGTGACCTTAAGGACCCCAAAAAAAGGCACATTCGACATCTTCAAAAAATGCTATGCAATCCTTATACTGGTTTGACAAATTTTGTTATTCCACAAGATAAAAGACTAGAAATGGACGTGCTAGATGCAGAGTCTGCAGTATCGGCCCCACTTTCTGACCCTTTGTGGACTATGTCTAATGGACTGTTTAACTTACTTGGTTATTCTAGCCAATATAGTGTATTCAAACGTGGTGCTGCTCCAAAAGTATTTGTAGAAAAGAACTCCAGGCTTGCCATTTCTATGAATATAGATTATTGGAACCCTTGGTCAAGTACTAACATGCTTTATGATGGGCTACATGCTATTGAAAAAGGATTAATATACTCATTTGGTAGTTTTACACCAACCCCAAGCTTGACAAGTGTATTCAACATGGCACAACATTGGTATGTACCAATGTTTAGTGCTTGTCAAATTGGACATGTAATGCAACTGCCTCTTCAAACGCATGAGTTGTCATTGACAGGGTCTCTTCCTATGAAGATGTTGCAAGCACATCTGAACTTACTTAAGTGTTCTTCGATGCCACATATTCAAGGATTTTTTAGACTTGTGCCTAAAGACTTATCTCATATACTACCTCAAACAAAAATATATAATGGATTTATTTCTACATCTCTTTGTCTTCAAACTATTAATATGGCTAATGAGCACCCTTTACAAGATAAGACATATTTATATCAACTTGGAAACTTTTTTACATATCACAAACAGTTTCTTACATGCCAAGAGTCTGGCAAAGAAATTGGTTCTATATTGACAGCTTTAGCATTTTTTTTAGACAGTGTTAAGACATATCCAGGGACTATAGTAGGAATGTCAACATCACTTCCTGTTGCTTCTATGAAAGCTAAGTTAGCAGCAGTGTGCCAACAAGTATGTGGCGCTCGTCTCCTCGTTTCTGCGTTACCTCCACAAGTTGTTGCTAAACTAGCTCCATTCTCTCCAAGCAATCGAGTAGAAAACAAAAAAATGTTGAAACAATACTTTTTTAACTTACTGACTAGTGATCTTATAATAGCAATCAAAAATGTTAATATTGATGCACAGGCAGCTCTTAAAACTGCTTGTTACATGGCAGGATGTAGATTTAAAAAAATTGGGTTGCTTACTCACTTAAAGGGCACAGAAGTTGTTGACAACACAGTTGAAAGGCCATATCCTATACTTAGATTTGACAGATTTAAACCTAAGTTTCCTTTACTCAGTTCACCCACTAGCATTACTTTTCTTGAGGAAAGAATTAATTGGCAAGACTTGAATCTTAGAGATACTATTCTTAAGATTCTAGAGCATCCTTCAGTTGGCTGTAAAGAGTTTATAGTAAATCACACAGACAAACTAATTTCTGGAAGAGTTGCAAGGACATCTATTGTTGGACCTTGGCAGTTACCGGTTAGTGATTATTCAATTCTAGTCCCTATGCATCCATGTACAACTGAGGAAGTGCGAGAGAATCCGTGGGATTATGAAACAGACATAGACTCGCATTGTGTTTTTGAAGAAGCTGCAGTAGCTGGGATATGTTCAGCTATTGGTGAATCAACTATCTTAACTCAAGCTGACTTAAAAGTTGGGACTATAAGAGCTATTACAGAAGCTATACTAAACTTATCTATGGTCCCATGGAACAACATTGGAAACATTGTCATACAGTTGTCTATAACACTTCCGTATACAGCACACGTCTCTACATATCTTCAGTTAGTTATGGAGACTGCTAAAACTTTTTGTGAAGCATTAAGAGTAAGTTGCACCTTTACTGCGAACGCTACAGAAGGAGGTGCAAGTATTGTAGCATCTGCGATAGTCAACACTCTTGACGTATCTAAGTGTATAACACCCGACTTGAAATTTAATAATAGTTTCTTATTTCTGTTAACTACTGAAAAAGATTATAGCCTTTTTGGATCAGTAGCTCAACAAATCTTAGAAAAAACGTTTATTGGAGAAATCCCATCTGCTACATCTCCAGTGATGTTAAAAAAAATGTTAAGTGTCCTTCAAACTTTGATAAAAGATGAAAGTGTAGTGTCAGGCCATGATGTTAGTGATGGAGGCTTAGTAGCAACAGTAGCAGAAATGGCTCTATCAGGAGGAAAAGGTGTTAGAGTTTATGTTCCACATGGGGAAGATGCTATAAAGTTTTTATGCTCAGAAACACCGGGTGTTGTGATAGAAGTTCAAGGCTCAAAAATGTACTATGTTCAACAGTTTTTACACTCAGAAAATATAAATTTTCAAATAATTGGAGAAAGCACTTCTAGTCTTACATTCTCTATTAGTCAAAATCTTACAAAACTTGTACACGAGCCTTTAGAACTTTTTAAGAGTGCATGGAGATCATTTTCAGATGCATGTGAACCTTGTCAAATACACCCACGTCCATATAGGATGCAAATTGCTACAGTGCCTAAATATTGCCCAGTTGGGCCATGCAGGTTTCATACTGTAATTGTGTACTTGTTACCTAATAACAGTGTACCTCATGGTCTTCTCAACGCTATTGAAGAAGCAGGCTTTCAGCCAAGACTTGTGTCAATTCATCAACCAAGCAAGACAACTAATGTATATGACCCTCACACTGTTTGGGGCTTTTTTATAGTTGGGGCTAGCAACGTACAAGATGAAGACGTAGGCATGAGAGCGCTTATAGCTCAGCTGAAATCTCATGTTGCTTTTCAACGAGACCTCAGAACTATGCTAGCAAAGCCTGATGTATTTAGTGTAGCAATTGGAGCCTTGGCTTGTGAACTTTTATTTTATAATAAAGCGATAGGGTATAACAAGCCATCAGACACTTACATGACATGTGTTAAAAATTCTAGTAGAAAATTTGAGTCAAGATGGAGTAACATATATATCCCAGAGAGCACAAAAGCTATAGCTTTTCAAAGCTTAAAAAACAGTCTTATACCTTGCTGGACACAAGGCACTCATCTCAAGTTTTATCATCCTAAACCAATGCTAGAAAAGATGGAAGAAAGTGGCATGGTTTCAAGTATGTTTTATGGCCACAGTCTATCTTCTGGCCCTGCTCAAAATTACCCTTTAACCCCCAATGGAGAAAATGCTATAGCTGGCGTATGTTCTGCAGATGGAAGACACCTCGCATTGCTTCATGACCCAAGTCTTTGCAATAATTTGTGGCAATGGCCATATGTCCCTCTAGAAAATCCCCCACTTAAAGTATCTCCATGGAAAACTATGTTCTTAGATTTACATAAATGGGGCATAACTGTCCAAGGTGCGTCTCCTCCTCCTTCAAGAACTAGTGACCCTCTTAGAAGCTTTGTCTTTTAATTCTGTAAGTTTACTTAGGTAATTTAATAACAAATAAACTTATAAACATATTTTAAGCTTTACTGGTATTGTTGTTTATAACCTTTTTGTTTTATACATAAAAGTTTAAGTAAGATACTTATTTTCTAGTAGCTAGTACGTTGCTTGCTCATTTTTCTAATAGTGTTTATTCTAAAACTTATATAATTTAAATATAATTTGCAGTAACAGTTTAAAATGTTAAACTTTTGTTATTTTTAATATGATATATGTTAACAGCTATAGTTGCATTTTATATTTGTGTTTTTATTAATTTAAGAAGGATTAGTAAAATATATTTAACTTTCTGAGAAGAAATTATACAGTTAGCCATGTACACTTTACACTACATTTGTCTTGTTTTGTCATGTGTAATTTATTTTGTATGGACTTTAAGCTGTCCTACACGTAACCAGTATGTTTCTGTCAAATATGTGAATCTAACTAACTATTCAGGCCCGTATCCAAACGGGACAACGCTACACGTGACATGCCGTGAAGGATATGCAAAAAGACCAGTACAAACTGTTACATGCGTCAATGGTAACTGGACTGTACCTAAAAAGTGTCAGAAAAAGAAATGTTCTACACCGCAAGATCTTTTAAATGGAAGATATACTGTAACTGGTAATTTATATTACGGTTCAGTTATCACTTATACTTGTAATTCAGGCTACAGCTTAATTGGAAGCACAACATCAGCTTGTTTACTTAAACGAGGTGGTCGTGTTGACTGGACTCCACGACCTCCAATTTGTGACATTAAAAAATGTAAACCTCCTCCACAAATAGCTAATGGGACTCACACTAATGTCAAAGATTTCTATACTTATTTAGATACAGTTACGTACTCATGCAATGACGAAACAAAGTTAACTTTAACAGGCCCTTCATCGAAACTTTGTTCAGAAACTGGCTCATGGGTACCTAATGGAGAAACTAAGTGTGAATTTATATTTTGTAAACTACCTCAAGTTGCGAATGCGTACGTTGAAGTTAGAAAGTCAGCTACGAGCATGCAATATTTGCATATAAATGTTAAATGTTATAAAGGATTTATGCTATATGGAGAAACTCCTAATACGTGTAACCATGGAGTATGGTCTCCAGCTATTCCTGAATGTATGAAGATATCTTCTCCAAAAGGAGACATGCCTGGCATAAACTCAAATGAAGATAATTCTACACCTTCAGGTAGGATATGCAATGGAAATTGTACAACTAGCATGCCCACTCAAACATATACAATAATTACTGCGCGCTATACAAGTCACATATATTTCCCTACTGGGAAAACCTATAAACTTCCTCGGGGAGTTCTAGTAATTATTCTTACCACAAGCTTTATTATTATTGGAATAATACTTACTGGAGTGTGTTTACACAGGTGCAGAGTGTGCATGTCCGGGCAGTAACTACCCAATTTCTTCATAAATATGAGAATCTCCGTTACAAGTTCTTAACTGGCCATAATCCACACGAGAAGCATCTAAACGAGTATACGCTCCGCATCCATCATCATACATATCATCTTCTGGATAGCAAACATCATCATATATAGAGTCATTTAAACTAGTTGTATTTCTATTACATTCTTCTGAAAGTGGTTGAATTTCTTCATAAACTGGGTCATTAGAATAATTGTTTTCTTCTGCTTGTAATAGCTTGTGTTTTGCCTTCAAGTGAAATAAAAAAATTTCAGTCATAATTTTTAAAAAAATATAGAAGTTTCAGTAAATTGTTGTACTTACCAAACAAGCACCCATTATTAGTCTTGGTAGCAGCTAGAATAAATCACTTTAAGTTTAAAAGTTTAAAAATTTCCTGTCAATGTGGTTTGCTTGGAACAAGGTGTCTACTTAGGATGTGAGTCATTTACTCTTTGAAGTTCAAAAAAAATAACATAGTTAAAAGCTAAGCCCATTTTCAGTGATATTTAAAAGCTTGAACAAGAACTGTAGACTGTTAGATGATTCTGGGCTCTCAAAGCATCCACATCTAACAATGGCAACGAAGACAGCGCAACCTAGCGCTGATAATTTGGGCTCGCGAGCTCCAGTTGAGCCGTGTGGATATATCTATGTATATCCAAAAGAAGGGTTTCCTTTTAAAGAAGCTTCACTTCTAGGAAATAAAAATGTTGGTGCAAGTGCTATGTCTTTACCTTTGCTTAGCGACCTGACAGTTGAATCTAATTTTTCGTTTAATGTCAAAGCTGTTCATAAAAAGATTGACATGACAACTCTTTTAGTGAGAGTATCTGCATATCACAGAGAAGCTATTGTGTTTTTTAACACTGATTTATTTGAGCCTATATTTGTTGGCCCTGGACTTGACATCTTGTGTTCAGATGCTAGAAGTTTATTTGGATATACAAACTTTGTACCAAGAACTGACTTAAGAGACACTGTTGACATAAAAGATCTGTATGCTCCATTTTACTCAGAAGATAGTTGTTTTATGGCAGTTGTAGTAACAGAAGGGTTTAAAGAAAGACTTTATTTTGGAAATTTAGTGCCCATTATAGCTCAAGGGCTAAAAGTACAAATAAATGGAAGAGAAGCAGTAAAGATCCCACTTTATGATGAAGACTTATTTTCTAAATCTCATGAGCACTTGCCAAGATTTTATATTCCATCAGTTAGTAAGTACTTACATGACTCGGTGTTTACTAGCATTGCTCAAGCTCTTCGTATCAGAGATGTTGAGTCTGTAATAAGAGCATCGGAAAAACAGTCTATTCAAGATCAATATAAATTAGCAAAAATTGTCAATAGTAAAGATTTTTCTTTACAATCGGTGAAATGTCAAGATGCGTCTGCATTTATGGTCATAGATTGTATTGCTGCAGAGTTAGCTATGAGTTATGGTCTGTCATTTTTAGAAGCGCCTCAAGATCCATGCGCTGTCCTTGATTATACATCTTGGCCAATATTTGAGACAGCTGAAACAGAAGAAGACAGGATAAAAGCCATTCAAGACTGGAATGCTATGATGTCTGTTCACGTGTATACTCATCTTTTTTCTACAAACTCAGTTTTATATCTTACAAAAATTAACAAACAAACACAAAGTAACAAATCTGAACAAAATGTTTACAACACATATTTTATGCAGCATGGGTTAGCTTATGCTGCAGATGCAACTCAAAGAGAAAATGGAGAGCCAGCTTTTTCTGGGGCTCCTAAATTTAGCGGAGGAACATATACACTGTATCATTTAGCTTTAGCGTCTTCATTTTCTCCTCATCTTCTAGCAAGGAATTGTTATTACATGCAATTTTGTCAACACCAGAAAAGCACTACAAATGCTAACTATAGTGTTCCTCAATATGTAGGGACTGCTGCTGCATCTGACTTGTGTGAGTTGTGTCAAGGAACGTGTCCAGCTTCTTGCATTCACACACTTTTTTATAGACTTAAGGACAGATTTCCTCCTGTTCTAGGGTCTCAAAGAAGAGATCCATATGTAGTTACTGGAGTTTCTGGGCAATATAATGACTTAGACATGCTGGGCAATTTTGCTACGTTTAGAGAGAAAGAAGATGAAGCTGTACAGAATGCAGAAAGCGAGAAGTATACGTACTGGCAACTTATTCAAAATGTAGTAGAGAAGTTATCTACTATGGGTGTAACAGAAGGAACTGTAGGCTCAGAACTTATTACAGACATTCAGAGTTTTTTGAAAACTTTTAGAGACATTGATAACGTAGTTGATAGTGAAGTTGTTAAATTTATGAACTGTTTAGTTAAGAACAACATAAATTTTAGAGAAACAATCAAAACAGTTCATCATGTGCTTCATTATTGCTGCAATGTATTTTGGCAAGCTCCGTGTGCAATGTTTCTTAATTTGTTTTATAAGTCTGTTTTAGCAATTATTCAAGACATATGCTTACCCATTGCTATGACATATGAGCAAGATAATCCTTCTATAGGCATGATGCCAAGTGAATGGCTAAAAGTTCACTATCAAACTATATGGACAAACTTTAAGAGTTCGTGTTTAGATAGAGGTGTGTTAACTGGCTCTGAGCACAAAATAGTACACACAGATATGTTTTGTGATTTTTTAAATATTGATTCGGCATTAAGTGGTCAAATTGTACCTATGAAGATGCAAGTACGTCTAGCAAAAGCTTTACTGACAGTGCCTAAAACTATAAAGATAAAAAATAGAATAGTGTTTTCAAATTCTTCAATGACAGAAACTATACAATCTGGGTTTATAAAGTCTGCTACAAAAAAAGATTCATATATTGTAACAGGCCCTTATATGAAATTTTTGAACAGTCTACATAAAGTCATGTTCCCAAATGCTAAAATATCAGCCCTTTATCTGTGGCATACATTTTCTCAAAAGAAACAACTACCTGTACTTCCAGGAATAAGTAGAGAAAATATGGTAGAATTAGCAAATTATGTAGAAACTAGCAGTAAAATGCATGATGATATGAACGTTCTAGACATAATACCTACTACCCTACTTACTTATGCAAAGGTCAGACTCAACAATACCATATTACGTACTTGTGGACAAACTCAGTTTTATGCAACAACACTTCAATGTCTTTTGCCAACTCTGCAAACTATCAGTGCTACAGAATATCCTCATGTGTTACTAGACCAATCTATAATGTCTGTTGACCACTATCTCAGCAGCATTAAAGATAAGCATGCTCTTACAGTACAGACAACACTAAAAGAAGATATTGCAACAGTAGGCAAACAGAGACCTATTGTTACTGTCCCACTTGTAGTAAACAAATATACTGGAATTAATGGAAACACACAAATATTTCAGTGTGGAAACTTAGGATACTTTATGGGAAGGGGTGTTGATAGAAATCTTATACCAGATTCTACTGGATTTAGAAGACAAAACAACAGCTCTTACATGAGAAGAAGGCACGTGTTTATGACACCCATGGTGGCTCACTTAGTTAAGAAAAATTCAAATCTAAATAATTTGACATTTGAAGTAGAGACTATAAGAAAAAATGTGCAAAATATATTTGAAGACAAAGACAACTTAAACATATTTGACAATGTTGTATTAGAGTTAGTGAAAGGTCTTGGAGATAGTTGCGAAAATATAACTGAAGATGACCTTCAGTTCTATCTCGGAGAATACTATATAATGTCTGATGAAATCTGGTCAAGGTTTCAAATAATAACAGACTCTGGAGCTCCATGGTCTGTCGAGAACGTAACTAAAGTTTTAGGATGTAACAAACAAGAAGAGTGTAAGTTTGAGTTTGTTGGTGTTGAAGAACAGCTCTCTTGTGTCCCGCCACAGATTGAAGAATTTGCTCCACAAGCTACATTGAGCACTCTTGCAGCGAGTAGAAAACGAAAAATAACAAGCATTTTAAGTGACATTGACTTATAGATCAATATGGCGCAACACTTAGCTGCAGTGTACAGCCAGATATATGGATTAACTTTAGATGTTAGTATTTTAACATTTGTAGACCCTGCTCACATTAATTGGAAAACAGTCACAAAAAACACAGAAAAAATAAATAAAATTTATTTACAAATCATGCCTTTATTACATAATCAGAATAATATTGAATCTACAAGTTTATCTGTAGAGCTTCAACATCTTTTGCACAACTTAAAAATTGTGTTAGAAACTTTCTCTGCACATTTATCTGATTATAACATGTATTTTGAAAATATACACAGTCTGTCTGCTCCATGCTCTAGACACAAATCTATTGTATTTCAATTCTATAATAACTGCTGCGTGTCTGTCAAAATGTGCATAATAAATGACATTGAAATTTTTTCAAAAAGATTGAGCAGCGTTTTCTACTGTATTAGATCTTGCGATGCATTAAGAGGCATAAACCATGTCATTGACTTTTTAGGACATCTAAGAGGAGTTTCACCTATTCCTCTTCCTGACACCTACTTATCAAACATACCTTGCATATACTGTCTTAATGAGCACATGATGCTTCCAAACCAAGGAGAAAGCTTGCCGTCTCTCATGATGTGTGTTAACTGCAAACACGTTTGCAAGCAGCTAAATCCAGAACCAATTCAAGGAATGTTTGAGAATGAGCTTCTTCAGAGACATATTATTGTTGAATCTAACAAACAGAAAGAACAGAATCAAACATGTTCTATAGATAATCAAATTAGAGACGCATCTTTATCAAAACTCAACCAACACACTATTTTTGAGAACATATCAGCTCCTGTTTTAGAACTTTCTAACCTTATATACTGGAGTTCTGGAGCACACAAAAAATGTGCAAATGTTGAAAATACTTCAGAGATGGCGAAACTACTATCATATGAAGCAAAGATGCAAAACTATAGAAAATACATCTGTAAAAACTCAACACACTTTTTTGATAAATACAAGCCTTATCCAATAGAGTCAATATTTTGTGGTGGCATTTTTAGTTCTGTCGATGACACAGTAAAAAGCTTAAAAAGTGACTGCTCTCTAGCTTTCATGAAACGTGCTAACTATCAACAGCTAATTAAAAAACAAAATGAGTTGTTTGTAAGGCTAAATAAAATTTTGCAAGGAGAAGATACTGTGTCTCATGCAGCATCTGCCGTCCCTCTTTCTGACAAAGCAACAATTGTGAACCCAGATCAAGTGTTACATGATGCGCATGCTAGGAAAGATGCATATCTACAAAAAGTCACTAAAGACGGCCTTAAAAGCTTGTATACATGCTTAGAAACACAAGGGGCTGTTCTTTCAAATACTTTATCTATGAGAGTTTGGGGGGGTGCAGTATATGATGAAATAGTTAAATTGAAGAATCATTTTTTGTTTAGAGACCAGTTTATTTCTTTAGATTGGATACATTGTGAAACAGACAGCGTAACTGGGTTTGAAAATTCTAAGTACATAAAAAATTTAATCTATTCTCAAAAATTAAGCAGTGAGCATATTAGCAGTCTTACGCTACAATTTTATAAGCTCATCACTGGCCCATTGTCTCAAAATGTGAGCTTTTTCCCACTGCCTTCGAATATAGCTTTAGCTCACTGTCTAGATGCTGCTGGAGCTTTGCCTCATCACAAACTTCTATTAACAGAAATGATATGGCCATCAATTGAGCCAAAAGATTGGGTTAGTCAAACATATAATAAATTTTACACTATCACATCTACAGATTTAAATAGCATTCAAAAAGAAGCGTGGTTTTTTATTAGAGAGTTAGTGTTATCTGTGTCATTATATAATGAGGTGTTAGAAAAGAATCTTTTAGTCTTCTCTGCTTTGAACTTTGAAAAAAATTGTGTAAACTTATCTCCGAACCAGTTTTGTTCTGGTATTTACTTAACGTATGAAGATAGTTCTCCATTAATTTTTGTCTACGAGAACCAAGGGTGGGTATTTAAAGACTTATATGCACTTTTGTATCACCACTTGCAATTGAGCGGGAAGAACCATGGTACCTAATAAACACTTACTGCTTATAATTTTGTCGTTTTCTACTGCATGTGGACAAACGACACCTACTACAGCTGTTGAAAAAAATAAAACTCAAGCTATATACCAAGAGTATTTCAAATATCGTGTATGTAGTGCATCAACTACTGGAGAATTGTTTAGATTTGATTTAGACAGAACTTGTCCAAGTACTGAAGACAAAGTTCATAAGGAAGGCATTCTTTTAGTGTACAAAAAAAATATAGTTCCATATATCTTTAAAGTCAGAAGATACAAAAAAATCACAACATCAGTCCGTATTTTTAATGGCTGGACTAGAGAAGGTGTTGCTATTACAAACAAATGGGAACTTTCTAGAGCTGTTCCAAAATATGAGATAGATATTATGGATAAGACTTACCAATGTCATAATTGCATGCAGATAGAAGTAAACGGAATGTTAAATTCTTACTATGACAGAGATGGAAATAACAAAACTGTAGACTTAAAGCCTGTAGATGGTCTAACGGGTGCAATTACAAGATACATTAGCCAACCTAAAGTTTTTGCTGATCCTGGCTGGCTATGGGGAACTTACAGGACTCGAACTACCGTTAACTGTGAAATTGTAGACATGTTTGCTAGGTCTGCTGACCCTTACACATACTTTGTGACTGCGCTTGGCGACACAGTAGAAGTGTCTCCTTTCTGTGATGTAGATAATTCATGCCCAAATGCAACTGACGTGTTGTCAGTACAAATAGACTTAAATCACACTGTTGTTGACTATGGAAATAGAGCTACATCACAGCAGCATAAAAAAAGAATATTTGCTCATACTTTAGATTATTCTGTTTCTTGGGAAGCTGTAAACAAATCCGCGTCAGTATGCTCAATGGTTTTTTGGAAGAGTTTTCAACGAGCTATCCAAACTGAACATGACTTAACTTATCATTTCATTGCTAATGAAATAACAGCAGGATTCTCTACAGTGAAAGAACCCTTAGCAAATTTTACAAGTGATTACAATTGTCTTATGACTCATATCAACACTACTTTAGAGGATAAGATAGCAAGAGTCAACAATACTCACACTCCAAATGGTACAGCAGAATATTATCAAACAGAAGGTGGAATGATTTTAGTGTGGCAGCCATTAATAGCAATAGAATTAGAAGAAGCAATGTTGGAAGCAACTACATCTCCAGTAACTCCTAGTGCACCAACTAGCTCATCTAGAAGTAAGCGAGCAATAAGAAGCATAAGAGATGTGAGTGCAGGTTCAGAAAATAATGTGTTTCTATCACAAATACAATATGCATATGATAAGCTACGTCAAAGTATCAACAACGTGCTAGAAGAGTTAGCTATAACATGGTGTAGAGAACAAGTGAGACAAACAATGGTGTGGTATGAGATAGCAAAAATTAATCCAACAAGTGTTATGACAGCAATATATGGAAAACCTGTCTCTCGTAAAGCTTTAGGAGATGTAATCTCTGTTACAGAATGTATAAATGTTGACCAATCTAGTGTGAGCATACACAAGAGTCTTAAAACAGAAAATAATGACATATGCTATTCACGGCCTCCAGTTACATTTAAATTTGTTAACAGTAGTCAGCTGTTTAAAGGACAGTTAGGGGCTAGAAATGAAATTCTTCTGTCAGAAAGTCTTGTAGAAAATTGCCACCAAAATGCAGAGACTTTTTTTACAGCTAAAAATGAAACTTACCACTTTAAAAATTATGTGCATGTAGAAACTTTGCCAGTGAATAACATTTCAACTTTAGACACTTTTTTAGCTCTTAACCTAACTTTCATAGAAAATATTGACTTTAAAGCTGTTGAATTGTATTCAAGTGGAGAGAGAAAGTTAGCAAACGTGTTTGATTTAGAGACTATGTTTAGAGAATATAACTATTACGCTCAGAGTATATCTGGCTTAAGAAAAGATTTTGATAACTCTCAAAGAAACAACAGAGACAGAATCATTCAAGATTTTTCAGAAATTCTAGCAGACTTAGGCTCTATCGGCAAAGTTATTGTTAATGTGGCAAGCGGCGCATTTTCTCTTTTTGGAGGTATTGTAACAGGCATATTAAATTTTATTAAAAATCCTTTAGGTGGCATGTTCACATTTCTATTAATAGGAGCAGTTATAATCTTAGTAATTCTACTAGTACGGCGCACAAATAATATGTCTCAAGCTCCAATTAGAATGATTTACCCAGATGTTGAGAAATCTAAATCTACTGTGACGCCTATGGAGCCTGAAACAATTAAACAAATTTTGCTTGGAATGCATAACATGCAGCAAGAAGCATATAAGAAAAAAGAAGAACAAAGAGCTGCTAGACCGTCTATTTTTAGACAAGCTGCTGAGACATTTTTGCGTAAGCGATCTGGTTACAAACAGATTTCAACCGAAGACAAAATAGTATAAAAATAAACTTGTATTTTTGACTGGTATTTATATAGAGTCTGTGCAGTTCATTTTATCTGAGTTGCTGTCTTGACATGGATTTTTACAACCCATATCTAAGTAAAAAGCCAACAGATACAAAGACACCTAAGCTTCATACAACTAGACAATCTATATGTAGGTTAGTCCCTAAATGTTTTAGAAATCCTACTGAAAAAGGCGTAGTGTCTGTGTCTTCTTTTGCTCTTCCAACTTACTTTTTCAAAGGTAATGAGAATAAAGTATATCTTGAAAATGGTAAGTCTATGTGGCACTTAAGAAGACCGTGTAAGAACGCGTTGCTAGAAGAACAATCTATTACGTTCCATATTTATGACATAGTAGAAACTACTTATTCAGAAGACAGATGTAACGATATTCCTTTTAAGTTTCAAACAGACATAATACCTAATGGAACAGTGTTGAAACTACTTGGAAGAACACTAGAGGGTGCGAGCGTATGTGTTAACGTGTTTGGACAAAGAAATTATTTTTATGTTAAAGTTCCGGAAGGTGGCAACATAACCTATCTTATAAAACAAGCTTTGAATGAAAAATTTAGCCCATCTTGTGCATACCAAACTGAAGCAGTAAAGAAGAAGATACTATCTAGATATGATCCAGAAGAACATGATGTGTTTAAGGTGACAGTGTCTTCTTCCCTTTCTGTTTATAAGATATCAGATTCTTTAGTGTCTAATGGTTGTGAAGTTTTTGAAACAAATGTAGATGCTATAAGAAGATTTGTAATTGATAATGACTTTTCTACATTTGGTTGGTACACATGTAAGTCTGCATGTCCTCGAATCACAAATAGAGACTCTCATACTGACATTGAGTTTGACTGCGGGTACTATGACTTAGAATTTCATGCTGATAGAACAGAATGGCCACCTTACAACATAATGTCTTTTGATATAGAATGTATAGGAGAAAAAGGATTTCCTTGTGCAAAAAATGAAGGAGATTTAATAATTCAGATTTCATGTGTGTTTTGGCACGCTGGGGCGCTTGATACAACTAGAAATATGCTATTATCTTTAGGAACGTGCTCAGCTGTTGAAAATACTGAAGTTTATGAGTTCCCTAGTGAAATAGACATGCTGCATGGGTTTTTTTCATTAATTAGAGACTTTAATGTTGAAATAATTACTGGTTATAATATTTCTAACTTTGACTTACCTTATCTAATTGATAGAGCTACTCAAATTTATAATATAAAGCTATCTGATTATTCAAGAGTTAAAACAGGGTCTATTTTTCAAGTTCATACACCAAAAGATACAGGAAATGGGTTTATGAGATCTGTCTCTAAAATAAAAATTTCAGGAATTATAGCAATTGACATGTACATTGTGTGCAAAGACAAACTCAGTCTGTCTAATTACAAGCTTGATACAGTTGCTAATCACTGTATTGGTGCAAAAAAGGAAGATGTGTCTTACAAAGATATTATGCCTCTTTTTATGTCCGGACCAGAAGGCAGAGCTAAGATAGGACTATACTGTGTAATAGATTCTGTTCTTGTGATGAAACTTTTGAAATTTTTTATGATTCATGTTGAAATTTCTGAGATAGCAAAACTCGCTAAAATCCCCACAAGAAGAGTTCTTACAGATGGGCAACAAATAAGAGTTTTTTCTTGTCTGCTTGCAGCAGCTCGTGCAGAAAACTATATACTGCCTGTGTCAAATGATGTCAATGCGGATGGGTTTCAAGGAGCTACCGTTATAAATCCAATTCCTGGATTTTATAACAATGCTGTATTAGTAGTAGACTTTGCTAGCCTGTATCCTAGTATTATACAAGCTCATAATCTATGCTACTCCACTCTTATACCCCACCATGCTTTACACAACTACCCTCACTTAAAATCTAGTGACTATGAGACTTTCATGCTCAGTTCTGGACCTATACACTTTGTGAAAAAACACATTCAGGCATCTCTTCTATCTAGGCTCTTAACTGTGTGGCTTTCTAAGAGAAAAGCTATTAGGCAAAAGCTTGCTGAATGTGAAGACCTAGACACTAAAACTATTCTAGATAAACAGCAACTCGCTATTAAAGTAACTTGTAATGCTGTGTATGGGTTTACAGGAGTTGCGTCAGGCTTGCTGCCATGCATAAGCATTGCAGAGACTGTTACTCTCCAAGGCCGGACGATGCTAGAAAAATCAAAAATATTCATAGAAGCAATGACACCTGATACACTTCAAGAAATTGTTCCTCATATAGTGAAGCATGAACCTGATGCGAAGTTCAGAGTCATATATGGAGACACAGACTCTCTATTTGTAGAATGTGTTGGGTATTCTGTAGACACAGTTGTTAAATTTGGAGATTTCTTAGCTGCTTTTACTTCTGAAAAGCTCTTTAATGCTCCTATAAAGTTAGAGTCAGAAAAAACATTTCAGTGTTTGCTATTGCTTGCTAAAAAAAGATACATTGGAATACTGTCAAATGACAAATTGCTTATGAAAGGTGTTGACTTAGTGAGAAAAACTGCTTGTAAATTTGTTCAAAATACTAGCTCAAAAATTCTTAATCTTATACTTAAAGACCCTGAGGTAAAAGCAGCTGCTCAGCTTTTGTCAACAAAAGATCCAGACTATGCTTTTAGAGAAGGGCTTCCTGATGGGTTTTTGAAAGTGATAGACATTTTAAATGAAAGCCACAAAAACCTCAGAACTGGGCAAGTGCCGGTAGAGGAATTAACATTTTCTACAGAATTGAGTAGACCTATTTCTTCTTACAAAACTGAAAACTTGCCTCATTTAACTGTTTATAAAAAAATTATTACAAGGCATGAAGAACCTCCACAAGTTCATGACAGAATCCCATACGTTTTTGTAGGCAAGACTACATCATGCATATCAAACATGGCTGAAGACCCAACATACACGGTTCAAAATAATATTCCAATTGCAGTGGATCTATATTTTGATAAACTTATTCACGGGGTAGCTAACATAATACAGTGTCTCTTTAAAGACAGCAGTAAAACTGTGTCTGTTTTGTATAATTTTGTATCAACTCCTGTTTTATTTTCTTACGAGCTTCTAACTGATCATTCTGTAAAAGCATAAATACAGTGTCATACCACTACACACATAAAGACTGCGATGGAGCCTTCAATTAGCTTTGTATGGGGACGATGGACAGTAACAGTTTCCAATGGTCTGTTCTCAATAAGCAACCATGAAGAAATAGCGCCCCCTGCTACGCCTTTTGCAAGACTTGTGCATTTACCTTTTTCAATAGAAAGCATAATTGATCAAAGAATTTCACATGGACTAGTTCCAACTCTTCTTCAACTTCAACAGTATACTAATTCTGTTCCTGCTGTGTTTTCAGACTATAGAGAACAGCAAGCATGTAAACCATATGTTTTACCTATGTTTGTCTCTGATTTCATTAACCCACTTATTGTGTTCGTTAAGGGTGGGCCAATAATCTTGAGAAAAAATGAGCTGAAGTTCCACATAGTGTTTATTTCTCCTATCCCAAGAGCTGATATTTCTAGCTTTATTTTTCCTCCAGAAGATGACACAAGCAAGAGCCTTACGCTAGCTGGATTTGGCACTAAGACAGAAAATGAAATTAATATCTGTGGAACTACAATGAAAACTGAAGCTGGCTCATATGTGATGCTTTTTAGATGTGAAAAAATACCCCCGTTCTATAACATCACTAGTTTTGATGCAAAAGATTCAGGACTAATATTAGAAACTCTTTTGATACAAGAAGTTGGGGCAGATACTTATGTTATGACTGTACATCTGTGTGGGAGTCCTAAACCTGCACACATAGAGGTTCAAGTGCACCTGACCGTATTAAACAGTCCTACTGAACTAGTTTTCAAGCATGCTTTACCTTGGGAGTTAGCACCATCTGGGGGGAGTGTGTTACCAATATATTTAGAAGCAGATAAAATTATAAAGCCTGGAAATAGTGTTGAAATTTGTTTTTCTTTTGTCTTTAACCGAGGGCTTGTCAGCAGTGATCAGCCAGCCCTTTTTGTGGCATCTTCCAATCACACTACAAAGTATGTAGTCAAGCCTCAAATCTGGTATCCAATCACACCTCTAAGTATTACTGTATATAATCCTAGCAATAGAATTATTTTCATAAAGAGGGGGTTTTGTGTAGCTGTAGCAGTACCTTGCTTTTTTCACCTAAAAGCTCCTGGTCAAGATTGTGAAGAAAGAGTTATATTAGACAGAGAGAATTCATCAATTCACTGGTCAGATGTCTTAATTAAACCAGGGGCAGGTGGTCCAATAGTACACGTACATCACGTAGCGCTTAAAGAAATTAATTTAACAGAAGAGCCTATGAATTTTTAAGAATGGAAACACCAAAGCATATTCGTGGAGTTTGGCGGCGAGACAGTGTGTTGAAACACAGAGAGAAAAAATTTAATTACAGTTTCTGGAACTGTTCAGTTCATGAACACTTTATATCTATAACTAATAATAGAGAAATACATATTTTGCCAGATGACCTTCTTTTGCCAAGATGTCCTAGCATCCGCGCTATCTTATTCAAGCAAATTCCGAGTTTTAAGTTTTCTGGGTCAAGATCTGGACCTCCAGGAACAGTCACATCTTTGTATGTTTACGGCCATAGCAAAAATTTAATCAAAATTAAGCCTATGGTCGTTTCAGAATGTGAACAAGAACTAATTTTCAAGATTACATTCGCTTTAGAGTGTACAATTCCTCCAGGTTCTATGGAGATATTCATACTGCCAATTACTTTCTTAAAACTAGATGGATTATACTTGTTATGCCTTGAAGACTACACTTCTAGAATTATGTCAACTTCTTGTATGCAGATGGGAACTTACTTAGCATCTGAAACTCCTCAAGTGTTTTTAAAAGGAGGTCCAGTGCTTAACAAACATGAACCTATGCCTTATCTTATGGCTCAGAAGACAAAACCTTTTGACAAAAAAATGGCAAGAGTACATACAGTGCAAAATGAAGTATGTGAAGTGAATTCTATCTATAGAGGAGAGAATCATGTTAAAGTAGCAATACAAAAAGACTCTGAAGATATCAACTTTCTAGATACTGTTGTTGTTGGCTTAACTATGACTAACAGAGCTCTCGTTGCCTTTGAATACAACCCATATTTCTCGTGTCCATGGGACTGGAAAAGACAATCTATACCTATAATATATGATGGGCCTTGTATCCGCATTCCAGCTGGGCGGCTTGCACCTGTAAAATACAACAACACGTATTCATCTATTTATCCTAACGCTACTGCTATTATTACAAACAGTGACTCTTGTGCAGATTTTCATATAAGTGATTGTGAATGGAAACCGGGGAAAACTGCGTGTATAGTAGTGACAAATACATCAACTATATCTGTAACTATTTCATCAGGAACTCACCTTGGTGAAGCTGTGTTTATATTAGCTCCTAAGTTTTTCTGTAGAAAAATTATGTCTAAAACCCATGTACAAAAGCTTTCCTCTGCTATCTGTTTGCCTGGAAATGTAACTATAAATAGTAACAAAGTTCCTAAGCTAGCTGACTTATCAACATACAAATAAAAAATTTTCAGAAACACTAAGTCTAGTTTCATAGTATTTTTAATGCATTTTTGCTCGCTTCACATGGGTAAGACTGACTTATCTTCTTCAAGTTCCAAATAAAGCTGCATAAGCTATGAAACTCAAAAAATATGTCATACCATGCTGCTAAATAAAAAGCAATACTAAAAGTTCCACACAAGACTAAAAAGTAAAATGTATTATATACTTCATAACACAGTACACTAGACTGCCATAGTCTGATTGTTAAGCAGATATCTAACAGTATACACAAAATGCACAACAATGTTGATACACAAACACATAAAACTATCCAATTAGCTTGCTCTAGAACAGGCGAGCTACACTTCTTTAGTGAGTTACACATGACCATAATTTTATATTTTTTCTCACAAAAAGTACAATGAGATGATTTAAAACACTGAATGTGACTTTGTAAGCATGTATGATGGACTCTGCTAGGACAATCACATGCTTGTAAAAGTTCTTCCTCTCCAATATTACAGCATATCAAACATTTTTTTTGAATACTGCTCATTTTCTATAAAATGAGTTCTTCTTGCAAAAGTGTTATAACAGAAAAAATTATAATGTTGTATTAGTGGACCTCAAACTCAACATGTTTAAGAAACATTAGATTATATTAAATACATAAATAACTTAAAGTTTTTAAAAGAAGATACAAGAAGCTGTGCTTATTCTTTGTTTTTTACTCATAAAACTCAAGCAAGTCTAAAACTCTTAAGTTAAATATATTTTCTTACATTGCTTCCCGAGAGCTAAGATCACAAGTGTGATCTACATTGATTAGTCAAAAACCAAACAAGCCAGAACTTATATTAAACTTTTTTTATTTAAAAGAAAAAAATCAAGTTTTTGTTTTTTAGTGAAATGTTAATTTTCAAAATTTAGATAGCTTTTAGTCTACATTGTGAACAATGGGAGTAACGCATGTGCAGCCTACAGTCACTAGCATCTTCTCTAGCCTAAATGAATTAGGGCAGGGTTGATGCCCTTTGCGCACCACTAGAATCTCTTGTTGGATAGGGACTGAGTTCATGTGGTAGTCTACATTCCCATCAGCATTAACACATCCTAAGTAGCGACACTTTGCTTCCCAAATCACAGAGGGATATCTATCTTGATCTTCATTGCGATGGAGAGTCCAAGGAGACGTAGATCTATTGTAGTAGTCTGAAGCCCTTTTAGAACTAGTATTCCAGTTACGGATGCTCAAAGTAACCATCACAGACCGTGGAAAGCTATTGTTAGCAGCTAAGCATCTTGGGGTTTGTGCGCTTGTTATTTCTGACTTTACTATACAATCTATGCTCAGCAGCAGAAGTAACACAAGTGAAGTCATTCTAAATGTCATAATTAATTCTTTAAATTAACTAGACACGTATGAAAAGATATGCTTGCTATGATTTACACTAATTGAATGTTTGTTTATATACTTTAGAGTTTTTATATTGATACAAACTTCTTGCTACATAACAATTTATATATTTTTGCTAGTAAAATACAGTGACGCCAATACTAGACAAAAACTTTTTATTTAAGATTTGCATTTCATATACCAAAGTCATAGCAAACAAGTAATATTGCAATACATAAAGCATTTATTTTAGTATGATAAACACATTCTAACAGTAATCTATGGAGATGTACTAGTTTTTTCTAGTTCTTTAATCTGCTCTTCTAACTCAGTGATACGTTTAGAAGTAGTCCTACATTTTTTTTCAGCTTTTAAAAGCTGCTTCAATATTGCTGCTTTTTCACTTGGTGTCTTTATACACCATGGGGTACCAGATCTTTTAATTCTTTCCCAATAAGACAAGCTATCAAACCTCACATGTTTTCCATTAATATTAACCATTAAAACACCATCATCATTATATGCCCCTGTATAAGGAAGAGGAGGGTCATCAAATTGTATAGGTTTACCATTAACATCAGCTCCTTTAGGAGCTTCCCATAAGCGATTATATAGTCTATATTTGACATGAGGTGGCCCGACAGCAGTAGGCAGTAAGTTTCTAGGTCTTTGTAACTGTTGTTCTTCAACTTTACTGCTTGGTCTAGGTGAAGGAAGTGTAGTCATTCTTCCGTGGACTTCTTCTCGTTGTAATGTTAACATCAAGTCCTTTATAGAAGCGTTCTCGCCCAGCCGCTGCCAAAGTAAGTCTAAGAATGTTGTACAGTTTTTAAGAGGCTCTGAAGGTTCTAAAGTAGAAGGTGATGAGATGTTCAAACTTGGAGATTGTGTTATGTTTAGTATTGGAGCTTCAGTTGTTGAAATAGGTTTACTATCAGTAGGTAGAGCCAAACATAGCATAATCCATATCATTATTCTAAAACTGAAGTTAGCAGTCAGGTGTTTAAGATTTCTTAAGTCTAAAGCCATGTTTGCAGCTCTTGACACACAGGTGAAGTTTCTGTAACAGGTAAAGCAAACCTAAAGTTAGAATGACTTTACATTGCCTATATATAGTTTACAATGTAAATACAGCTTTCAATATTTATTATAGTATTTTCTAAAATTTGTATTAATTATATATACTAAGATTGTTTTAGAAATAAAAAAATAAAATTATGAGTACATACCTTAAAGATCAAAAGGTCCTTTGATAGAATTTTTGTGGCTCATAAGATGTGTCAGCTTCACAAATTGATCTGTGTCTGTATAGTTATAAAAAACAATTACAGCTAGCAGAAACAATAAGAATCCAAGAACAATTAAGCAGATTTCTTGAACAGAAAGGCAGCACCCATCGTCAAAAAATAGCTCTTATTCTAGCTCTTCAATAGCATCAAGCTCAGGCTGCAGCACAGGCTGCTCTTCAGGAGCATTAGAAGAAGTTCGAATTGCGTTTCTTCTCAAAAGATGAGGCATGTTTGCAAATGAGGCGAGAATCTGGTAAGATAAGATGTATTTGCATGAAGCTTCTATTTATACTACATTAGAGGCATTTTTTCAAAAGCAAAAATGCCTCTAATTATATACACTGTACTATTTACCTCTATTACACATTTTCTATTTTAAGTCTGATAGTGATTAATCAAGAAAAAAGTTTGTGGTTCTCAGGGGATTAGTTCACAAGCTGTCTGAGGTTAAGGGTGTTTCTTTGGCACTGACACAGAAGTTGCTATAAGAATTGAAGCTTGCTTTACAAAAAGTTACTTGTGATTAATTACTATAACAAGAAAGGTAATGTATATTTTGTTTACGTTGGTACTGACTTTTGTTTTTTGCAAGCCAATACACAGCTTGCAATGCTACAACTGTTCTCACTCAACTATGCAGTGTACTACATCTACTAGTTGTACATCTAATCTTGACTCTTGTCTCATTGCTAAAGCTGGGTCAGGAGTATATTACAGGTGTTGGAAGTTTGATGACTGTAGCTTTAAACGTATCTCAAATCAATTGTCTGAAACACAGTTAAAGTATCATTGTTGTAAGAAGAACTTGTGTAATGTGAACAAAGGGATTGAAAATATTAAAAGAACAATATCAGATAAAGCTCTTTTACTATTAGCATTGTTTTTAGTAACTGCTTGGAACTTTCCTCTTTAAAAGTCAACAACAAAACTATATTGTAACATTTATTTTTGTGTAGCTTATTTGTATTGCTATTACAAGTTAAAATATTGTGTTTTTTAAACTATAATTTTTAAAAAGATAAAATGAGATGTAGTATACTACATAGTCAAAATTAAAGTGCTAAATATTATTAGCAATTTTTTATCAACAACGCAAATAAAAGTTAAGCTACTTTATTTTTTCTGTTATCTAAATCATTACGCGCTTCTTAGCATGTGTTAAAAGTTTTATGTGATTTTATTCTTACATATATAAAGCTAAATTTTAAAGCAAATTATCAGTAGCATCTTATCTTCTAATCTGTACAGACCTATATAATATGGGATTATCCTTAAGAAAAAACAGCGGAGAAAAAGAAAACACAGTGCCAAGCTTGCCAGTTAATTACATGTTAAGGAATCCTGTTTATAAAAAGAAATATCTGCCAGCAAATATTTGGGAATCTAGAAATTCTGTTTTTTGGAACAGTGTCTATGTTGTTAATTCAAAAGCTAAATAAAAGCTTATTTATAGCATGTTGTCATTTAAAAGAGATAATTTTATGAAAACTATAAATTTGAAAGTAAAAAATCTAATGCTTATTAAAAGTGTGTTATAAAAGGCAAGAAGCTACATTATGTGCTTAAAATAAAATTAGTATATGAATTTATATTTAACATGCATATTCATAACAGCAGCTGAGTTACTACATCTAAAAAATGTCAAGTATCAAATTTCAGAACATCATTGAAAATATACTAAAAAAGTGCCAAGACAACAGACATTCACAAGACTCAGTTGTGAGAGCTGTACACTCAGTTATACACCAGTATAACAAGTTTGAAGCTTTAATGCCTGATTTTTCTTTATGCGTACATGATAGAATTAAGTTTACTGGAGAAGCAATCTTGCTAACTACTGAGCATACTACAAATTGGGGGAAAGTTGTAGCTATGCTTTCATTTTCAGCTGCTGTGTTGCAAACTATTGATGAAGAATATAAATGTGTTGCGACTTCAATGTTATCCTCATATATATCTAGAAGTGTTGGAGCAAATTGGTTTATAGAAAATGGAGGTGAGAAAAGCCTAGTTGAGTTCTGTAACAGCATCATGCCTCAAAATCCTTTTAATGTTTTGAATTTTTTAGTTCCTGCTGTGTTAGCCGGGCTTGTGCTAATGCAAACTTTATTGATAAAATAAAGCTACTTAATCATTATTATTAATTTTTATGTCTATTTATTCAACAATTCATCACAAAACATTTTTTGAAGTTTACTAACAGGATCTTGAGCAAAGCTAGCATCTATATGCACAGGTTCTTGAACACTTGGTTTAGGAGCTTCATTTGATGCACCTTCAGTAGGAGGTGGCGCATAATTAGGCTGAACTACAGGCGCTTGTTGAACACAAGCAAGGGGTTGGAGCAAATGTTGATCAGGTTTGGGAGCTCCATAAGGTGCATAGCGGAAGTATGAAGCATGTCCTGGATCAAGTGAATACGGGTTAGAAAAATGGTGAGGAGGATAGCGATTAGGTTGATTAATAGCTGCTTGCTTAAGGTCTTTCAAGTCATCTTGCAACTGAGATATGTTTTTAGTTAAGTTAAGAACATCCTTGTACAAAGAACTTTCTCCAGGAAACACACAGTCATCGAAGTCTTCCCGCTTGCGCTTGTTTGGTCTAGAAGGAAACATTGCAGGCACATAAGAGCCACTAGGCAACATGTATCCAATATTGTCTCCTGAGTACGGCTGAGGAGGGTAAAGCTCGTAAGGCATGTAAGCTCCTTGAGGAGAAAAATATTGGGGAAAGCAAGCTGGTCTAGGGTGTTGTTTAAAATTATCAAGATTGTTTTGTAACATAGAAAGAAATGTAGACTTAGGAACACTGATTAAATCGTCAGATCCTTGTGGCACAATTCCGTGCTGATTCATGTCTTCAGAAATGTCTTCTGTGACTGGCTTACCAATTTCACTAGCTTTTAAATATGTCAATTTTTTAATTTTAGCAACCCCTTTGTCAGTTTTTAACAGCTGAAGCCTATCTTTTATAAATCCAGCATCTATGGCCTTAGCCATTAATATGTGAGGATCTATGTTAAATACTGGCTTCGGAAGAGAATTTATGTCTACATTTTTAGAATCTTGATAAATATTTTCAACTTCTGCTTGTGAAATTGAACAAAACTGACTTATTGCATCTTCTAAGTTCATGCTATACACGGCTACTGTGCCTCTCCTTCTCCCTAAAGCACATAAAGATACATGTTGAAACATGTTAGTGTTAGCCGCATTTTGAGCAGTTGGGCAAAGCGATGATAAAGACAAGGCAGGTAACCATGTGTGAAGCATCTCCAGTAAAGGCTGATAAGGAAGAAACTTGCTTGTAGCCTGAGCTACACATGAATTACTAAACAAGTTTTCTGTTAAATGCAGAAATTTCTCAGAATGAATAACCCCCACACAAAAAACTCCATGGGTGACAGCATATAAGCCAATAGTGTGGCCTATAGTAGACTCAGGTAGATGCTCTATGTTTAAGGGTATTGGCTTAGTCAATGGCAAACATTTTGACACATCATCCAAATTAAGATAAAGCACTGGATCTACTTTCGGGTATGCCACAACATCAACAAACCCTGCAACGTAGACTATGGACATTCTTGGCAGATTTGTACGCGAAAGCAAGAAAATGAGCCCTGGATTAAAGACAATAATGGAAAAAGTCTTAAGAGGCCAAAGTTTAAATAGTTTTCATTCAGAAGAACTTAGATTTTTACACCTTGTAATTTGTAAAATGTATGATTTTTGCTTAAACGTTTACATTCTAAAAGAATCAATTATAAATACAGGCACAAGGGATAATGAAGTTCTCAGTAGGAAAGTGCCAGTCGAAATTTGGAAAATTATGTATGATGCTTGTAAATCTATAGGAGTTGAAAACACTATGCTTATTGATGACTCTAGCAGAGGCCAACTGTGGCTACATTTGAACTCTAACATTGACTTGCTTCAAGGCATGAGTCAGTTTATATTTTCAAAGCTCGGTATAAAACATTTTGTAAAAATTTCACCTCAGAATATTACAGATGGAAACTATTTGTTTAATTTAGGCAGTGTGTTGCCTTACAGGCTCATATTAATATTACAATTTTGTTTAATTTTCTGGGGAAAAGAGCAAGAAGAGGCATGGGTACGATTCTTCACAGGAAAAATATTTATGCTTTATTTGCTTATTACAGGCCACTTGCTCATTCAGAAAACATTTATACTGCAAGCTGCATCTACTGGTTACTGTGGACCTTTAGAAATTATAGGGGATGATTTAAGAAGTTATCTAGGAATACATACTTATATGACAAATGATTTGCAACACATACCATCTTTAGATTTGTTGTTTATTTTTAATAATAATTTTTATTAAACTGCTGCCCATGCAATAGGCAAGCAGCCTAAAACAATAAAATACAGTGTGTCATAATCATCTTCTCCTCCAAATTGGCGTCTTATTATTTCTGTTGCAAATGTTGTAGGTGATAAGTTTGTTAATATGTTACTTAACCCATGTTCTACTTTAAACCTAAGAGCTGTTTGAGCAGCCATTAGACTAACAGGATCTTTAAAAGTAAACTTTTGATTTATAATCTCAAATATGTCTTGAAATCTGTTTCCAGTAAGGTTTATAAAGGGCTTGTCTACTGCAGTAGTAGCTAAGCTCTCTAGAGCAATCAATGTCACCCCTGGAAACAAAAATGAAGTAGGAACATTTTTGTTATGAGTCAGTGTAGGAACAATGTAATTTTTATTTAAGAATGAAAACACTTGACCTTTCTTATACACTATTTGGTTTAAAAGCCCAGTGGAAGATTTTTTAAATTTAGAACCTAGTAACGTGGATAAATTCAAGCGCCTGTGTGTGCTATGAATAGATATCTGACTAGTTTCAAGCAGTAAATAAGTAATTACAAAAACTTCAATAGCAATAATTCCCACTCTTAAGTTCCACTGAAAAGAAGCCATGGGGGGTATGTCTTCACCAAATATTTCGGTAGTTATAGTGTATATTACATCTGTCTTAGGATTTATTTCATGACTTTTTGTGCTCAAGAGCCCTGAAGCTTCTAAGAGGCTGTATATTTTATGACTACTAAAAAAATGTTGCGAATATTTTGTGTCTTTATTAGGAGGTGCTATAGAACTAGTTGCTTCATTAACTTGAGGAGAAAAGCTAAATCCATTGCCTCCAGTGTGATTTTTTAAGTCAAACACAAACATGCCTAGTTTAGCCTCTAAATTATTTAGTAGTTCTTCATATGTTACTGGTATAGGAGCAGATGTCTTTAAACAAAAGTAAGCATTCAGTATAACTAAAGCTGAACTTGTGTCTGAAATGTGCCTAACATCTGAATAAAAGTCATCAGTTGCTGATGAAATTGTGGTTAACACAGCATGCATTAACTTTAAAGAGGTGGAATTCTGGTAATTCAAAGTGCCTCTTAATTCTTTCGGGAATACTCGTCTCTGCATAGCTATATCTGTGAGACTGGAATACCAAGGCCCATAAGAAGGAAGCCACTGTTGCTGGTTGGTGTAAAGACTTGATACAAGTTCAATCTTGAAGTTAGATTCAACGGTGAATCCGGGATCCCCTGGAGCTACAGTAATTGTATAGACATTTGTTTTAAAGTTTGTGGGTTGAGACTGGGTAGTTGGAGAAAGCGGCTTCGGAGGAGAAGGAAGTAGTTGTGGTGAGTCTTGAAACTTTTCCACCATGTTTTCTATTATTTCTAAGTCTCTTGTTATTATGCTGCTTCTTTTTACATGGTCTTGCATTAGCTTGTCTAGCTCGTAGTTGATCATTGCTTTTTTTATTTGTTCTGTCTCTAAATTTAGAAGTCTGGTTCTGTAGAGTGAAGCATTTTTTTTTGTTTCTCTCAATGAGTTTCTGTCTATATGCAGAATGTTCTGTGGATGTGGAGTCCAAAAGGCTGTCCCATTTAAAAATACGCTTGGGTTTTGGCGCAAGATGTATTTTTTTTCTAATTTCCACATCTGCCCTAGACCATAAAAAGCAACTAAGTTTTTCTTCACTTGTGTGTGTAAGATTTACAGGAAACTTTGGGGTTTCTATATGTAATGTTTTAAGAGTCTTTTGGCTCTTAAATATAAGAATAGGAAGCACTGTCCATGCTTGCCGTCCTAAAGGAGCATAATTATGTATAAAGTTAACTGTGTCTGCTAGTTGGCACAACCCCTGAGACCTTTGTGACTTTCTAATGTCACTGATTAGATCTAAGTTGCTAGTCATGCACGTTTTAAGCTCTATGACATAGCATATTCTAGTTTCTCCGCAACTTGTCAGCATAACACAGTCTGCTATTCTGTTTCCAAGACTGACTTCAAAAAAAAGCCGAGTTTTTGCTCGTAGAGGGCACGGATGACTAATGCTTAAAAATTTAAAAATAGAAGCTGATACAGTGTACTTAGCTAGTTTTTTGTAAGTTTCCAAGTGTGCTTTATTGCCTGCAATTTTTCTTTTATTTGGAAGGTGTGCTAACACTTCCTTGTCTCTTTGTTTAATAACAGATAGCATGACAGGAAGAGGACAGCCTCCAAAAAAGAATGACACCTATGACTATCCAAGAAAACAACCGCCAAAGAATGGCAGTTATGACAATTATGACTATCCTACGTCTACAAAAACGCGGTCAACTAATAAACAGCGAAAAGATTCAAACTATCCTCCTAGAGAAACAATTTTTGAACCAGATCTAGCTGCTGACCCGATATACAGCGTCCCTCGCCCACCTTCTAGAGTTCCTCATAAACTTGTTAAAGTGAACTATAAGTCTAACCTCGTTCCTATAACTGCTTCTAATAGTGTGTCCGAGCTTTTAAGTCTACATGATGAGACGCAAGTAACAGAATGTGTAGAAGCTCCATTAATTGCTAAATCACCAGACATAACAGTTTATGAAAAAATGTTTTCTGTTAGACCAAAACATACTTTAACTAAATTAGAAGGTAAACAAAAAATGTTTACTAGAAAAAAGAAAGGATCTTTTGTTAAAATAGGGAGCAATATGTTAGAATTTGGAGAGTCACTCAAGTCAAAGCTTCACAATGACTCTAAAAAGTCACCTGATGAACCAGATGGGCTTGTACATGTACCAGTACACCTATTATACCCTCCTAAGCATCAAGATCCAGTGCCAGCATTTTTTATTTTTCTAGAAGGTTCTATTGGTGTCGGAAAAACTACCCTTTTAAAGTCTATGAATGGAATACTTGGCGGTAAGAATGTATTGGCGTTTCACGAGCCCATTGCTTATTGGACAGATGTGTTTTCTAACAGTTTAGAAGAAGTATACAAACTAACTTTACCTGCAAAGGTGGGCCGCACTTCTAATTCTGCTAAGCTTTTAGCATGTCAACTCAAGTTTGCTTCCCCACTCTTAGCTCTTAAAACTGCAACTGACCGTCTCTCAAGCCCTAAAAATTCTCTTTTGTCTTCAGACATGTGGGTAATGTTTGACAGGCACCCGTTATCAGCAACTGTTGTATTTCCATACATGCACTTTCAGAATGGGTTTTTATCATTTAGTCATCTAATACAGCTTTGGAGCTCGTTTAAAGCTTCACGAGGAGATAATATAATACTTTTAAATTTAAACAGTCAAGAAAATCTTAAAAGAGTCAAAAAAAGAAACAGAAAAGAAGAAAAATCTGTATCTATAGAGCATATCAGACTGCTTAACAACTGTTATCATGCAGTTTATTGCGCTTGGCTATTAGTTCAGAATTTTACGCCTGAAGAAATTGTAGAAGTCTGTTTTAATGCAAAACACATAACAGATCTAAGTTCCTCAAAGCCTTCTTTTTTAGCAAAACATGTTTCTACAGAAGATATGCTCAAAAGTAGCATATTTAATACGTGGATAGAAATGACTAAAGCCCACAGAGACAGCTGCACATTAATGGAATGTCTGTTAACATTTTGTAAAGAACTTGAAAAAGTTCAATTAATACATGTTAACGTGTCACCATTTACTGATGACATTCCAGGACTTTGGGCAAGCATTTACACTAGTATAAGAAGAAATAGTGCTATCAAACCAAATAGAGTCAACTGGCTAGCTCTTGAAGACTTAGCTCGCACATTTAACTCTCAATGACAATTTTACAGCTGTTTTTAGTTTTTTTAAATATTTTAGAAGCATTATGTGATTATCAGTTACCTAAGCCTAGAATAAATAAACCTCCTGCAGAAGAAAGGCTAAAACTGCGCAATGGATACAACACTACTTTAATTGAGTTTGATGATGGAGTTCAATCTTTTAACTTAAACTGGACTAAAATAATAGAGCATATACCTCATGATGAACTTATAGAACTATGGCGCGAAGCAAATGTTACTGAACCATTAGTAAATACTTTACTAAAACGATCAGATACGTACAGACCTGAAACAAATGTACATATTCCTGGACATGGTAATAGTTATGCATGTGCTTTGCCATACTGGAGTTATACCATTGACCAATGGGAAGACAACAAAACTACTGGTTATCTTGGAAACTTTGGTATTCCATCAAAGACAGTTCTAAATGAATTTTTCTATGATTTTCAGTACGTATACACTAATAGACAATTTTATACAGAAGCTACTTATGTCTTGAACTGTTTAATTGGAGCTACTACCCCAGCATATCCTACTATTAGTTGCCATATAACCCCTAATTATTTATTTGTGTCTGTAGAATTTACTAAGTTTGATTCACTTACTCTGTTGTTTGGCCATTCTCACTATCTACCTCCTTTAAAAGGACACATTGTGTATAATGACATTGAAGGAGCAAGTAATGATGTGTTTTCGTTAGTTATTTTTTCAACATATGACCTATTTGGTAAACATGTTGAATCGTTTAAATTTGATATAGCAAAAGTATTCAGAGAAATTATTGAAACTCCGCCCCTTACTTTTATTAAAAATCTTCAAGATGAAATGTTTACAATAGAAATTCGAGACGGATGTAACATCAACAATATTGTAAATCCAAAAACATTTTTGTTTGCTTTTAAAGCCGTTGTTGCTCATTTTTTAGTTATAGATAGCTTAAGAACTCAACAGCATATATTATTGAACTGTTTTGCTAATTACATGTCAGAATTAGAATTTCTAAGAAAGCTAATGGAAAGTTGTTTTGAATTTTTTGAATTTGATTTTCCATACACTGTAATTGAAACTCTAGCAGCTTCTCAAGCACTAAATGTACCAAAACATGTCATTACATCTTTATCTCACCAAGATAAAACTAACATGTTGTCACTGTTTAGGCTATCAAGACATTCGAAGCATGTAAGTGCTGTAGCTATTTCAGAAATAATAGACCTCATTTCACATATTTATACTGCATATTCATATACATACATGCTAACATCTAGTGAAAGAAAAATGTTACTAGACGCATACATTGTTCTGAATGACATTATGCACAAAAATGAAACTGTAAAAAAACAAGATTTATTGCCATATGTTCTATCTTCCTCAATGTGCACTAGTCTAGAAATAGGAAACTTGCTTCTTCATTTTGGACAAAAAGATGTTTTAGACGTGTATGAGACATTTTCGCCTTGTTACTTAAGCTTACGGTTTGACTTCACTAAAGAAAAATTAATAACAGAATTTCCTCAATCTTCTTTAATAGCTCAAAAAGAAATTAACTTAGGTACTAATGGATTTTTCCAAACCTTGCATATGAGACATCATACTAGCTTAGAAATTCTACCCATAATCAAGTGCATAAAGTCATTGTCAACAGATATAATTTTAAGCATTCCTTTAAAAAATATTACATATGTTATTAGCACAAAGCCTGTCCCAAATTCAAAAATATATGATGTCTCAGAAGTTTTTTTAAAGACATCAATGATAATCTCTGCTGTAAATAATGACTGTAAGCCATACCAAGGAGGATCTGCTGCTCATCAAATACCTGTCATATACAATGTGACTGTGCCTAGAAGAGGCTGCCCTTATTGTAGTTCTGTAGTTCTAAGTTATGATGAAAGCCAAGGTTTTCAAAGTATGATGTACATTACTGATACGTATGTACAAGAAAATTTGTTTACAGAACACTCCCCTTTTTTTGGAGACGGAAACTTACATATTCACTATTTAATACTTATGAACAACGGGACTGTGATTGAAGTCAGAGGCGCGTACAGAGCAAGACTAGTAAATTTTATAATTGTTATAATGGTGTTTATTTTATTTTTAGTTGGACTATATTTGTTATATAAACTGTTTGTGTATCTTACGTAGTCAATAAAGCATAGATTTTAATTAAGTTGTTCATCGTTGTGTGTTCTTTTATGTCCATATATGCATTGACATATTGAATAACTTTTGAAAATGGCTCTCCATTACAAATAATTTCAACAACAGAAGCTGCAAAATTGATGCTGTTACTTTTGTCTTTTGCAGGAAACAAAAAAAAATATTTTTCTACAATGTCCTTAAAAACTTGAGGAGTGACGCTTGCCCTTACCGGGTGTACAAATCTGTGTTCACAGATAGTGTTCAATACAAATATTATGTCTTCTGTTCTTCTTTTTGTTTCAAAAAATAAATCTTGAAAAGAAAGCATTTCTTTTGACGTCATTGGTTCTAATACAGACCCATAAAGAGCTTCAAACTGAGCCATGTTACTTTTTAAGCCAATGTAGTCAAGTAATGAGTGTTTTAACAATAAATGTTGAGTTTTGTTTATATCCATGCTTGGAGTAAGAATTAAAGCATTTTGAGATTTTGTCATAACATTGATTGTATGATAAGGCCTTGAAGGACATTTTCCAAGAACTAGTGGATGTTTAGCTATTGCTTTGTAGATTGCTGCATACTTTTCTAAACCACAAATAATTCCTTTTTTAATAATTGGTTTTGGTATGAGTACAGTTTTTAGTTCTGCTCTTTTAATTGAGGAAGGAGGCTTGTTCTTTTCAAACACAACAGCCATGTTATTTGCTTCATTTATCTTAACTTTTTTAGTACTGCTTCTTAGCTGCATGTAAGTCATGCTTGCAAGTTATTGGGCTGTATTATACACATGTTTATATGTTCTTCTCCAGTGCAAGCCTAGAGTTCTTAATACATGCTTAATAAGTTTAGCCCTAATTTTTGGTACGTGAAAGCCTGTAGCACTGATAAATGCTAAAAAATTTGCATTTCTTCCATGTTCGTCTAGCCTAGTTTTTTTATTAAAAGATAAAACTTTTGGAATCATGTTGCATTTTTTATAGCCTAGCAGGGCACAGTCATGTTTGTTTTTTGCATGACTGATTGTTTTTTTAGAAAAATCAAACATTCCTTTTTGAGCTAGTCTTCTTACTGTGTGACTATCTAACCTTAAAAACGAACACAGAGCTACTAAGCATTCTAACATTCTCTTATGCAAAGTCTGAATTTGGGATCTGTTTCTTGACTCTAAAACAGAAAACAAATTATTTTTAAGCAAACTTAATCTTGCACTATTATTAGAGATTATAGGAGAAACTTCTTTAGTCACGTGCGAAGTAAGGCTAGTGCCATAGATTTTTGAGATTGTAGCTGTTGCTGCTTTAAACCAAGACACATTGAATCCAAGTTTTGTTGACACTGCAGATGGAAAGTTAGTAGTCCAAAAAACATCTCTCCTACCAGTTCTAACAATAGACTGATTTTCTAGACCATGAAGATCTAAAGTAGAGTTCCAGTTTGATAGTGATACTGGAAGAATGTTTTTAATAGGCATGTAACATTTCATATTTCCCATAGCATGAAGAAAAGTTAGCAAGTCTCCGCTTATGTTGATGTTTATAGCAGCCCCGTTGCACATATTTTCACAATAAAATACACTTACTGTAAAAGAAGGCTCTTTTACTGAATATTTCTTAAAAACAAAATTTTTAGTCAACCTTGGAATGTCCATAAGTGATTTATAAGTCCATGGGACAGAATGAGTAAATATTTTTGTGTTTATCACCATATTAGTGTTAAACACATTGACTTTAAAATTGTTTATACCAAGTCTGTGTATAGGACGGTATGTCATAAATTCATCTTCTTCTGTATATTTTTGAGCAATATAATTTCTAAAAATGTCTAAAGCTACCTTAGAGTTTAAAACCATATCTTTCTTCTTGTCTTTAGGAGCATAGTTTATCTTTCTAAAAATTGATACTAATGCAGAAGCTGTTCTTATATCTTGTTTATCTGAAGTTATAGTATCACTCGAAACAGCAGCTACAGAAGCTAAACACATTGTGACTCTGTATATCGGCAAGCTTGGAGGATAGATCACCCACTTAACACCATCAGGCAACAAAACTGACACTTTTAGAGGTCTTGAACCAGGGTCTCGTTTAGTAATCTCTGCGTGAAAGTTTGGCATCACGTGGTTCACAGTCTGTTGCATTTCAATAAAATTTGCATCTGTTATTTTTATTTCTTTAAAAGCATTCTGGCTACAAAGTTTTATTACTATGTGTGGATGAGAATGAACCGCAGCAATTATTTTTTTCTTAGTAGTATTCAGTAAACTGTTTAAACTCCACTCTTGCATAAAGCTAAGAATACTAAATTTAAAAAATTCAAGCTGATCAGGAGGGTTTGGCGTAGCTAGAACAGTAGAGGGTAACGTCTTTAATGCAGATACTAGTCTAAGATAGTTCTTCTTACAAGTATTAACAAACGGTGGACTAACAGTAGCTAAAAAATACTCATAGCATTCTTCAAGCTCTGACATTGTTACATACCTACATATAATTTTAAACATGCACATGTAATCTATAGGTGTCTGTTCTAGATCAGGAAAATATATAGCTCTATATGCAAGTGGTTCATGAGGCATGTCAGTAGTTTCTAAACTATAAACAATTGGCAAATATTTATTTGAACATATATTTGTTAATTTATACGTTGAATCAGTATTATTAATTATTAAACCTGGTCCATTATACATAGGACCTCTTGTTCCTGTAGCACTTTCGTTTAAAGTATCAATAAAAGGATACCAATTACTTCCAAGAAGTAACCTTCTAACAGCTCTGCAAGTATAAAAGGTTGATTCATGTCCCATTATACAGTCAAGTTGATTAAAATCTAGTGAAGATACTACTTGATTAGTTGCCAGACAACAAAAAATTTTAAGTTGTATATTAAAATTGCAATCCCTCGTCTGCACCTTCTTCAGAAACCCCTTTGCAGGCGGTATATTGTACACAGGCAACAAGAACATACTCATTGATAATGGAGGTAGAAAATCGACCTTATCCTTATATGGTATCAGATGCTAATTTACTACAACAAATTAAAGAATCTTCAGCTGAAGGGCTGTTTAAAAGTTTTAGTTTACTTCTAGGAAAGGATGTCAGAGAATCTGGAGTAAAGTTTGAAGCCCTTCTTGGTGTCTACACTAATGCTACCCAATTTGTCAAGTTTCTAGAGACTTCTCTTGCTGTAAGTTGTGTTAACACTGAGTTCAAAGACTTGAAAAGAATGACAGATGGAAAAATTCAATTTAAAATAAATGTGCCTACAATTGCTCATGGAGACGGGCGCCGCCCACAAAAGCAAAAACAATTTATTATAATGAAAGCTACAAATAAGCACCATATAGGCGCTGAAATAGAACTGTCAACACAAGATCTAGAATTACTTTTTTTAAGTAAAGAAACTCCTCTTGATGTTACAGAATATGTTGGAGCTGTGAAGACTATTACTTCTGCTTTGCAATTTGGAATTGACGCGTTAGAGAGAGGACTAATAGATACTGTACTAACAGTCAAACTAAGACATGCTCCACCTTTGTTTATTTTAAAAACTTTAGCAGATCCCACCTACACAGAACGTGGCTTGAAAAAAAATGTTAAATCTGATCTTATATCAATGTTTAAGACTCATCTAGTTAACAATTCATTTTTTCTTGACAAATCTGAACACCTTCCTCACTCTAGACAATATGTTTTAGGAATTTTAACAGAAATGATTGGAGCTGTGTGTAAAGAGACAGTTTTTAAAGGAATCTCTACATACAGTACTGCTAATGGCCAGCCTATAAGTGGTGTGTTAGAGACAACTGATAAAGTTATGAGAAAGTTAGTAAATGTCATAGGCCAGGCTGATAACTCTATTATGGGTCCTGCAGCATATGCTAACTATGTGGTTAGAGGCGAAAACCTTGTCACGGCGATCAGCTATGGAAAAGCCATGAGAAACTTTGACCACTTTATGAGTAAGCTTGTTGATAACCCTACATCTAATCTAGATAATGATGCAGTAGATACATTTGAGAGTACAGGGTCAATTCAAAAAACACCAATATCTACATCAGTAGTTATGGTAGGAAATAAGCTCATCGCCCTAGAGAGTTTACAAAGAATGTATAATGAAACTCAATTGCCATACCCTCTAAATAGACGCATGCACTACACATATTACTTTCCTGTAGGCTTACATCTCCCAAGCCCAAAGTATTCAACATCTATGTCTGTAAAAGGAACAGAAAACGTGTTGCATCAGTCTGTAGAAGCTTGGATTGTTAACAAAAACAACACTCTCCAATGCTTTAATTATCAAAATGCTTTAAAATCTATTTGTCACCCTAGAATGAACAGTCCAATATTGTGTGCTAGAGCTCTTGGAGAAGCATTTCCAGACGTGCACAACTTAAACATTTACGGCATCAGATCAGAAGATGCTCACACCATGAATTTATATCAAATTGTCTACGATTATTATGATAACAAGCATGTTGCCCATGTCCACTCTCTTGCTCAAAAATCAATGATGACTCATGAAGAAGTCCTGCATCCCACAAACCATGAGATCTTAAGAACAGAAGTTCATCCATTCTTTGATGTGTATGCAGAAAGACATCAAGGGGCAGCAGTACAGTATAGGGCAACTCATAGAAATCTTAGTGGAAATCTTCCTCCACCTTTAGCTCCATACTCATTCCAAGAGTGTAGAGGATACCAATTTGAAGTAGCTTCTGGACTCAATCATGTCATAGATTCAACAACTATGGAAATTATCCAAGAAACTGCTTTTGATCCTGCTTACCCACTGCTTTGCTACATAGTTGAATCAATGATTCACGGTCAAGAAGAGAAGTTTGTGATGAACATTCCTTTAATTGCTCTATGCATACAAACATATTGGAATAATTCAGGAAGATTAGCATTTATTAACAGTTTCTACATGCTAAAATTTATTTGCACACATATGGGCAATGGTCACATCTCAAAAGATGCATATTCATGTTACAGAAAGATATATGGAGAACTTATTGCAATTGAACAGAGCTTATATCGCCTAGCAGGCCATGAAAATGTTGCAAATGAGAACATAGGGCAGTTGATAAATGCTATTCTAGACAAAGATTTATTGCCTCCTTTTGCATACAATGACATTTTTACAAATTTGTTGAGAAAGTCTTCTAGACATCCTGTAGTAAAGATAGGGATGGAAGAATATGATGATGACAATGACCAGCAAAACTGCATAAACATTAGAGAAAAGATGGAAGATCTAGTTGGAAACATGGTTAACATTTATCAGCAAAGAAACAATACTGACCATTCTAGAAGATATGTGTTAGATGTAGGAGAACTGCAAGAAAACACATACAACTCTGTCTTAGAAAAAATATTTTATTATGTTTTGTTGCCTGTGTGCACAAATGGCCACGTTTGTGGAATGGGAGTTGATTTTGAAAACGTTGCCTTGACACTGACATACAATGGGCCAGTTTTTGCATCTGCAGTAAATCAAGATGCAGACATTCTAGATCATCTAGAAAATGGAACACTGAGAGATGTTTTAGTTGCATCTGAGATCAGACCAACTGTTGGAATGATTAGAAGACTATGCACCTCCTTTTTAACATGTCCATTCATAACACAAGCAGCAAGAATTAAAACAGACAGAGACCCCGGACAAAACATTGTAACTCACACTGATGGAAAATATGTACACCAGACTGTGCTTGTCAATGGGTTTGCAGCCTTTGCTATTGCAGACAAGTCTAGAGATGCAGCTCATTGTCTGTTCTATCCTGTTCCATTTAACAAATTGTATTGTGATCCAATGGTAGCAGCTACTTTACACCCAATTGTAGCAGAGTTTATAACAGAAATTCCTTCACAAAGAAATGCAGTTGTGTTTAACTTACCTCCAAGATTAATAGCAGAATACGAAGAATGGCACAAGTCTCCCATGTCATCTTATGTGTCAACGTGCTCCCAGACTCCACTTTCATTAAGCACTATGATAGCTATGCACTTGAAACTATCACCTGTGAGTTTCATCTGTCAGTCACGGCACAAAATTCACCCAGGGTTTGCTCTAACTGCTGTAAGAACAGATGAAGTTGTTGCTGAACACATAATGTATAGCTCTAAAGCTTCCACATCTGTGTTCATTGGACAGCCAACTGTTCATAGAAAAGAGGTCAGGTCAGATGCCGTTGTATTTGATATAAATCATGAACTTGCATCTCTTGACACAGCATTAGGATACAGTTCAACAATCGTGCCAGCCCATGCAGCAGCAATTACAACCGACATGGGCATCCACTGTCAAGACTTATTTGCTATGTTTCCGAGTGAAGCATATAGTAATCAACAATTAAATGAATATATAAAACAAAAAATTGGCAGTGATAGAGTTTATGGCATGCCTCTGAGAGACCCCCGAGAGTACATGGGCGGCAACCGTAGAGTAACCTTACCAGGACTTAGTCATGGCCAATTAGCAACTTGTGAAGTTATTATGACCCCAGTCACAGCAGACATAACATACTTCCAATCTTCAAACAGTCCTCGAGGTAGAGCATCATGTGTTGTTTCTTGTGATGCTTACAACAATGAAAGTGCTGAAAAATTTCTATATGATCACTCATTACCAGACCCATGTTATGAATTTAGAAGCACCATCAATCCATGGGCATCTCAGATAGGCTCTCTCGGAGATGTGTTTTTTAACTCTCAACACAGGCAAATGGCAGGACCAACTTTATACAGCCCATGCAAACAATTTTTTAACAAAGAAGCTATACTAAAAAACAATAAATTGTTCTACACTCTTGTAACAGAATATGTTAACAGACTAACTGGAGCACCAGCTACAAGCAACACTGACTTTCAATATGTTGTTATAAATGGCACAGATGTGTTCTTAGAACAACCTTGCCAATTTCTGCAAGAAGCTTATCCAACGCTGTCAGCTAGCCACCGAGCGCTGCTTGATGAATATATGTCTCACAAAACTACGCACGCTCCAGTACACGTAAATCAATATTTAGTTGAAGAAGTAGCACCTATGAAAAGACTATTAAAGGTAGGGAACAAAACTGTGTATTAGTAGTGATTAGGCACTATGTTGACAGACAAAACTATAATTGTGTCTTTAACATCAAGACTGTTTGCAGATGAAATTACTAAACTGCAAAAGAAAATTGGAAGTATTCTCCCACTTCAAGATCCTCACAAACTTCAGTCACTAGACACTCTTGGTCTAAATGCAGTATGCTCTAGAGATGTGTTTCCTGATTACGTGCATATGTTTTCTTACTTGTCAAAATGCACCCTAGCAATATTAGAAGAAGTAAACCCTGATAATTTGATCTTGACTAGACTAGACCCTTCAGAAACATACCAAATAAAAAATGTGTATGAACCAATGTTTCAATGGGATGGGTTTTCTAACCTCACTGTAATTCCGCCTGTGTTTGGAAGACAACAAGCAACTGTAACTCTTGAATCAAATGGGTTTGATTTAGTGTTTCCATCTGTCGTTCCATCAGATCTAGCGCAAGCTATCATTGGAAAGCTGCTACTATATAATCTATATTCTAGACTCGTAGAGTCAGATCCAGAAATAAACATAGAAGAAGTTAATATGTACACTACAAACGTGACGCATATGGGAAGACATTATGTGCTAGATATAAATCACAATAATCCTAATGAAGCTTTAAAATCTCTAGATGATTTAGCAGTATATACATGTATTCTATCTGCTTTGATTCCAAGAGCTTGCCTTAGAGTGCTAACAATTCTTATGAGACATGATCAACATGAGCTACTAGACGTGTTTAGAGGGATAGTCCCCAGAGAAGTGTATGAAATAGATGCTAACGCATTGAGTATTGGAGACGACATAACTCGAATGACTACTTTTATTACTTATCTACAAAGCTTAAGCTCTATATTTAATTTAGGCGCTAAGCTTCATCTTTCATCTTATGCTAGTGAAACACAAACAGCTACGTGTTGGATATCTTACTGTTAGAATTTTATGCAAGAAGACATACCTAACATATTATATGTTAGCAGAGAAGAAGACGGACGAATTGTAGAAATGATTGTTACTGAAAAACACAAAGAAAAATACGTGTATTATCCTTATAGCAACAAGTCTACATTCACAATTGAAGACACTAAACTTTTTAACATAGCTAATTTTAGTTTAATTATACAGTGGATAACTTATACTTTATTTTATTCACAAGCAGTTATAATTTTTATTTTATATTGTTGGGCTCTTAACCCATACAGAAGCCCTGGAAATAGTGTCCTAGGTGGGCTCGGCCAGAGAGTCCCTAGAACTGTGGTTCACATCAACCCACATAATATTTTTGAAGGGTGTGACAAAAGCATAATATGTAAACTAAGATTGCCTATGCCAATAATTAATACTACACATGGAAAAATATATCCAAATTTTACTAAAACAGGTGGATCATCAGCTAATTACAAGCTTGCTTTAGAAAGACTTGTGGGGCTTATGAATAACCAACAGTGCAATGTAGAAATTATATCTCAGAAAAAAACCGTATTTTCTTCTCAAAATGTTACATTTTTTGAAAATGTCAAGTCTGATGCTATTCTTGCTTTATTAGTCCTTCAAAAAAACTGCCATCCAGAAAGTGTTGAAATTGTGAAAAGCAAAATTAAACTAGAAAACTATGGAGTCAACTATCGTCAACACATGCCACAATACTTCACTGTGTGTAATGCCTCTTGGGCTGATGTCATAAACAACACAAACTACAATTTTAAAACTTCAGATCGACCATGTAATACTAATTATTTGTTGAGATACCCGCAACATGTACCATACATAATAAATGTAAAATAAATTATATTTAAAATTATTATTTGTAGCATTTTATTTAAGTTGTGTTATTACAGAGACATATTAGATGCTATAAAATGGCAACTACAGTAGCTCCTAGTTCTTCATTATGGACTCCTTCTTGGAAAACGTCAGCCTTTGGAATTATTCTCTTAATTTGTCTCTGTCTAATTATATATGGAATTTATAAAGTTATAAGAATATGTATTATTCCAGCTGCTATGACTGCAACGCCTGCTGGAGAGCTATTGGTGCATATAAACTATTACAAGAAAGCAAAAATATATTATAATCAAATAAACTTTTATGTACTATTAAGTGGTTTGAAAATGTGTTTGTTTGAGGTAGCAAAAAAATAAGCCATCACAACTGCTACTAAAACATCATCTGATACTGTTCTTTTCTTAGCACAATATGTGTGACTACCATCTCTTAATGGGTAACACCTGATTGATCTGATTTGTTCAATGAGATAAGAAATAGGATCAAAAGAAAGTTTTATGGTGTTAGAAATTATACTTTGGCTAGCACTTATAGTTCCAGAGTTTATAGCATATATGAAAGACTCAAATGCTATAGATTTTTCTGCTCCTAGCATATATATTGGCCACTGCATTGTAGTCGTTTTATCTTTATAATGGATAAAGTAGACTTTAATTGGAGAACATTCGTTTATAAGTGTAGAAATTGCAACTGCTGAGTCTTGGCTGCTGTTTCCTTCAACAGCTACATGTACACACTGTATATGAGGATACAGCACTAAAGATGCTCTTATAAGAGAACATGCACAAGATGCTATTTGATAAGTAGCTGTCCCAGTCAAGTCTTTCAAAAAATAATGCTCCATCCCAACAATTATACATTTGCTAGAGTTGTTTTTAAAAGTCAATATAGCTCCTATTCCAGTGCCAGATGCTTCTGAGTTGTTTGTATAAGCAGGATCTATATATATGTACATTGTTGAGTTTAAGCATTGAGTTATTTCTGGCTTAGTTGTATCTGCCCTACATAGATCAAATTGAGTTATAGCCATCTCGCTAATAACTTTGTGCATGTTACTTTTTGAAATACCAGACATGTCTCCCATTAGTTCTGTAGTAAAAGCACCATCTAAGAAGAGATTTGTAGTATTTTTGATAGTCTCATCAATAGTTATGTATGTCGGAATGTACAGTTTATAACACGGGCAAGAAATTAATGAATCTTGTAAACTAAAATCATCTTTGTGGTCAGGACAAATATAGTTAACTATGTTTAACATTTTTTCAGAAGCATTTTTTAAATTAAATAAAAAACTAGTAGCTCTGTCTCCTGAATTAACTGATGATATAAATATCAGCTTAGCATCTTTTTGTAGCATAAACCCCAAGATAGCAGGCAATGAATCTTTCTTGATAAAGTTTGCTTCATCAATGTAGAGAAGGTTGAAGGTCTGCCCTCTGATACTCTGAAAGACAAAACAACATGAGCAAACCTTGTATATCTGAAGAAGACTTTAAAGATTGTCAAGCATTTTTTGCTAAGCCTTTACCAATACTAGTCGCTGAAATATCAAAGTCTCTAGCTAACATTGACTTTGTAGACACCGCTAGTCAACAAGTTGACCAGCTTGGAATTTTTCTTGATTTAATTGGTACTGAGTGCTTTAAAGAAGTATTATGTCCACACACCAGTGCCAATTTAACAAATTAAACACTGTTGTTTGTCAATATCACAAAGTGTTTTGCCTTTATCAGTGCTGCCAGTGTAAAAAATATCATATTTGTGATGGATCAAAAACGTGTATCTTAATTAACACAGGTGAAAGCTTAGTGTGTACACTTACAGGCAACTGTATTTTTAACAATTTTCAAGAAAATACATTTTTAAAGCAAGATAATATCAAAGAATCAAAGCAACAATTTGATTTTACACTGTTTGCAAATATACTAGAGTCTCTAAAACAAGACTTAGAAAACTACTTTATAAAATCGTATGGGTTAGAAGAAGTTAGTAAAGCAATACTTGACAACAATAGCCTCAAACCAGAAATTTGTGATCTTATAAGATGTACATTCCAACACTGCTGCCATATTTTTGGAGAAATTCAATATGGATATGATATTATTTGCAGTATGTATATCCACATCATTATATCAATATATTCAACTAGAACCGTGTATGGAAACCTGTTATTTAAATGTACAAAAAATAAAAAGTATGACTATATTTTAAAACGCATGAGAGAAACATGGATGTCCACTTTGATAACTGGAGATTCTTGTCAAGACCAGATAAAGTCATAGTACATTTACTGCTCCCACAAACATTTTTTGAATCACACCACATTCCGTTTGACCCTAATCTTACTTTTTGGTCACAAACAAGATTTCATCACTTAGACTTTCCTCCTACTCGTTATGTAAAAATATGGGGAAAACTATACTTCTCTCTTCCAGGGCTGCCATCTAAAGCATGTCCTGGCATTGCCGTCAGTTTAGTTATTAACATAGAAGAAAACATGTATAATCCTTTTGATATGACAGTTCTCAAAATATTATTAAATGAAAATATATATTATATTAAGTTCTTTCACATGGAGCTTTTTTTCCCCTATATAGCACCTAACTCTCTTCAAGATACGTCTATAGAAGAGCCTTTTAAAAATGTAGATCATATTGATGCAATACTCAACACAACTTCACCTGTCACAAACTTATACAAAAACCCATTAGGTGTACTAGCTAATCTACTGCAGAGTAGACCACAATCATCCCCTAGACACCATTTTGCTTTAGAAGACCCTGGAAAAGTAAGAGGATATGAACAGCCTTCTCTTCTACAAACAGATAAAGCAATGCCTAAAGTGTCATACGTAAAGCACAAGTGGAGTATTCTCAACTCTGAACCAACAGTAACATGCGTAAAACATATTTTTACTAAGAAAAGCTATTTTATATGTTCTTATCCAACTATGAGTAACTCTCAATGCACATCCGTTCTAGACACAATTTCTGTACAAGAACTTGCTCATGTAAGCCCAACTGCTGTATTAGATGCTGAAAAAGCTTTTCTCTTTAAACACCAACACAGATTTGTTAATACACTAGAGCATGTTTGTAAAAGCAAGAATTATGCTATTGAACAACACGTTCCAGTACTGATTCAAAAAGATGAAGAAACTGCTAGCAGTATTAAAGACCATTTCACAGAGACATGCTTTGTTTTAGAGAGTACAGTAAGTGAAGCTAGCGCATGGGTAAGGGCAACATTTGCTAGATATTTAAATAAACCTAAAGCATTCTGGATAGATTATATAAGGTTATGGGAAGAAGGTGTACACACCTTAGGTAAAAGCGTGCCAGAATTAAAAGAAGATGTATGTGAAGAGAAGATGTGGCACCTTCTTTCATTAAATAAAGAATTTATACACTGTATAAGAAACCAAGGTTGCACAGGCGTTTTAGTAGACTCTAATCTAAACGCGTGGCTTATCTTACCAGGTGGCTTTGTTATTAAAGGACACTATAACATCACCCCAGAAGACATATTGTTTGTTGGGGCTAGATATGGATGATTTTAGGAATAAGTTACGCAATTTTTTAAACAATGAATGTCTATGGGTTAAAAATGTAGCTTGCACCTCTTTTACAAAAGTATATTGTGCTACTACTGCTGTGTCTCCCTTTTTTAAGCCTATTTCACCACAAGGTGTGCCAGATAAACACTATATTAATGTAACTCTCATAATCTTAAAGCCAAAAAAATCACATCCTTATATTACTGTTTATATAAATGATCTTGCTGTAGACTGTTGCAGTACTGAAATTTTGCAAGTAAAGCCTGTACCTTGTTCTCATTTTAGTTTAATTTATTTTGGGCCGCTCATAGCCCCACCACATAATGTACAGATACCAGCTAACTTAAGCATCAAAGCATCGAAAAAATCTCATCTAACAAAAAACCAAGTAATTTTTACATCAAAAGTTATTCACCCTGAGCGTCTTCCTGATGGATATAAAAGCGCATCTCTAATTGGAGCTTGTGCATGGTATTCAGAAGGTGCAATATTTCAACACTTTCTTTCAACAGACTATATGTCTTTATGCCCAGCATTCAAAGAGTTTCCATCTCTGTCTAGAATTCTTAGTTTACTAACTAGATGTGATGACCTATCATGTGTGCCATGTTATGGCGAAAAAATACATGTCAACTGCCAAAGTGGATATACAGATTCTGATTGTGATGGCAAATCAAATTCATGCCCTTGTATAACTTCTTGCACAGCCTTAAAAAAAGACATTGTACCTATTACAGGACATAGAAATTTACTCAGTTTGTTATTTGATGCAACTATCCAACACAATATTACTAGCATAAAATTTTTTTCTCCACAAACCCCAACAACAGTAAATAATGTTTTCTGTGGTGTGTTAGACACAGGTGAAACAGTAGAATGTACATGTGAAGCATGGAACTTGCTTATGTTCTCAGACTTTATATCTAGACAAATGATATATAACTGCCAAATAATGAAACGGTTCTGCTTACGTTCTTGTTGAAACAAGTCGCACACATCAGAGTGCTTGGCTTTTTATCTGGAGACTTATAAATTATAGTTCCATTTTCTTTCTTGATGTCAATGTATCTAGAAGGAAACCACTTTTGCAGAGTATTTATAATTTCAGTAAACACTGAGTTAGCTACATGTTTTTGATGAGCTACATATCCAACATGTATGTTTTCAACAGAAGTTAATAACATACTGATAATTGCAACAACAATCCATGTTTTTCCATGTCTTCTTGGAATTAAAAATATACTTGCTTTCTGCTTAAAAATTTGAAGCATATCTGGATCCATCTCCCTTAACCCAAAATATTCTTTAAAAATGTCGAAAAGTCTGTTTGTTGACTCTGGAGACTTAATAGAAATTAAAAAATAAAATGTATGTAAAATCAGTTGAAGTTGAAATGGCTCAATGTGTGTTGATCTTTTCACATAACATCCATTTAGAAAAGATGAAAGATTTATCACAAACTGTCTTAACTCTAAGTAAGTAGGACATTCCATAGATGTCTTTTGAGTTTGTACAGCTGCATTATACTCAGTATTGGCTTCAGTGTCATGACAGACATTTTGCGATGTGAGTAATTTAACATAGTTTGACAAGTCTTGTAAAATAAGTGGTTTCTCGTGAGGTAATAATCTTAGTGTTCCTGTTTGAGGTTGTGTCTGATTTAGTGTCAGTGGGTGATATAATTTACAAAAAGAAGTTAGTGTAGAGCTGTATAAATTAACACTAGGTATAACACCAATTTTAGAATAAGCTGTTCGCTCAGACTTGCTAGTGTTAGTAATTATTGTAGGTGTGCTCATATCCCAGTCGGTCTCTGCTTGTGTTGAAGACACTTCAGACAAGTTTTCTATAATAGCTTTTTTTGCTTTTAACAGCAGCATGTTCAATCTAGTAGAATTAGCAGTTAAAGGAAACCCAGAATTAAAAAAAAGATATAGTCAAGGACTAGATTTAGCAATTGCAATGTCTGAAAATATACCTGACCAGTTTAAACTAATAGAAACTCCAACAAACAGCTTTTTATTAATATCAAACGTTATGCCAGAAGACTCTCGCCCGTGGCACACTCAGATACAAAAATGTTTAGACTTCAGTAACTTGCATTTGCCTAAGTTAAACAAGCTTAATAAAATATGTACTGGATACGATCACCGTGAAGACACAGTCAAGAAACTAGAAGCTGTTCCTCCCTATTTAGTATATGACTCAGAAGAATGGAAACTAGCTTTACAAATTAATAAAGACAGTCTAATTTATTCAGCTATAGAGATGCTGGCAGACCCTAAAAACTGGCAAGGACTTTACCCAATTGATCCTCTACCATACATTTGGCTTTTATTTTATGGGAAAAAGTCATTTTGTGCATCTTCTGACTGTATATATTTTAAAAAATATAATGTACCTGGGCCAATGTTACTCCCTCCTCATATGTACAGACCAGATAAAAATATATCTTCTTTTATTAGCCATGTCTGTCAGTACGTAAAAAATCTATATGAAGAAGTTTCAGAGCCTATTAATCTAGAAATTGTACCTTTTGACAACTGCAGAATAAAAGAAGCAGTTGAGGAGCTTAAACAGATTGATTTACCAGTTGCTTATTTGTCTAACTTGTGCTTATTATGCACACTCCACAGACAAAATATGTCTGCTAGTAGAGGAAGTGGAGATATGTGTGGTTATATTGTTTTAGGCGGGGAGGGGGAGAAATATATAACTACCAACATTATAAGCAAAAGGTGTACAGTTAGTGGAGACTGCCTGATAGTGCCATCTTATAATATATCTCTGCTGATGCAAAACATGGAAATTAATTATGAACAGCAATAAAAAAGAGTTTCTTTATTCTGCATTTGAGACTGAAATAAACAAGAAAGCTTCAGTTTCTTTATTTGATAGGTTTGGAGGAAAAAGTTGCATATTTTTACACCAGCTCGACCATACAAAAAAGTCTTTAATAAAGCATGAGAATTTAAAGAGACAGAAGTCAATTGAGGGCATGCTCCAAGCAGTTGACACATCAATTCAAGAAAAAAGAAAAGAGTTGTCACTATTGAAAGCTTTTAATAGGCACAAACTAACAGCTGCTGAAGACCTTCAAGACAAAATTTTAGAACTAAAAGAAGATATACATTTTGAAATAGAATCTCTCAACAATGGCCAGCCCTCATCCCAGGAAGAAGAGAATAGTTCAGAAACTTCCATCCCTGACACAATCATGCAATGGAGAATTGAGGCCTTGCCCAGAGTGCCTTCAGCCACATTTTAGTAAAATCCCAATTTTAAGCCAACTTATTACAGAACATAAGTTCATGTGCGTGTCAGAGATTTCTGCACACAAAGTTGTGTTTAAGCTCCCAAAGTCATGGTTTCAATGTGAACATCTAAAACCTCAAGAAGATGCTGTTCTAGGAAGTGGATCCTTCGGATCAGTTAAACCAATTTCAAAAGTTACTTGTGCTAAGTATTTCACAGATCCGGTAGACTTTTATCATGAGCTAATTGCTTGTAATTTAGCAGCCCTTGCTCAAATAAGAAATTCTACAAGGGCTATCTACTTAGTTAGAATGACAGGTGCATATATACCATGTAAATGTATATTATTTCCTAGATATGCTGGAAGTCTATATGATTTTAAATGTTGGGATAAAATAAGTGCTAAAAAATTAGCAAAAGAGTTCAAAAGTTTAGTCAATGCTGTTAATTTTTTAAATGATGAAGTAGGAATAATTCATTCAGACATAAGTACGTCTAACATTTTAGTAGCCCATGGGCCCGATTTTCCAGGAACATTCTTGCTTGCTGACTTAGGAGTTGCATCCTTACACTCTGGTAACCATCAAACAGAACTCTGCGTGAAGAACTCTAGAGGAAAAATTTTGTATAATATGTCATGCACTCGAGATATATTTTTATTATGCAAAGACCCTGTCAAACCTGCTCAAGTGATATTTAGATGCTACTTACTAGCATGCAAACTAATAAACAGTGAAACGCTGCACCAAACTTTCATTGTTGGTAAAATTCTAGCACAAAATATTGACATGGCTTCATTGTTTTATACCATGCTAGAATGTGTTGAAAAAATGCTTGACACAAAAGATATTAAACCAAGCCGCGAATTTTATAATAAAATTGGCCCAGATGATGAGTCACACAAAGCATATTTTTTACAGTTTTTAGTTCCTAGAGTTGTACTGCTAGAAATGCTTTCAAGATTATGGGACACTAAATTAAGCATAGGCATTGACTCATTTGGAAACACCACAGAAAAAAACGTGCTAGAAGTGCAAGATAAAATACTTTTTGCTTCCTGGTGCACACATTTAAAAGGCTTCCTTCACAAAGGAGGATTACAGTTAAATCTTAACAAGCTAAGAGCTCAACCATTATATGAGTTAGTCCGTTTCTTTTTAAAATTTGACTATTTTTCTTTATCTGGAAGACAATAATGGATTTATTTTCTGAAGAAAGTCCAATAAATGAAATTGGCAATATGGACATGACTGATCAACAGACACAATTATGCTCTTCAAGTTTTTCACACTTTTTAAAACATCCTAAAGTCCAGCATTTTATTTCTACATACTCTGAATTAGTTAAAATGCCAACTATTAGATATGTGTATTTTTATTACTTGTTTAAAAAAATAGGAGGGTTCATTGGAAATGAAAAAATAGGAACTTATTTTTCAAAAAATGTTTGTAACAACATTGCTGCCAAAGGCGTTCCTAAACTGGCCGATGTTTATAAAGCTTGTGAAAAAATGAACTTAAGACAACAAAGTGAAATTTGCCTTCTAATTGAAGAAGTAACAAGAGGCCAATATCTAAACTCTTTGTGGGATGCTCTAAGAGATGGGACTATATCATCTTCAAAATTTTACTGGGCTACCAAAAAACAAAACTCAACAAAAAAAATATTTGAACCATGGCCAATAAAAAATGATTACTATGTTGCAGGCCCTCTAGCATTTGGCTTGAGATGTGAAGAAGTTATCAAAACTGTATTAAATGAACTTATCTGCACTCCCAAGCAAGCTAGTTGCTTCGACTGCGGGTTTATGCAAAGCCCGCTAGATGGCATATTTGGCGTTTCTCTAGACTATTGCACAAATGTTGAGACTAACAAAGATAACTTACTTGTTTTTCACCCTGACACAGAAGTTTATGAAATAAAAAGCAGATTCAAGTATCTTTTTGATAAATCAGAGTGTGACACGCTTTATAAAAAATATAAAGAGCTTTATAGCAACCCCTGCGTAAAGACATTAATAAAATTTATATTTTCTGTCTCAAAACCAGCAATAGAATTTGTACCTTCTGGAAGATTGCCTAGTGAATCAGACTATCTCTTAGCTTATGATGAAGAATGGAACTTGCGTCCTACTAAAAAAAGAAAGCTAAATGCTAGCCATGAGATGATTAAAAAATGTATAGAATACAACTCCTATGCTGGATCACAGATTTACATCTTATCTGATCCAGCAGAAAATAATGGCCAAATAACTGTAAAGTCAAAATTTAAAGCTGGAATATTTATGAACCCTCGTCATACGTATTTCTATCAGGTTGCTCTTCAACACCGTGTTGTACAGAGCTACATTGGCTTAAGTGAAAGTCCAAAATCTCTAGGCACTCAAAAAAACTTTATCGTGTCTAGCTTTTTCAGAAAAAGGCATTTTTCAGACCCTCCTGTTTGTTACGTTGGTAAAAAGCAATTAGAAAAGACTGTTGAAATTCCTGTATTTATTATTATAACACCAGTATATATCCCAAGATCTGCTTTACTAGAAACTATCAGCCAAGCCGTTAACTTTTGGGAAGAGTCTGCTAAAGAAGCATTCACAGAGTACCCATGGGCACCTTGTGCTCTGTTTGCAAACGGAGACCTAACCCCGTAGACACTGAAGGAAAAGTCATCAATGTAACTGATGATTTTGAAGAAATGTCCGAAACTGAAATTATGTTAGCATGCCCCCAAGACAAAAAGCTGTGTAAGAAACCCAAAGAAAGCATGTATAAAACAAAACATAAATCTAATAAACATGGTATTTAAACATTTATTTGTGTATGTGACTCATTAAAGTTCTTCATCTGATGTTTCAACCATAATTAGCTGCTGGTCTTGTTTTTGTCTTCTCTTCTTAAATCTTTTAGGCAGAGGCGTGTAGCTATTTTCAGGTTTTCTAACTTGCTGAGAGTATCTGAATAGTCTAAACATCATAGCAATCACACACATAGCAGGAATCATAGCAATGTTCACTGCTACAGTTTTATGTAAATTTGCGGAAACAAACACTGCCTCATATCGTAAAACAGGCAAAAGTAAAATTAGAGACCCTGAAAACACACCCAAATAAAATCCAAATTGCAGTTTTAAGTAGTCTTGCAAAAACATTTCTGTCATCATGTACCAAAAAGTAGTTAAAACAAAGTATAAGTTAATTGAGGCTAAAACAGTGTCTGAAACTAGAATGTAGAAGCTGTTACCAATAGCCATCATAAAACCTAGAGAAAACACAAGCATTTCTAATGCTAGTAAAGATAAGTACATATTCACACATAAAGGTTTTCCATAATCTAGAATAGTTGATAGCAGTGACTGTTTTGGTATATGTTGTTCCATCAGCAAAACTGACCACTTTGGTGAGTTTCTAGAAACAAGGCTTAGAGTGTGCATATACGAAAGACAAAAATGAAGAAAATAAATGAATGCAGCTAACATAACATGTTTGTAAGATAACACGTGAATAAACAGTTGCAGAGTCCACATGCGAGCGATCCCTATAAACAACATAGTATGAGAGCCAACTAAATTTATCCATGTTTGAAGTGTTATCATACTTGTCAAGTGAGTTTTTCTTGCTTGCAAAATTGCAAGCGCCCCTACAACATAATAAATTGCAGATGCCAGATCTACTAAAACAGACCAAGTAATATAAACAAACAATTCTGGAGCTTCTAAGAAAAGAGTTGGAGTTAAGTGTTTCGCTGCATTTCGCAAAGTTAGATTCAGCAAGCTGTAGTCTACTAAATTTGGAAAATAGCAAGGAAATCCAAGGCCTTCAACTGACGCTGCTATTGGCAAAATAGCAGACATTATGAACATAATTACAAACAACACTAATAATTGAATCCATGTTCTCAACATAAAAGTATCTGATCTAGAAGCTTTCATCATGTTGACTTCTGCAACTGGTCTATAAGCACAGAAAGCTGCTTTCTATATCTAGTTATATTTTAATAATCATAACATCTGTATAACATGAGTATTATAAATAGTATTGATTGTCATGTAATTGGAATATATTTTTACAATGTTATACTAGAAAAGAACCTCATTATATGGCAACTAAATATAATAACTTGCTCAAGCCATGAAAGCACATTTTGTTTTGTTGTAGATTTACTAACAGCTGAAGATCGAGACTCTATTTTACGCGTCTGTTCAGACCAACCAACCCCGCAACATCATGGGGTTTCACTGATGACATGGGAACTAAAATTAAGAATGTCTCAGCCTATCTTACAAACATGCATGAATAATATAAGAAAACCTATAACTATATTGATGTCTACAGACAAAGTAGCTTTAGAAGCAAGACCTGTATTGGAAAAAGAGGCTTGCTCAGGCAGATACTTAAAAGGAGCTTATTTGTATAGCCAGTGTAGCCAAATACTAGCTTCTGTTCCTAAATTAACCTTAGAAAATAATGTTCAGCAATGGTATCCATATTTATTAAATAACAGCACAATTGAAGACTTAGAAATCCACATAAAATGCTCTGAAGGCCTTTACACGTGTTCTTCTAATAGTGAACCTCCTTTAAAAAAAACACAACATCTCAAAATTGAAGACGTGTTTAAAATTGTTGACCACAGTTTTCTAGTTGCAAAAACTAACATTCACATTAGAACAGTTATACCTATATTTCATCTATTATGGGTAAACGTAGAATGCAAATGGAACGGTTGTTTGCCTGAATTTTTTAGAGCCCTTCATTCTAAAGTCTACAGAGAATTCACTGGCATTGCTCCAATTTTTACATATTTGTTTCCAGGAGGCTGTCCAGAAGCAACACCATTTGATATTTATTTTTGTGGCTTTCCATTTGTCAATCTAAACTGTGGAAAGCCAGAAAAAATACTTTTGTGTGACCTTCCACGACTCCATTGTCCTCAAATTTTGCTGTCAATACCTGGAAATCATGCTGATGACTTACTATGCCAACCTCGTGACATTCCATTGCCAAGCATACCTAAAATTTGGCCTATTAATGGAATTGATATAAACAGCAAGTTTTGTCTTGAAGAAACCTCAGAAATAGCTTTTTTAAATTTTAAACACATAATAGTTGAAGTTGATTTTTTATGTACTATATGTTATATTATGGGATGTAAATCTGATGAAATCTATAATATTATGAAATTTGGATCTAACAATCTAAACAGCACATTACAAACTTGGTACAACTGGTTTATTTCAACTATTTTTAAATGGGCAACCCAAAGAAGCTTCAATTGGACAGCAATGACACAGTTCAAAGTCTACCTCTCTGCTGTATATGCATCTGAAATACCTAAGGTAAGCTACAAGTTAGTAAAAGATTATGAATGAGTAATAATATTTTCTAGTATAGGAAACCACTAATTCCGCCTTTATCCACAGGAAACTGACTTGGTGAACTTCCTGTATACCCAGACAAGGTGGACTGATGACATAGAACTTAACCACTGCCCAAAAATAACTATGATGACCTCTGAAGCATCTCTCTTCCTCCAGACACCGCAACACTTGTTTTGTGGTTTTGAAACTTGTCATCTCACATCAGACCCATTACAAACACATTCATGGCTTGAAAGTGTTCAGTTTGGACTTAATATTTTACTCTGTACAAAATGTAATCAAAGTATATGTGATGTTTTAGAAACATTATTACAACTGTATTTCAAAAATAGACATAATGCTAAATTTTGGCTAGTGCCTCAACATTTTTTAACATCAAAACCACAAAAGCCTAATATCCCAAGTGACTGTGTAGCTCCAACTTTATTTTTTTTTACAACTGATGGGCCTCTCTGTTGGCACCAAAAGCTAAATGTGCCTTTAAACATTAACTATGAAGAATACATACACAAAGCAATCACAGTTTTTGAAAAAGTGCCAAGTTTAACAATAAATAAAGACATGTATATCAAGATTGAAAGTTGGAAAAATATATTATGTTTATTGTGATAAAATGTTGCTTCTAGGAGTAGAAGTTGTACAAACACACTTAAACAATTTTAGCACCTCTTTGTGTTGAAGATGCTTAGTAAAAACTGTGTTACAATAAAACAAATTAAAAACACATTTTTCACTCAGGTCTTTACTTGGTGCATCATATTGTGTGTCCATCTTCCATGATGTTAAATAAATTGGCTTTAGCAATCCCTTAGATACAGGGTCTCCATCTTCAATGCATTTGTACAGCTTAAACATCAACAAAGGAGAAACTATAGATTCTACAGGCGCATTTATACCGTAAAAGTAGCTTGAAGTCGATGCTAGCGTCTTGATACCGTGGAGCAAAAATGTAGCATCTGGACATCTACTTTTTGTCCATAAATAATACGCTCTCTCTACAATAGCTGATAGAAGGCTAGATGAGGGGGTATTTAAATTTTTTAACATTGACAACAACCCACACATTTCTAACAAAATGTGATTGCATGGGTTGTATATAAATAGCCGGCTGCTAAATACATGAGGAAACATGTTGATGCTATCAACCATATCTTCATTCTCAACAAAACACGCCATCACAAAACCAACAAATTTGTTTGAAAACATTCTAGATTTGATATGAGTTTTCAGTTGCTCAACCATAAGCACCCCATCCACAACAAAACATGGAGTGTTTGCTGCAATGCAAACATTTTTGTTTTTATTAACTTCTAGCACAAGCCTAGGAACTATAGGCTGTTCTTGACATGCCATGTTTGTCTTGTTAACTCCCAGTAACACTCGAGCTACTACTTCCATCAGTCTCAGAAGGGCAGTATTTATTTCCAATGTCTGCTATATAAACAGCTAGTCTACTAGTGCTGTAAATATATGATGCAATATCATTAAAACTCATTGAGACAAATATATCATTGATAAGCTCCATTTGGTGTAGTTTTGTGATAGAATAAGTAAATGGACCAATTAAAATTGTCACTGTGTCTTGAGTGTACTTTACATATAATCTTTGTCCTTGTGGGTCCACTACAGGAGTTAATTTAAAAGTATGAAATATTTCACTTTCCCAAAGCAAAGTTAAGTCTTTGTTTAACTCTCTAAAGGGAGGCACATACTGAGAAAAAAAACTGTTTAACACTGCAGCTCCTTTTGGTACATCCGAAGATGTCATAGATAATTTTGAACTTTGTAAAGTCTGTAAACTACAAAAAGTGTCAGAAACAAGCACATTATCAGGACTTACGCTTTGTTTTTCATCTTGTGTCAGATGAAGCAATTGGGTCTCTATTTGGTTTATTTTTCCTAAATACAGTTCTCTTTCTTTTTCTAGCTTGTTTATTGTGTCAAATTGTTCATTTATCTGACTAGTTAGACATTTAAAAACATTGTTAGATACATGCTTCTTAAGGCCCTGTGTTGTAGACTCTTGCGAGCCAAACAGCTTGTTCTTATCAACAATATTCTGAGACACATCAGTAATAAATTCTTCAACTACATCAGTGACTCCACTTACTGTTTTATTCTCTGCAAGCTTCACAAGAAGGCTGAGTAGTTCACGTTTAGGATCTGACTTTTGAGAGTTTTGTTCCAGGTGAGACAGTATATCTTTATATACATTTTGAGTAGATGCCCCACATATAGCTTTTATAGGGGCAGTATTTAGTAACTGGCATAACTTTGCATGCTCAGTTGTCCGGTAACAAGACATAATATTTTGAAACAGCCTCTGTACTGGGCTATCAAAAAATATATTTTTAGCAATTACTGGTCTTGTTATTACTTCTACTGCTATATGCTTGCCTTTATATGTTCCAACAAATAATTGATCTTTACTTCTATAATCAATAGTAACCTCAGAATAATCTGGAATATATATAGAAGTCAATGTCTCAAGCATGTCTGTGACTGTATATTCTAAAGCTGACAGTATTGTCCTCATAACACGGTCATTGCCTGCAGCAATTTTACTCGCTGCAGATAATTGACTTTGTATTTGTCTAATTAGCTTTTCGTCAGGAAGCTGTTTTACAACTGGAACTAAGCCTAAAGCCATGACCCAATCTGTATACCTTTCATATGAAGTTATTTTTGAATGAATTATCTGATATATGTTATTCAAAACTAACTGATCTATCGTCATTCTCATAGTTTGTGCCCAAGATTGATAAGTAGATTTTCTAAATGAATCACTTGTAAAATTTTCATTTTTCCATCTCGTCTTGATATTATCTTCATACTTATGCCAATCAGAAATAACATGGTCATACGTACAGCTTGACAAGACTGTTTTATAAATATGTATAAATAGCTGTCTTGAGAAAACACCAGGGTTTCTTAAACTTGAATGCAATGTCTGTCCTTTAACATATGCATATTTTCCTTGTAAAATCTCAAACAGGTGGACAGAGATCTTTGTTGGATGTACAGGAATAATGGCAGAACTAAGCCCTGAATTCATACTGAATATGACTTCAGATGCAAAAGTCCGAATTATTGTAGAGAAGATTAGGAAGCTGTCAAATATTACTACTCGTCCTCCAGAAATGACTTTGTATAATGACCAATTTGACCCAGAACAATGCCCAGGAACTCTGCTTCCATTTACTTGCTATGTAATAACAGGAACTGCAGGAGCTGGGAAAAGTACAAGCATTTCAGCTCTTTACCAAAATCTCAATTGTCTTATTACTGGTGCAACAACAGTAGCATCTCAAAATCTATCAAGATGCTTGAAAACATACTGCCCTACAATTTTTAATGCATTTGGATTCAAGAGTAAGCACATTAATATTCTCCCAAGATCTGTGCCTCGCAGAACATTAGATACTATTGAACAAATACAAAATTTTGAATTATGTAAATATTGGCCAATACTGACAAGCATTATCCAAGAATTTTCTAAAAAGAAGAATCTAGGCCAATACTCAAGCATCAGCTTAGCAGCTTTTAACATGCTAGCAAAAATGACAACTACTTTGTGGACCACAAATGTAATTGTTATAGACGAAGCTGGCACCTTGTCTTCTCACATCTTAACAGCAGTTGTGTTTTGTTATTGGTTTTATAACAGCTGGCTAAACACCCCCTTATACAGGTCTGGGGCAGTTCCATGCATTGTCTGTGTCGGGTCTCCTACTCAAACTGATGCATTCAATTCTACATACAATCACATACAGCAAAAGTATAACATAATGGAGTGTGACAACATATTATCATTTATTATTGGAAACAAAGTTGTCTCTGAGTACATCTCCCTCACTAATAATTGGGCTTTATTCATAAACAATAAAAGGTGTACTGACCCTGAATTTGGTCACTTACTTAAAACACTTGAATATAGCCTTAAAATTTCTCCTAAAACAATGGAATATATAGATAGATTTGTTGTACCAAAAGCTCAGATTCTTAACCCATTAGAGTTTCTAGGCTGGACAAGACTATTTTTGTCTCATGCTGAAGTTAAGAGCTACTTATCTTCACTTCATACTGCATTAGTTACTGGAACTAATGTATCAGGGGCAAAGTTGTTTACTTGCCCTATTGTTTGTGAAGTATTCACTAAAGCTTTTAATGAATATAAATCTCATGTTAACTTACCTTCTTTGACAGCTACTGAATGGTTATCAAAAAATTTACACCGTTTAAGCAACTATTCCCAGTTTATAGACCAAGATATGACTGCTATTCATACTGAAACTACAGACACGTCAACAAAAGTAACATATCTTACAAAATATGTTAAAAACACATATATTTCTCTCAACGGGAAAACTAAAAAGTGTGTGTGTGGTTATGTAGGCACTTATAAAAATTTTAAAAAAATACTAGAAAGTGAATCTTTTATAGATAGTCATGCTAACGACCAACCTGAATTTGTTTACAGTTTTTTGTGTACAATACTTTATAATTCTTTATATAATTTTCATAACTATGGCGTGACTGAGAAAAATGAGTCCTACTTAAATGACTTAGCAAATTTAAAGTTACCAGAGAATCTAACACACTTGTATACACAAACAGACTTAGATATTGAAAGAGAAGCACTCATGTTAGAAGACGATGTGTTTTATCATATGGTTTCTCCTCCACCAACTGCCTCATCAGCTTCTCTACCTTGCTTAATAAGCTGGTATACTGCACTGAAAGACATATTTATATCTCGCCTAAAATTAGCAACAACTTGGTTTAGTAATAAATTTTTAGATAGAGAGTTCACATCATTCACTATTAATATGCTAGTCAGAGATAATATAGAATTTACATCTACTAATGGAAGACTACATGGACTCTTAGAATATGCTTCTACAGTTGAATCATACAAATTACAAGGCTATACTTTTTTACCAGTCAACTTTGGAAGATCTCAAACTACTGTTATAAGCAAAGACTTACAAGACAAAATGCCAAGTATTGTAGTGCAAGATTCCAGTGGATTTATAGCTTGTTTAGAAAAAAATGTCAACAAAATGCTAGAAACTTTAGATGATGGAAAAAGCTTTCACCTTTGTAGTGCTGGAGACTATGGAATCAGCTCTAAACTTGCTATGACTATTGTAAAAGCCCAAGGCACATCTCTTGATAAAGTTGCTATATGTTTTAGTAACCATAAAAAAATTAAAGTAAGTCACATATATGTTGCAATTTCAAGAGCCACAAACCCTAACCACATTGTTATGGACTGTAATCCTTTAAAACTATTAGTCAATGACACGCAGTCTATTTCCTCCCAACATATTATTAAGGCTTTAAATAACCCCAACACTCTATTAGTCTATTAATAAAAACAAATAAACTTAAAATTAGTTACAATAATGTTTAATTAAGCCACGGCCAAACATAACAAGAATTACCAGCAAGCGGGGGAGTCCCAGTCATTTTTGTTTTAGGAGTCTCATCTTCAGAATCATCAGATGAAGAAATACGCTTTGAAGCTCTTTTTTTGCGAGACTTTCTTGGCCCTTCATCGTCTGATGTAGAGATAGTCCTTTTAGTTTTATGCTTAGTAATAGCCATTTCAGCTCTCTGCCTAATAAAAGCTTCAACATCATCACCGTCACTGTCATAACTGTCTTCTTGCACGCAACAGTCTTCTTCAGATGTAATTTCTTCTGTCTTAGCATCAAGCTGCAAAGATTGTTTAGCTTTAGATTTAATAAATTCTTCAATTTCTTCTTCACTTGAATCTGCACCAGAATTTTCACTGTCACTGCTAACTAATGATGTAATAAATTTTGGTGATGTAGAGTTTTCTGAGTCATGTAAAACATCTGCAGGCTTGAAATCTAAGTTTTCAGAATCAGACAGATCAGATACATCAGAGGGTGTACAGTTTTGGCTATCTTCAGGGGTAGAAAAGTAATCAGTGCTATTAAAGACTGAGTCTGAGCCACTACTTGTTAACAGTCCATCTTCTCCATCGCTGCTGCTTCCACTATTTGTGTTTGTATCTTCATCGCTATCATTCCCATCCGTTGGAAATTTAAAAACATTTGTTTGCTTTTCTCGAGGAGCCCCAGGCAATGGCCACAGCTTCCGTCTTCCTTTTTTTAACTTAGAAACTTTTGCCTCAGTGTCTAGAAACATAGCCATGTTTTCAGCCTTAAAGCAAAGCCCAAGAAATAGGTTTTTTCTTATGCTCCTCTAAATATTTATTTGCTTGATTAAAATGATCACACCCAATGAACTTAGGCCAAGTTCCTACACGTTGGCTAGCAGCAGCTAAAGGTGAAGGATGTTGAGCTTTTAAAACTAAGTGTTTACTAGAGTCAATCAAGATTGATTTTTCAATTGCTTTTGTGCCCCAAAGCATAAATACACAGTTAGACAATTTTTCTGAAACTGAGGAAATGATGTAATTTGTAAACCACTGCCAGCCAAGGTCAGAGTGTGAGTAAGCTTTTCCTTTTTCCACTGTTAATACTGTGTTTAAAAGCAGTACTCCTTGTGTTGCCCATGAATTTAAACATCCATGATTAGGAGCATGAAATAAAGGATCACTTCTCTGCAATTCAAAAAATATATTTTTTAAGCTTGGGGGAATTGAATGTTCATAAGATACACTAAACGCGAGTCCTGTTCCTTGGCCTCCGTGATACGGATCTTGTCCAAGTATAACAACTTTAATATCTCTAGGGGCGCAGCAGTAAGACCAAAACATTATTTTGTTGTCTGGTGGATAAATTACTGCTTTTTTACGCTTTTCTTTAATACAATTTAACAACTGTAATAATTTCTGTTTTAAAAATTGTGACATTTGTAAAAACTCAACCCAATCAGTTGATAAAAGCAAACAGTCATCTGATGTAATATCTTGATGCTGAGTTTTACTCCAAATTTCTTGTTTTAGCCAATTGTCCATACTTGCTTTTAAATTTGATTGCACTCGTTGTATCAGGGCCAAGTTTTGACAAAAATGAGTTTTGAAGAGTAATTAAACGATTTTTAAAATTATACTCTTCAGTGTTTAATGGTAATTTTCTTAAGACCGCTAATAAAAATGAAATAACATTAAATCCATTTGAACAGACATAACGCGTAGACATATGTTGAGCAGTTCTTCGTTGAAAAACTTGAGCAACTGAAACACCTTTACAAGTTTGGGGATCAGTTATATATATCCAATTTATATCATATATTGAAGGAATTAGTGTTTCATTTAATGCAAAAACGTTGCAACAAGGGTTTGGTATTAGAGCATTTAAAATATTAGCAAGACATAAACATACATATGCCCCTAATAACCACTTCATGATATTTATACTTGTTCTCTAAAATAAACAAAGTTAGTAGCTGCTTGAGATTCTTTTGTGTTTCTAAAAGGTTTAATATACAAATGCGTCTCAAAACTAGCAGTTAATGAATGTTGAAGTTGATCTTCTAACATATGTTCAGTAGCATGAATTGATTTGTTGTGTACAATACTGAGTGTTGACTTTTGCAACCAATTATAATAATCAAAAGGATTTTGTACTACTTTGTTAGCATTTCCTTCCTTATCTTTAGTCCCCTCATCTCCTTCATCTTCCCCCTCATCTTCCCCCTCATCTTCCCCCTCATCTCCCTCATCTCCCTCATCCCCCTCATCTCCCTCATCTCCCTCATCTTCCCCCTCATCTCCCTCATCTTCCCCCTCATCTCCCTCATCTTCTCCCTCATCTCCCTCATCTCCCTCATCTTCCCCCTCATCTCCCTCATCTTCCCCCTCATCTCCCTCATCTTCCCCCTCATCTCCCTCATCTTCCCCCTCATCTCCCTCATCTTCCCCCTCATCTCCCTCATCTTCCCCCTCATCTCCCTCATCTTCCCCCTCATCTCCCTCATCTCCCTCATCTTCCCCCTCGTCTTCTCCCTCATCTCCCTCATCTTCCCCCTCGTCTTCTCCCTCATCTCCCTCATCTTCCCCCTCGTCTTCTCCCTCATCTCCCTCATCTTCCCCCTCGTCTTCTCCCTCATCTCCCTCATCTTCCCCCTCGTCTTCTCCCTCATCTCCCTCATCTTCCCCCTCATCTCCCTCATCTTCCCCCTCATCTCCCTCATCTTCCCATTCATCTTCCCCCTCATCTCCCTCATCTCCCTCATCTCCCTCATCTCCTTCATCTTTCCCCTCATCTCCCTCATCTCCTTCATCTTTCCCCTCGTCTCCCTCGTCTCCCTCATCTTCCCCCTCGTCTCCCTCGTCTCCCTCATCTTCCCCCTCGTCTCCCTCGTCTCCCTCATCTTCCCCCTCGTCTTCCTCGTCATCCTCATCTTCCCCCTCGTCTTCTCCTTCATCTCCCTCATCTCCCTCATCTCCCTCGTCTTCTCCCTCATCTTCCCCCTCGTCTTCCCCATCATCTCCCTCATCTTCCCCCTCCTCTTTCTCATCTTTCTCATCTTCCTCATCTTCCCCCTCATCTTCCTCTTCATCCCTATTATATTCTTCATTTTCTAGCTCATACTCATCTTTATCTCTATCATCTCTGTCATCACTTTTATCTATTATTTTTTTATATTCTTTTTCATTTGCTTGCTTGTCTACTGTCAAAACCTGTCTAAGAGCAACACTATTTACAGATTCAGATTCATCATCTAACACACATAAATTACCATCTTCAGAATCTACCTCATCATCTGATATACAAAGTTCAACTTCATCTTCATCAAAATCCTCATATTCAGATACAGGACTCAATTTATGATCAATAAGTGGTGCCTTCAAAACTGATTGACTACAAAAAAGATCCATGCCTATGCCTCTAGAGCCTAAAATAGAAATCATTAACATTTTTGTTTTAGGGCTTGGATTTTTTTCTGTATCTTTTATGATTTTGTATAAACTTGATTGCATAAAAGCTTTAACATTAACTTTTTGTGTTACATGTTCTCTATGAGAATTAGATGTTAAGAATTTCAAAATGTTTGAATAAGATGCTTTATCATTTGGATGTAAAGCTAAATAAGTTTTATTCAGTGCTTCTTCTATTGCTAAAAGATCAGAAGACATATATTGTTGGAGCATAAAATAAAGCCAACAGCAATTTATACAAGTAGCAACTAAACTTATTTCATTTTTATGCTCATTAAAATCATAAAAATCTGAAGGTAAAAACATAATTTCTAAAACCATCCATTCTGACATGCCAGGATTCATCCCTAATATAATATGATTGTGTACACAAGTAAGAGCAGACTGAGCACTACAGTGAGGCTTATGGGGTGTTAATTTTGGAGGTCTTCCTAGATGTCCAACTTTTGATAAAGCTGCAGATGTTGCACAACAAGCTCCACAGCCACATCCCTCTTCTAATAATAATAACAATCTTGCTTTGCAGTCATAAAATATTTCTCTGATAGAAGATTTTACATCACATTGATCTTTTATTTTTTCATAAAGAGACCGTATAAGAAATTTAAGTCCTTGTGTGCATTCTATTAAATTTAGTTTTTGTTTTGTAGTCGGAAGGTTCTCTACATACTGCTTTAAAATAACAACTGCTGATAAAAATCCTAAATCATTCCTTAAAAAAAATCTTCTTAGTAAGCCTAGTGTCCGACTTACATTTGGAAATTGCTGAAAATTTTTCCATATATTGTCCCACTCTTCTTTATTTGCTTGCGTTACCCCAAAGACTGGCAATGAAAGCTCCATAGTCAAGCTAAATGCTATCATCAACTAACTAGTTAAATACCATGCAGTTGTTTCCACCCATAGACACGCCTACCTCATTAATAAGCTAAATGCCCTGAAGCATTTAAAAGGAAGAATTTACATAGTGTACAATCACTCTGCACAAACTTGAGATCTTACAGCTGAGCTCTTAAGCAACAACAATGACACACAAGCTTGTTAAGGTATGTACTTATTTTATTACATATAATTATTCAAATCTACGATTGATTAAGCATTTTTTATAACTGTAAATATATTCAGCCAAGTTTTGAAGATCTGTATGAGTAGATAGTATAGTTATCTGATCAGCAGAAAATTTCATAAATTTTGCCATTCTGTCTTCTTCATATTCTTCTTCAAGACACCATTCGTAAAATGCACTAACTTCTTGTTTTAGTAATGCTTCAGTAAAACTAATAGATTCACTAATGCAGTCATTGCAATGTGCTACTGAATAGAAGTGAAACATAGTACTCCATAGCACAACTTGGTTTATGCTAGAATTAAATGCATTACATGGATAAATTTTATTCATAAAAGAATCACACCAAAAGAGCAGCTTTGATAGCCTAGAATAAGCTTGAACAGACCCTAAGCTTGTCTCTGGATCATGCAATACAATGTTTGAAAAATCTTTATAATATTGCTCTATGCCTAAAAGGTTATGTAAACACCATCTTCCATTTGGTATAGTTTCTTCACACACTTTAAAATGTGTAGGGTATTTTAACACAGTAAGTTTAGGTATTTCTTGAGCCAAATATGTGCTTAGTTCACTGTCTGTCTTGTCAAGTTTAACTTCACAGAGTATATTTTTTACCTGTTCTTGAACTTTACCATATTCAGCGCTCCAAAGTTCATTTAAAAAATAAATTATATTAGATTTTACTTTGTTTAAAATTTGCTGTTCTTCTTCTCTGTGTATCATCAAAAGTTGGCAAATTTTTAATAAAAAATCTCCTTTTTCTAAGTGAGTAGCAGGTTGACTCAACTTAGGAACAACTGTCTTTAAAATTACATTTTTAAACTCTGATTGAATCACACTAACATCAACATAATGAAAATTTTTGTGAAGTTCTGAAATCAAAGAATACCTCTGTGGCTGGTACGGTCTACTCATTGTTTAATCTTGCTTTTTCAGGATGATGTCCAAGTCAGAAAATCTTGCCTAGAGCCTTTTCTGTTTCTTTCCCCTGAAAGAAAACGAGAAATCCACCAGCTGCTTGTGGCTTTTAACCAGTCACTAGTCACGCCCACACAGGATGAAGAAAAAATTCTGTCAGACATTCAAAGGGCGTGTCTACAGATTGCAGAAGACTTAAAGCATCTGAACCCCTTTACAGGCTTGTTACTTGATTTAAATTTGTACACTTTGTGGACTTTGTTAAGAAATTATAAAACAAAACAGCGATCGCAGCCTGTAAACAGCACAGTAGTAAGCAGATATGCACATCACGTAGTAAAATATATCATGCAGCGCCTTGTATATACTACAGACAGGCTGTTTCTAACAGCCCCAACTAGTGGAATTGTACTCCCAGTGCCTTTAGCAAATGCTATATTCAACTTGCTGTCTCACTGTCGAAAAAAATGTACTGGACTTTGGCGAAATTATGGAACAGAAAAAAGTGTGTTAATGGGACTAGGAAAAGAAATAACTTTATGTTATCAAGCACTTAATGAATCTGGAATAGTATCTACAACATTAGCAGCATTTATAAAACTGTCTTTTCCTACTATATCTATTCCAAATTTGTTTAAACCTATGTTTCAATCTTGTAAAGGAAATCAAGATAATTTTCCTGACATTTGTACACAAGGAAGTGTAATTCGCAGGCCCCACCAAGGAGTGTTTGGAGACACATTTCCTATTCCTGATCCACTTATGAGAGAAATATCTGAGAATAGTTTTAAAAAGTTTTCAACTGCAAATATCTCTACACTTTTACAAAACCCTAAAGAAATATTAGAAATGGATCCATTTGACCCAAGAATTGGAGGATTTCCTCTTAACAAAGAAGAAACTGCAACACCATTAAAAGACAGTTCATTTAGTAACCCTACGTTTATAAATACAGGTGCAGCAAATACATTGTTACCTGCTGCAAGTGTGACGCCAGCCCTAGAAAGCTTGTTTTCACCTACTCACTTCCCTTGTATGTCTGATGAAAGCATTGCTTCTACTTCTCATGTTCCGCTAGATAACAATATATCTTTGCCAACATTAGTTAAAACAAATTTTCCTTTAAAAAGAAAGCGACAGAGTCGCAACATAGATCCAAACACACCAAGGCGGCCAAGAGGCAGACCTAAGGGCTCTAAAACTAAAAAGCGCCCTACATGCTCTCCTGCTTTGTTTCAGTCATCTGATATTCCAACTGATAGTTTGCATGTAAAATGTCCTGAAATGTTACCTACAGTACCACAAAATGAATTTTGTGACTCATCGAACATTCAACCATGTACTTCATCATCTGTGCTTGAAAATGATAACCTTGTGCCAATTAACGAAGCAGAAACAGATGACAATATATTAGCTACTATTTTGCAAGACTTATATGACTTGCCAGCACCTCCAGTTTTATGTTCACATGAAAATCAGACTCTAGAGATAGATAATAATGTAGATATTGAAGACCTTGGCTTATCATTTCCTATGTCTTTACAAGATTTTTTAAATGATGAATAGTATAAATTAATAATAGTGTAATGTCTAACTATAAACTAGATACTTTGTTTTAAAATATACTAGCAAAATTTTACTAACATACTAGAGTATTGTGTAACTTTTATAGTACATATAGCGCCAATGTTCAACTAATAAACGTCTGTATACTTTTTTATCTGTTGGGTGTTTGTTTTACTTATAAGAACTATTTAAAGTTAACTTTTACAGCAAATATGCAGAAATGAAGGCTCAAGCTTTATTGTTATGTAGTCTTGTACTACTAGCACAAAGCACTGATGTAGATGATGAAGGAAGTGGAGAAGTGTTTTTACAAAAAGTAAGTTCTAGCGTATCTATAACAGCTTCATTAGCTACAACTATGCTAACTTCAGTAACAAATAAGACTACGCAAAATGTGTCAGTAACAACTATAGATTCATTGTCTACATCGCCAATGCATAATGCAACATCTAACACATCTTATTCACAGACTACGCCATATTCCCAAACTTCATTATCTTCATCAGTACTTATCAGCACACCTCAAATGTTGAACAGTACTCCAAACAAACCTTTATCTAGCACAAAGCTAACACCTAAAAGTCAATCATCTTCACAATCAACTAAAACTACTAAACAAGCATCTAAAAACTTAACTACCTCTAAACTAGCTACATCTTTTTCATCAACGTATATGACGACATCTGATCAGCCTTATTCTAATAATACAGCAAATAAGATTTTGCTAAATACAACTTACATATATTTATCTACACTATCAAAAATAACAAAACTTTTTATGCAAGAACAAAACAAAACAACGCAAGAACCATTTGAACTAATAACTCCAAGCAGTACAGAACGTGACTCTTCAACTCTTTCTAAACATACGAACAAACTTAAGCCATTTAAGCCTAAAACCCAACCTATAGTTAATATGCAACGAACTTGGATATATCCATTAACAGGCATAGTATCAATCGTCGTATTGTTAATAATAATGAGCTGTATACACTGCTATATACGCCGATTTGATGAACATTTTGAATAAATACACAACAATTAATTTAAAATAACACAAATTTATTTTGTTCTTGGTTTAGATGCAGGCCTTCTAGACAGATTATATGTTTCATCTATAGAAACATCAATTCTATACTTTATGTGTGCAATTGCTTCCATACACTGGTTTTTTGACACTAAAGGCAACACGTCTTTTAATACTCTTTCTCTTATTTTTTCTTCTGCCTTTTTTGTTAATTTATTTACAGTAGAATTAATTATAGCATCTTTTTGAGCAGGAGTTAACAATTCATCTTCTGGACTAGTATGTTGTACTAGCTTTTTTTTTAAAGCTTTGTTTTCTATTTTTAATTTTTGAAGCTCTTTTTCAAGCTCTTCTACATCTGCACAAGACCGTCTAGAAGCCATAATGGCTACAACTAAAAAAAATACTAAAGCTTTAATACTCTTTATTTAGTTAAATTTGAAATAAATTTAACAATACACAAATGTCTAAGATAAAATAAGCTTGCACAGAAAAAAATGATAACATTTAAAATCGCCCAGACAGATGAAAATGTTTTTATGCTAGGAACATATGTATCTGCAGAACAAGAATTTGAATAAAAATTATTATTATGCAATATAGTATATGAAGTAGTATGTGATTTTTCTGTAAGGCTAGATACTCTTAAGAAAATTACCCCAAAGCTTAGAAAGCATATAAACAACTTCCAAGTCATTCTTCTTGTTAGTTCTGCTAACTCTAGATGAAACTAGAAATCTGCTTGCAAAATTGTTTATATAATCAGCCTTAATATGCCATATAAAGTTCCTGAAATTTATTACAGATTTGAACCACAAACTTTTTATATAACTTCGCCAGCCAGAGCTTCAAATCTACAGCTTATAAATCATAATAATATTTTAGTTAAAGCTGGTCAAGTCACAATTGTTAGCACTGGAATAATCTTTCCAAAAGAAACAAGTTTTGCATTTATACTTTATGGAAAAAGCGCAAAATCAATCTTTTGTCACACTGGTCTCATTGATCCTGGATTTCAAGGAGAACTAAAACTCATTGTGTTAAACAAAACAGAAGATGATATTACTCTTTTTGAAAATGACTTAAGAGTTTCAGTCACTGCGTTTGTCTATGGTGTCCCTAAACTGCATGACTATTCAGACCTCTGCCCTCCTAGATATTCTAAAGATGCTGGATTTGACTTATATTTGCCAACTGATGTTACAGTTAAGCCAAGAGTTCCAAACAGATACAGTGTCAACATTTGCTGCCCAGCACAGCTAAAATCATACAAGCCAGTTTTGTTTGGACGATCAGGGCTTGCAGCTAAAGGCCTAACTATCAAAGTTTCAAGATGGCAGAATCAGCTTCAAATCATTTTTTATAATTATACAAAATCTCAAATAACGTATACAGCACGAACAAGAATTGCTCAAGTCGTCTTTATGCACAAAAAACATCTCCCTACTACATTAACAAGATTAAAACCAACTATGCACTTAAGTGAAAATATAAAATATTCATGGGCTAGAGTGTCATTTCAAGACATAAAAACTTTTCCTGTACAAGATGAGAAATTGTACTCATCAAGCAAAGATACATCAGACTCACAAATGTCAAGAGGAGACGCAGGGTTAGGATCATCTGGGTTAATGTAATAAAAAGTAACTAAAATAAAAAAAACATATTTTATTATATTGAAACAGCTGGTGTTGTAGTTTTTTCAGCTGCTAAAGTTTCACACTCGATTAGAGGCACCTCTGAGTTTACAAGTATTTGTTTCTCATGTTCAGCTGACAAGATAATATTGTTAATTTCTTTTGCCCATGCTTTACTATCATCCATAACAATAGCAGTAGCTAACTTCTCCATCTCTATAAGAGCAATAGATTCTCCAGCTCGTTTATCTAAGAGAGTTTTAAGAGCAGCATCATCAATTGTTACCCCTCCAACTGCCATAGATAACATAGTATTCCAAATTATGTTTCTAACTGACTTCAGTTTTGTTATCTGAGTTTGAACAACACTTTTACAGCTTTCAGGAACACTAGCTTCATCAAATCTTTTCAGATAGTCTGTAATGTTGTTCAGCTGTACAGCCAACAAATAAGCTTGTCTCAAAGAAGCATCAGAATCACTGTTTTGTAATATATCTCCTACAAAAACACCAGGTGGCTGAGCTATTTCAATTTCAATTTTCCAACGATCTGGACAAGAAGAACTTGTGTCTAAAGGCACATATTTTTGACGTCTGTATTTTCCAAAAGGCCAGCATGAATGAAGCCACTGAAGCATGGCCTAAGTTCAAAGTTTTGTTTGCTACAGATGGTGACAGTGCTGAAATTATCACTGATATACTGACTGGGACAGACACTAATGCTTTTATATATTCAGTCCTGCATAACTGCTATATATACCCTACAGAAGTAAAAATTGTCTTAATTCTGTGTCTTCCCGCTAAAAAACCAGGTGGAGGGGACAAATGTTTAGAAGTATTTCAGTTACACATAGATACTGAACTCGCAATACCTTTTCTATTTTATACAAAACCTTTAAAAGCAAATGACTTACATAAATATATTGACTTTAAAGCAGCTAGAAAAAATTTTAAGCCTATTTTAGACATCATTAGCACTAACAAACCAAGCCCTAAAACACACAATAGCGACATAAAAAGTAAGATTGTTTGGTTTAGAGCTAAATTTGTGAACTCTTTAAGAAAACTTTACAAAATCAGCTCATCTCCATATTGGATGATAACTACGTTTGGGAGCTTCGAAGTTCCATTTTTATTAACTGCTATCTTTTATTTTTTTGAACAGCACAACTGTACTATAAACACTATCTTCCATCTCTCATCTCTTTTTGAAAAAAAACTTGGTACATCTTTAATAGCTATTACTACGTTCGAAGAACTAGGAGGAGTCTGCAGTACATCTGACTATCTAAAGACTGCTCCAGCTTTTATTAATTATTGCCACATAAAGCTAGCACGTGACAGCCTTGAGTCCCAAGCTATAGACACATCTATTGACACACTGCGAGGGCAGTTAATGCTATCAAATCAAGATTTAGTCCACTACATATACTTATCATTTTTTCAGTGTTTAAACAAAGACATATTTATAAAGTACTCACACTTAACTAATTCAGATAATATCCATTTTGTCCCAGAAACTGAAGTTTTAGCTCAGTCTCTAGATGAGAACTTTAGAAAGGACATGCTTACTTATTATAATAAATCTACATACTTAAAAACGTATATTACTCACAAGTGCATACATCTGCCAGACCTTATTGGCTATGCACCACAGGACTGCACGTCATTTGTATACTGGGCTGGCCAATCAAAGAATGTACACAATTTACTAAATGTTATTAATACAACCCATCCTCATATCAATATATCAGAAGATTTAAATGGTTTATTAGACCTTGCTGCTATTGATTCAACATTCAATGTAGATAATCTAAAAGACTGTGTCTTCAATGAAAGTCAAAAAGTACCAGTATACAGGTGCGAATTTTTAAACAAAACATACTTTGTTATAGTTCAAAATGACATTTTAAAAAATGTCTGGTCTACAGATGTTTTAATGCCAATGCAAGAAAATTGGTACATGCTGAAAGATACAGAAATTACAAGCAATATATCATATAAAGAAACTTTCACGTCTATGCTAACTCTTAGAGACCAACTAAAAATTTCCAGACACGAATACTTTAACCCAAGACTTCCAGTGTTTAACCTTGTACTTGACTTAGATCTTCACATACACACATCTGAACATGAAATAGATGAAATTTACAATTTATGTTGCACTTTAAGAAGTTTAATCTTAGAAACACTGCAACTGTTAGGTCCTGTTGACATAGATACTCACCATGTTTATTTTTTTAAATCTACATGTGAAAAACCTGAAAATTGGATTGATAACAAAGAGTTAAAGTTCTGTTACTGTACAAAAAAACTAGGATTTAGAATTATCACTCCTTTGCCTGCAGGTGTTGTCTTATTAGGCAGCAACCCAGTTATATCTTTTGTCAACATTCTTAACAGAACAATAAAAATAGACAAGAAACTATTAGCAATGTATCCACTAATTATGGAAACAGATGGTCCATTCGATGTAGGCATCTACCATAAAGGAAGATGTGTAAGAATTCCACACACATATAAAGTAAACAGCTCTGGAAGATTAGAAAGACTTCTAAAGTTATTTGTGTGCCACCCACACGTCGACAATAAGCTACAATATGTCATGGATTCATTTGATATCAACAATCTACTTTATCATTCACACAACCCTGAAAAGGTCAAACAGTTAAAAGCTGTATATGACATAGCAGACACAAATGAAAATTTCATATTGCAAAAAGCCCAAGCGCAACTACCACAAACTAACCACAATGCGGTTGAAAGAATTGAGTCAGCTTCCCACATGTCTATAACTGACTGGGTTGCTGAATTTGCTTGGCCAAGACTTTTTGAACTCATAAAACTGTATTTATCAGAAGAAAAAGTGTCTCAATTTTATCATGTTTCATTTGCAGCTTCCACGGGAAATATAATAAAAATAATTTCACTGTCTGGAAACTTTTCATGCTTAAATTTTAAACACAGGCTCAAAACCCAGTCTGTGAGAATATTTTTATCCTTGCACTTGACCCCAGATAACTGTGTCACACTCACGTTAATGAGCCAGTGTTTTGCAAGCAAGTGTAACAGCAACAAATGCATTGCTCATATGTCTGTTAGAGTACCTATTACTGATAAATAAAAAAAGTATAAATACCAACCATTTGATCTGTAGCATTACTTCACAATTATTTACTAGATCACAAAAGATGGCTCAAGCTATGGTGACTAACTGCCCAAATGGAAGATATAATTGAAGGTTAGTTCTATGCATGCTATTATATATTTTATTCTAAAAAATATACTTAAAAATGTATTTATTAAGTCTATTTTATTAATATTTAGGAATTTCATCAGATGATGACTTTGATTCGTCTGACTCTTCTTCTGATGAAGAAGAGTCAGATACAAGCCCTCAGATAATGAAGAGTGATGTAACTATGGCATCTCCTCCATCAACTCCTGAACCTTCTCCAGACGTGTCTGCTAGCACGTCTAATCTAAAGCGAGAAAGGCAGAGATCACCTATAACATGGGAACATCAGTCTCCTTTGTCTAGAGTGTACAGATCGCCATCTCCTATGAGATTTGGTAAGCGACCCCGTATCAGCAGCAACTCTACATCTAGATCTTGCAAAACAAGCTGGGCAGACAGAGTGCGAGAAGCTGCTGCACAGAGACGCCCATCAAGGCCTTTCAGAAAGCCATATTCTCATCCAAGAAATGGTCCCTTAAGAAATGGCCCGCCAAGAGCCCCGCCGCTGCTAAAGCTGTTTGACATTTCTATCTTGCCTAAATCTGGAGAGCCAAAACTGTTTCTGCCTGTACCTTCGTTGCCTTGCCAAGAAGCTGAAAAAACAAATGACAAATATGTCTTAGCAATGGCCCAGAGAGCTATGCATGATGTTCCAATATCTAGCAAACAACTCACAGCAAATTTGCTGCCTGTCAAGTTCAAGCCCTTGCTGTCTATTGTAAGGTATACCCCTAACTATTATTACTGGGTGTCTATGCGAAAAGAAACAATTGCTAGTGCTAATCTTTGCACCGTAGCAGCATTCTTAGATGAAAGTCTATGTTGGGGGCAACAATATCTAAAAAATGATTTTATATTTTCAGAGAATGGGAAAGACATAATTTTAGACACAAGTTCAGCTTTACTGTCTCAGCTTGTACATAAGATAAAAATGTTACCTTTCTGTCATTGCCTAATGCAAACAACTCCACAAGATCACATTGTAAAGCAAGTGTGTTATCTAATTGCTTCTAATAACAGAATTTTAGATGCTGTAAGATATCTTCAGACGTCAGTTATAAAATCTCCTATTGTATTGCTTTTAGCTTATGCAGTATGCTTACCAGCTGCCATAATTTGCACCAAAAATGAAACACAGCTGTATTCTCACTGCATGAGAATTCTAAAAGAGTACAGGCCTGGAGACGTCATGAACATACTTCATGAAAGTCTCACACAGCACTTAAACAAGTGTCCAAGCTCTACTTGTGCTTATACTACAAGAGCAATTGTAGGCACTAAAGCAAATACCACAGGGCTGTTTTTCTTACCTACTCAGTAATAGTTTTTGTTAAACATTAAAACATGCATTTAATTTTCTGAATGTATACTATATTTCAGTCTCCTGCATATATACTATACTTTGAACTTCTGTATCATAGAAACAATAAAAATTTCAAATGTCATCAGTTGTAATAGTTGTTATTGAAATATACTAACTGCTACCATAAGTTTAGTCTTCTTAGCTATTTAATTTTTAAATAGCTAGAAACTGAGTCACTACTAATGACTCAGTTTTTCTTAACCACAAAAGTTAGGCATTTAAATTTTAAAGACCTAAGCAAATAACATTTATAATACTAGATAAGTGCACTCATATTCAAATGTTTAGCTAACAAACCTCAAAACACAATTTGTTTTCATAATTGTTCAGATTTATTACAACATGTTAAAGCAACTGAAACTACAATATTACACACAGTACATAAAAATAAACATAATTTTGGTCCACCCACATCTCCAGCAAGTTTTGTTCTTATAATTTCAATTTGGCACCCTATTGCTTGGCACATCAATAGTATAACTATTACTAGGAGTCCACCAATAATACTAATAGGTAACTTATCAATTAACACATGAATAACAATTATAATTACTACAGCAAATGTCTCTAATACAACACATATAGCATTCGACGGTAAGCTAAACATGCAACAACACAACATTGATACAAATAATAAAAATAAATAATTTTGCATTCCAACAAATATATCTAGCCTCTGTACTACAGAAACTACTGATGCAAACTCTACAGCAAGTAAAAACAGAACTGCCCCCAAATTATGAACTACAAGTTTCATATTAACTTCAGTGCCTTTTGTCTTATATTTATTTTTTGCCGTAAAAATTGGTTTACATGTTATAAGAATATTTTCAAATACAGGATGCTCATGAAAATTTTTCAAAGCAAAGACTCCCATGCCAAGAAACAAAACAAAAGGACACATAAAAATAACTGACAGATACATTCTGTTTGCAACCATCACATAATAAAGCAACATTGCATTTAAAAATCCTAATTCATAATATTTATATGTAATAAATGGGCATAAATAAACAATATCATACGTGATAGGAACCCACAAACTTAAACATATGCAATTAAGTACAAATACAAAAGGTAATGTGTATAAAGGAGCCCACATCAAATGGCTTATAAAAAAAGTTAACATAGTCAGAAATAAACAAGCTATACCTAAAGCTTCAATATAATAAGACCACTCTTTAGTAAATGTTATATAGCAATAACATAAAATTGTTACATGTGCTCCAAGTACTGCCCAATAAAAAATGCTTATCTGCAAAGATGTAAAAATTGAAAATGTAAATAGAGACTTAAAAATAAAACACCAAATGAATGGAGTTGCTGCCAAAGCTCCGAGACATGAAGCTCTGATGTTCAAGACCCATTGTGTCCACATTTCTTGAATCATATCAAAGGATTAAATGCAATCTTTATTTTCTTTGATTTCTTGTTAATATCTTTCTCTCTTTTGCGTTTTAGTGGCAAAGCAGGAGAGTTTTCAACTGATGAATCTTGGCAATTAGAAGAAAGTGTAGGTTCTTCTTGAGTATCTGCAGGATCAGCAGTAAGACAAGCACTTGGTGAAATTGGAAAGTAGTCTGACACAGCCGCTTGAGTATCTTCAGCCAAGTTAGGTGTACAGAAAAGAGTGACTTGTAAAGAAGTATCTACCCAGCTTCCTAATTTTACAGGTGTACCGCATACTTCTAATACTTCACTTTCATAAAATTTAATACAAGGCACAAACACTCCTGGAATTTTACACAACCCTAAAGCCGCAGATAAAGCAGTAATATTAACTTTTGTCTGCACGTCATTCTGAACAACGCCCCAATCTTTGCTTGGATTATTACACAATGACATGTCATCTACAATATGTAGATCTACTGTTTTTGTGCTATCCTCAACAGTTAAAATAAGAACAGCTAAAGTAGAATTGACCATTACAGATACAGTTTTATGTGCCTTGTGTTCTCTTAGCCATTTTTGCAACATAGCAGCAGTTTTAGGTGATAAAACAACTCTTGACAATACACTCGTTGAATTGACATTCTCAACAAAAGGCAAAATACCAGCTGGTATAGTGCTTGTGTGTCTTGTAGTTGACACTTTATCACAGTACTCTAACTTTGCTTTGATAAATTCAAAAGGTTTTCCTGAACGGTTACTAAACATTAAAGTTGCAGTTTTCACATTACATCCAAAAAGTTCTCTAGTGTATAAGAATGTGTTTCCGCCTGGAGAAATGTTTCTAAAACTTACAGACACATTTTCTGGCATCATGTGACAATTAAAAACTTCAGAAACTACATTATTAATTTTAAAGCTCAGTATGCCTTCTCCAATACTTGACCAAATTCTTAAAGATGGAGATGATGTAAGCCCTTCAATTTGAATAATGCCATCCTTAACTTTAGCTTTTATATGATTATAAATTTTAGTATGTTCTTGAAGTACACAAGGCTTGAATCCAACACCATAAGAAAAGTGAGTTGTTTGTGTATCAGCCATAGCAATTTCTTGTTTTGTAGAGTAAGACTGATGCTTCAAGAATGTTTCAAGCAACTGAAGAGTTGTTCTGCAGTTGCTACTTATGTATGCTAGAAAAAGTCTAACCTTTTTTACAGATCATTTGTTAGAGTCCCAGTATAGTCTGAATTGTCTCTCTCAAAAAAATTAACACTCTTAGTAGAACTTGTGTATGCTAAAGGACAATTTTCTGGAGGAAGTGAGCCATAGATTGGATTTAAATTAATACTTTCTAAAATTCTGTCAGCAGTAGCTTGCAAAAACTGTCTTATTTCATGCACATTTACAAGTGAAACACCATAGCCTTTTGCAGCTATAAATTTAAACTCCACTTCAACTGCTTCTCTAAACAACTTATAAATCCAGTCTTCTGAAGGCCTCTCTGAGGACTTAGTCATTGTGTTATATAGTAGAGCAGCAGCAGATGTGTGCAACATTTCATCTCTAGCAATGTAATCATTTGCGAGACAGATTCCATTCATAATTCCTCGAACTCTAAACAATCCAATACTAAAAAATGAACTAATAAAAAAGATTCCTTCAACTAGCAAAAACAATAAAATTTTTTCAGCTTTATCAGATGCTTCTGTAACGCGGCCGTTCAACCACCTTAGTTTTTCTTGCAAAGCACTATCATTCATTATGTCACAAGCATAAGAGTAGACTTCTGTAATGTTATTTTTAAACAGCATGTTCAAAATGTTAGCATACACTTTTCCATGGATGTTTTCCATAGCCATTTGTTCAGCATAGTAATGACTTATATCATGACTATCAAACTGACTTAAAAGATCTTCAATATTAATGTTAACTAATTTTTCTGCCATCCCAAGAAAAGTAAATAAAAATTTATAAAATTCAAGATCTCTTTCATTTAACATATCCACACAACACACATCTCCTTGGAGAGGAACTTGACTAGGAAACCACCGATTTTTCCAAGTTTCTTTTGTTAGCTCTAAAAACCCAACATGGTCGCAAGTATACAAGTACTTCTTAACAGAGTCCATGTTATCTATTGACAAGCAATGCACTCAGACTGATCTAACGGGCAAGCATCCTCAGTTTTATGGCTGTCTGGCAACTCCCTAGCTAAATCAGCGAGAACAATCTGAGCATCTTTTTTTGTATGTTCGTCAAGTTTCAAACACTCGAGCTGTAAAAGCTTTGTAGTTTTCTTAACTCTGCAATAGTACATTATTGTTTTCAGGCCTAGTCTAAACCCTAAAAGTAATAAATCTTTAAGGTATTTTGCACTCTGAACATTTTCTTCTGTTAAAAATAAAGTGAGCGATTGGCTTTGATCAACATATGGCGCCCTTATTGATGCTCTGCGCATCTGAGCTTCCGGACAGTAATCAAATGCAGTCAAAAAATGTTTATACCTAGTTGACACGTCTTCAGGCATCATAGAAACATCTCCTCCATAAAATCTAACTGTACACAAGTCTTGAGGCTTTACATTTTTTAAAAATGTTATATTTGGTTTCATAATTTCTTCTTTGTTTGACACTTTTGATGACATGTTAGCAAAATATGGGTAAAATGAGTCAGTGTATCCAGTGAGTTGAGATGTTCCTGCTGTTGGCATTAGAGCAATAAATTGAGAATTAAAAACGCCAAATTTTTTAATATTGTCTTGTAAATGAATCCACTGTTTCATAGGAACTCTCTGTGGCATAGCATCCCAAGTAGCCCAGTGAAAAACACCATGAGCTAGCTTACTTTTTCTAAAACCAGCAAAAGGTTGCCCTTTACCAACAGAGCATATTTCGCTGCTAGTTTTAACAGCTGTGTAATACATTGTTTCGAATATGTCTCTGTCTAAACATTCACTTTCTAAGTCTAAGTAGCCATACCCCATTTCTGAGAAAACATCAGCTAGTCCATGACACCCAATACCCATTGACCTTTCCCGTTGACCTACTGTTGCAGAACTTGTTGGGCTCGGTGATAAGATGCAAGCATTAATAATAAAAACTGCAGCTTGTACAGCATATTCAAGTTTTGAAAAATCAAACTGGGCAGTATTAGAACACGTGTAAGGAAAGTTAGAACTGTTTAAACACTTTGGAAGACAAACATTAGCTAGATTACACGTTGACGTAAATTGTTTAGGTTGTTGAACTATTTCTGCACAGAGATTAGAGCAGTTTATAGCTTCTCCTTGAGTCTCATACCAATGATGCTTATTCATTGCTTCTTTAGAGATTACATATGGCGACCCAGTTTTTATTATTGTGTTAATTAAAGAAAACATTAAAGATTTGAGTGTCACTGATTGCTTGTATTTTTTTTCACTCACTAGTCTCAAATATTCTTCTTCAAATTCTAACCCATACAACCTTGTAAGGTTTGGTGCATCTTGAGGGTCAAACAAATACCATAGTCCATTTGGATCAGATTCATACATTTTGAAAAATAGAGAAGGCACACATACTCCTTGAAAGATGCTGTTGCACCTGTCTGGATTTTCGGGCAATTTAGCACTTAAAAATTCATGAATCTGACAATGCCAAACTTCTATGTATGTTGCCACACTGACAGGCCTCACACTTTTATCATTAAAAAATTCAACTTGAGCATTGATTAACTTGAGACAGCTATGAATATTTTTTCCACCAAAAGAAAATTTTGTCACGTCTACCCCAACTCCAGATCTGCTAGCAAGTAGAGGCGCAAGTTCTCCAAAAATACTAGATATAGTAGATTTTTCTGTATCTAAAGTAGGCGCAATAATGAAACAACTACTTAAATTTTCTCCTGCTACTCCAGCAGATCGCATTACCGGAGTAGCACAACACACCAGTTGAGAAGATATGACTTTATAAAAATACTTAAAAATCTGCATATCTGTTTTTATCTCAACATTCCAGTCTCTTTTTTGTACGTACACTAAAGTATCTTTTAAAGGTTCACACATAATACAGTTCCAAGCGCAGTATGCAGCAATTCGAGCAAAAAAATGAGGAATGCTTTCATATTTTCCATTCATTTCAGTCCTTGGAGGGAGCACATATGTATCATAAAATCTTTTAGCTGGCAAAATTCCACAGTTTCTCAAACACATAAAGTCATAACTTGCTCTATATTCCAGACAAACTTCATCTATTTCCTGCTCATAATTTTGAATAAATTCCAATATGTGAGGCTCAAGTAAAGGTCCAAATAGTGACATATATTGTGAAATCGTTTCTGTACTACTCATGTCCATAAGTTTGTGAAAAAGTCGCCCCGATATCTCATTCGCCTCTCTATCCCACCCTGCAGAAACTTTCAGCATGTCAATGAGATTACTGATAATTGTTTCTTGACTCATTACAAAATTGTCATCCAAGGACCAGGATCCGCAACAAAGTCAGGCACTTCAACAGTAGGCAGAGAAGACCCTCTAAAATGATAGTTTCCTCTTCTAGGAACTGTCTCTGAGGAAGAACTCCCCAGTTTGCATAATGCTCCAAAAGACATTTTATTTATATAGAAGTCATTTTGCATAGCAATATATTTTGTCCTAATAATATCACTATAAATCACTTTAAGATGACAAAATAAGTCTCTAATGCTTTTGTTTGATTTTATAAATGTAAGAGCCATAACTGGCACATTATGTAAAACTGGATACGTTACACAAGCATAATAAAAAGATAATAAATGCTTAGGTGCAAGCGTGTCTATATTAGGTTCATCTAAGTCAATAAATAAGTCAGAAGGTAATAATAGTTTTACATTTTCTGGAGGACTTTTATTGTTCAAGACTTCTCCTTTTACTACACTTTTAATTCTTGTAACAAATGTACTAGTAATATTTTCTACTAATGGCCCTACGGGAGTTAGAAATTGGTGAAACTTTCCTTCCTCAATCAGTTCAGCCAAGTTAGGAACTGTATCTTCTATACAGTTATCTGCTCCATACCAAACAAAAGATATTCTATGCACACTTGGCGCAAACTCAGCATCTAAACCAGAGATTTTGTAAAAAGAAACTGGACTAAAAATAATATCAATTGATGAACCACTATCTTCTTGTTTAAAAGTAAATAAAAAACTCCCAATAGGTTCCTTCTGATGAATAGTTTTAGCTTGTATTAAAAAGTCAGCATACAAAGGCTGTCTAAAAGGAACATCTAACATCTGATTTGAAAAAAAATCTATAGGATGATTTACTGAAGTAACATATTTAGATAATGCTTGCCTTATGCTTTTAGCAAATTTTTGACCTTCAGAAATCTCAATTTTGTGAGGTCTTGGCGGAAGAAGCTTTAGAACATCTTTTTCAATTTTCTTAAAAGAGTTCTCATTAACTTTAGGCATTGTAAAATGTCAGTAAAACCACTTACTGAACTAACAAAAAATCTTGAAGCTGCTTCAAATGAGCTTCTAAAAACAAAAGTTCTAATGGATATGGAACTAAATTATTTGTCAATAGAGCAACTAGAGTCAGCTCAAAATATCACTGACTTTTTAAATATTCTCAAACAGACATCTAGCCAATACAGCACGTTTATACATCAACATTTTTTATTTTATTTGCTAAAGCTGTCAACATTTTCTACTTTAAATTATGACCTAGAAAGCATAAAACAATACATGAACATACTCAATAATGTGTGTGATGTAGCAACAACTATTCATGCAACCAGCAGCTCAAACTTTCTAAACAACCAAACTGTCATCAACCACATAAAACAATATATAACTTCAAATGCTACATTTACTGGTCTTTCAGAGCCTATAGTTCCAAACAACGTCATAAGTACATTTAGGTGTGTAGAAGAAGTAGTGCACGTGTGTTTTCAATGCTACTGGCACTTTCCGTTTCAAGCACAAATACCACAGATTCCTAATGGAGCTCTTGAAAAATGGCTGCTTACACAGCACTTTAAATTCTTAAATTTAGACTATACAGCTTTTAACTCCCTTAAAGATCAAGCGACATACTTAATCACTCATGAAAAACATCTTTTTGTGCCACTGTCATCTTCAGAGTACAGTCTCACTCTCCCCTTAGCTAAAAACCAAGCATTAAACATTTATACGTCTTTCACAACAAATACAATAACCAAATCCAATGTCCCCGTACTAGCATTTTCTGCTAAAGAGCTCACAGATGCCACACCAGAACTGTTTTTTTTATATGACTTTATTATAGAAGCATTGTATCATGAACATTCATACAATGTTCCTCAAAATATAATTGAACAATTCATAAGCAAAAATACGCAATTTATGACAGATTTGTGTAACACTATTCAAATTAAATGTTCTAACAAGTCTTTGACATCTTCTGAAATTAGACACATCAAAGAACTTCTCGAATCTTGCGGTCTTACTGAAGAGTGTTGTCACCGCCTTCAAACAAGTGTGTTAATTTCCAACGTGTCTTTTACAAGCAATTCATGGAAAGGATATGAAACATTTATAAGTTTGATAAGTCAGTTAGTTTTATTTAGTGATTTTTTTTACAAATGTCTTTTTTATTTTAGCCCTACTAGTATAGGGCATTCCAAAATAACAGAAATTCTTAACACAGTCTCTGCTATAGAAAGTGAAACATTGAGTCATGCAAACAAATTTTCTTGGAAACTTGCAAACATGCTTTCATTTTTCATACCTAAAGCCCCATCAAAAATAATTTTAGAGACATATACTCACATATCTCCTTACTTAATGAAATCAGCTTTTTCAATTTGGGCTAAAAAAACATGGAACTACACTTGGCTTGATGCAACAAGCCCACACCCTACTCAAACACATACATTCAAACATGCTCCTGTCATTTCTCAATCAGAAGTACAGAAATACTGTGAAAATCTCCAATTAGGAACTACTGAATACGATAGTAGAATAGTAAATAGTCATCTTTTTGCCGAAGAATTTATCACTCATCATATAATACCTACCCTAACTGCTATACTCCAAAATAAAGTTCAGAAAAATAGAGCTCTCTTTCAGTTAAGATGGTTAATTGTCTTTGCTTCTGATGAAGCTAAAGGATTATACAGAATAAGACGGCCTTTAGGGCTATTGTATTTTCAAATAATAGAAATATTTCATGATTCTAATGCAGCAGCAGCAGCTATTTTAAATGTGCTTGACTATCTAAACGAAATTCAACAACTCATACAGTACTACGTACCAACATACACCACCCCTATCAAGTTTATTCAAGAGCTGTTTTCTATAAAGTATAAACCCCAGTCAACTGAACTATCAAAATCTATCCAAAAGTTTATTGCTGAAACCGAAACATGTGTTAAAGATATACTACCTTTCATACAGTTGGGTACAAATATGTGCAATACAACATACTATCACATAGAAAACACTTATAACATAAACATACAAGGCCAGTCGCCAGCTAGACTTGACACTAAAGCCCTCACACATGCAATCAAAGCAATCCAAGGCCTTACAAAAGAAAGTTGGACTACCATAAGCCAGTCTTACAAAGAACTACAAACAGCATATATACAATTAGCTACAATTCTAGAAACTATAGAAAAAATTAGTCAGCACTCAATAGCCATAAAAGTATCAAACCCAAATTTCATCAAACTAAACAACACATTTTTACAATGCTTTAAAAAATACAACACTATAGCTAACCTTATTACAAACAGTCATAGCTTTAACTTAACTAGGTACTTCAGACAAATATTTGAACCAGAATTAATTCCAATCACAACTGTTCAAAAAATACTAAATTTCAATGATGAGACAGATGACCCCCAACCTTTTCTTGATAGTCTATCCCAGCCTTTATACTCTCATACAAATGCCCCCAAAAAGTCTGAGCTAACTTCTGAAGACTTTAATCGTTTGTTAGAATTTGCCAATCCAGTCTTTGAAACTGCACCATCATCTATTAAACTTCATTACTCAGACACCTTTAACACACCCCAAGTGAACATCAACTGGAAAACGTATGAACATACTACATACATAGCTGATAGTCCAGCTGAGCTTCAATTTACACATTTAACTAGCGCTATTCTAGATGCAGAATTAAGCAAATAACAATGGACATTCATCCTCTTTTCAAAAAACTTAATCTTGAAGGAATAGCATCTACACACCAAGCAGATGAAAAGTATGGACAGTATGCAGGGTCTCAATGTCTGAGTAACTGTGTTATGTTTTTAGTCTCGAGCTATTACAATGATGAAACTCCTGTAACTTCTTTGCACGGATTAAATGAAATATTGAAATATGGAGCAAAAATTGACTTTATTCTTCGCCGCTCTGGACAGCTTGGACATAACCAATATGCACAGTTGCACCATATACCTGGGTATATCGCAGGACCTAAGTGGGCATGCTTTATCTATCAATCTATTGAGATGTTTGGCATGTTAGGACATGAGTCTCCCATCAATGAACCTTTTGTAGCATCTTTAAAAAGCCTACTATCTAAAAACTATAACACCACAGTGCAATACTTTCTAGCCATCTGTAACAGCAAATCTATGGGAATTTTAATCAAAGACAAAAAGATTTTTATTTTTGATCCACATTCATGCCCTCTCGTTCCTAACAGCCCTGCACACGTGTTTAGCACATCAAATGTAAATGATGCAATAGAGTACTTGTCTCCTCCGAATGTTCAATACACTGGAAGCTTTTTATATTTTGTTCCAAAAGAATATATTGGTCATTCTCATTACATAATGAACCACTATAGAGTTATAAACTATGAAAAATTACATGGGCCTAATATTGATCTTACTAGCCAAGAAGGACTCATAATAGAAATAAGTCCACCTAATACCCCAAAGCCAACTAGTACACAAAAGCCCCCTAAAACTCCTAGAACACCAAAACCTGCTACACCAAAAGCCCCTAAAACTCCAAGAAAGCCTAAAACTCCCAAAGAATCTACAATTCCATATGACAAGTCAAAGAAACCCCCGAAGATTCCAAAGACTTCTAAAAAATCAAAAAAGGTGCTGACTAAAGATACTGCATTAACCCCCCAACACAAAACTATTGAAGAACATTTACGTGAACTGCTTCCCCCAATAACAGAGACAGTAGAGGACAACACCCTTTTCAACCATCCTGTTGAAAGAACAACTCCAGGCACTGACTCTCTTTTATCTGGCATTAACTCAACAACGAAACGTGAAGATGATTTAGAAGATGATGACAATGTTACAAGTAAACTTAAAGAAGATGAAGATGACTGGATAGATGATATTCCAATACCTGAAGTCCTAGATACTGAAACTACACATAGTGATCAAGAAACAATATACATGATAGGTGATGAAAACATTCACGACTGGTCATATTCAGATGATGACATTGATGATACGCTAGATATAAGCTTCATACAACTAGATAATTTGATAACAAGTTTAGATAATATTCCAAAAAATAACACATTTCCACGTATAATAGATAAAACTAGTAACCAACCAATAAAAGAAGGAAAAGCTTTACATTCTATCGATAGAATTCTAAAAAATATAGTCTTAGAACACGGTCTCATAACTTCATCATCAATCAGCATTTCAAAATGTAAAAGTTTACTCCAATTTGTGATTCTATGGGGTGAAAAACTTTCAATACCTACAAGAGACCTTAAGACTATCCTTAAAACAGAACTCATTATAACTGAAATTGCTGAAATAGCTCTAACAAAGCTAACAAATGACACGTTTAGAAACAATGTCATTACCAAACTAAACAAATGTATGTTAAAACTCAAATCTGAAAGTGTAGACAGCTACAAACATTTGTCGGCTTTACTCAACAACATCATCTTAAAAATACAAACTATTGACACTGAGATAGAACTAAAAACTCTATCAACTGTGTTCACATCTGAACTAGGAAAAGACTTTTCAGTTGTATGTACTAAGAAAGAATCTGAGACAATAATGGCTGCTATCAAAAACCTAAAAGAAAAAATATCTACTAGAAAACAAGAACTGCATACAGAAGAAAACTATTTCCAATCTGTTCTTATTGCTATGGAAACTTTCCAGCCTATACCTTTACCAACACGAGTAATTGAAATACAGCCATCAAAGAAAGCACAGCAGCTTCATGAAAAATCAAAACTTGTCGAACAAAAGCTAACTATAGATGCTAATAATGTATTAACAGACTTGTTACATACTATGAAACAAGATAAAACAGACATATCACCAGCTCCAGATTTTACAACAGTCTTAAAAAATATCCAGAGCACACTGCAGCTGCTCCAAACTTGTGTTACTGACCTTAATATAGACAAAAAATTTATAAGCAACACAGTTCAACAGCTTTCTTATATTGGATGGGAAGTCGCTGAGCTGTCTCACAGTCAGTGGAATTTCCCAAAAGCAGATCCAGTAATTCCATTAAAAATTTTAGATGACATTAAAAAAGAAATCCAGCAAGTAACAACAAAACAGAAAAATGAAGAAACTCTAAGCAAAATCTTAGCAGATGTCCAAACTTTATTAGAAAATGCAAAACAATCTGACACGTTATCTATTCCAATTCTTCAACACTATATCACTAAAGCTGGAACTCTAGTAGGTGAGAGAGAAAATCAGAAATTTGAAAGTCTGAAAAATACTGTTCAAAAGCTATCAACATCTGAAGAGTTTCTAAAAACTCTGATTGACTCAACAACTTTAGAAAATGTTCAGTTACAGATACAAGAGATTTCTGACATTTTACAGTCTAATCAATACATACATCAGAGCGAGACAATAAAGCAAGCATTCTTTGATAAATCAAACACTATAATTAATAATATATTACAGCTCATCAATCAACAAAAATATACAACAGTAACTCAACCAATGTTAATTGCTGTGAAAAGGTTTTTATCTGAAGCAAAGTTTAGAGAGAGCAATACTATTTGTGAAATAATATCTACTTTAGTTTCACTTGGAAGTTTACTGTCAAAATCTACAACAGTTGAAGCTCTAAAAGATGCCCTAAAAAGCATAGACACGCTGAAAGAAAAACTCACAGCAGTTGACAGACCTCTAAAAAGAGAATTGTACAACGTGATTAGAAAATTGCAAAAACAGCTTAAAACTCTTCTTGAGCAGCAAGAGTTCGATAATTGGAAGATGGAAGTAGATTCTTTTGTACCAACTCCAAGCAGAGACGTAAAAACCTTTATACAAAACGCACCATCTATGAAAGCAAAACAGTATGCAAAAAAAGCGCTAAAAGACCAAATACAAGCAATGGAGATAGACGTAGATCCTGAAAGCGTAATTGAAGACAACATCAAAGCAAACGGGCAAAAAGCATGGCAAAAAATACAATCTGCATTCCAAGATCTTAACTTTTCTATATTAATCCCAGATGATTGGTTGTCTTTAGCTAAAGAGTACACGAGGCCTAAATCTACGTTGTTTACAGTTATTGGACCAATCTTGTTAAAGTTTGTAGAAGAAGTATTAGAATCAGTAAAAAACCTTAAAGAAGCAAAACTGAAATCTCTCTTACCTAATGGACCAGTCTTCACTCCACCTAAATTTGATTGGATACACTATTATGAATCCAACGTAAATTTTCATCTAAAAACAATAAACCTTCCAAAAGTAAGTACAGTTGCTCACAATATTGGACATGAGCTCTCTTTGTTATCACAAGCACTAAATTCAAAAACTTTACCAGAAGCAGTAGTTGGAACTTCCCTAGAACAACACGCTGCTAAATTTAGTTGCATGTTTAAAACCCTAGAAGCAACATGGCATGATCATCAAGTTGATACTAGAACAAAAATAGATGAATATATAGAAGATCTCAGAAATGATACAAAAAAACACATAGTAGCTCCACAGATACAATCTCCTAATCGATTTCTATCCCCTGAAGACATTCAAGAAATCAACAGTTTGCCTAAACTGTTCAGAGACTCGCTACTAGAAAATGAAAGCAGATTATTAGCTTCTCAAAAAAATGAGTTTCAAATGTTAGAAAATACTGTGAAAGCAGCAGAACTCCAATACAAAGCAACTCAAGAAGACATCATATCAAATATGTCAGAAGCTATAAACAGTCTGCTTCCGCTAGCTCCTGCATATATACTTGCAATCCCTACTATCCCCACAGATCCACTAAAATATGTAGAAAATATTATCCAAGACAAAAGACTGCTTAACACTGAACCTTACCAGATAACAATTGAGTGTTTAAATTGGTTAAATACTGCATGTAAAACTCTGTTATCTATATGCCCCAAATCACAAAAACAGAGATTAGTTGTTTTAGATCAATCTATAAACACTCATCTCAATATTACCCAACAGTTTTACAACTTAGAAAAAACCGCTAACACCACTGATGATCTTTCAGTTTTACAAAATGCTATATCTACTCTTGACTTAAAACGTGTACAAGGAGGCAAAGCCACTGTAGATAGCTGGCAATCAAAGCTTCAACAAATGAAAGCAATGTTAGACAACATATCAAAATCTGCCCAGACACTAGCTTCTTTAGATATTCTTTGGGGGACTGCTTTAACAAGTGTCTCTACTGCTCACTTAGGCGAACTCTTGCAAAAAGCAGACCCTCTTCAAAAAGACATAGAGTCTTTATCTTCAACTAATACTGACTTGCTATCACGAGTCACTGAACTTATACATTTTATCAAGTTCAAACGAGGATTCTTGTCTTACTATGAAGAAGGACAGAAAGAAGTGTTTCAAAGATATCCACTAACGCAAAATATTAGGCCTTCTCAGCCAACAGAGATCAACAACTTGCTGAGGTTAGCACTGTTTGTCTTACTAAAAAACAAAGATGCATCTGCATGGATATGGACAGAAACTTTGCCTCTAGTAGACTCCAATAAACTAGCATATGTTCCCCCTAACAAAGGGCCACTTTACACATGCAGCCAGTATTTGAAACTTTTAGAAGCCCAACTACTAGATCCTAGCTTATCAAAAGTTATCCTTAGTGACAACAGGCCACTAGCTGGCATAGCTCAAGCTCGTCTTGGAATAGATAGCACTGTTCTCTTAGCTAGAGCTTTCCCAGATATCCAAAAACATGCAGAAGAAGTCTTAACTGCATACAAAAACAGCATAGTCTCTCACACCCAGAATGAGTTCATGGCAATGACAATAGTGTGCCATATGATAAAAATAATCATGAACGACTTCTACCCACAAAACTTCAATATCAACACTGTGCCAATATATGTCAATCACACAAAACTACTTCAAATAATACTTACAATGTGGCCTAGACTCATAAAGGCTTCGTTATGCCAACAATCATTTCAAGAAGCAACTTCACTGTTGCAGACTACTTTAAAACCTTTATTTTTAAAGATAACAGACCTTACTCTCGAAAATAACATCTACAATCCAGCAAGTCACTGTTCAGATGCTTTGTTGTTTTTCCCACAAAAATGGAAATCTATAAACATACAATCAATTATGTGGGAACATCCCTCATTTTTAGCTATTTGCAAAAACAAATCTCGAGCAAGAATTACATTTTTAGCACTAGCGTTCAAAATTATTGACCCAACAATTTTAAATCAGCTATGGACCTCTTTAAATCCTGCAAACACATCTGATTCAACAAGCTACTCTCTTCTGTTGAATCACTTAGTAGCAACAGAATTTGATAAGAATGTACCATCTACATTCTTAGAGCCAGGCAATCCATCTCTTGCATATGCATATGGTACCCAAACTGGAAATATCATTGGAACTAAGAGCTACGTGCCTCAAAAATCACCACCTATATCAGTTACAGCGTTTGAAATTGCACTTGGAGCACTAATTTTTCAAGTCCCAGTAAAACTTTTTGTTACAGACAAAACTCCAGTATTGTCATCCCCTGAACTTGGAGACATGCTAATTGTATCAGAACTTTTAGACTGCACAGGGACAACTGAACCCTTTAAAACAATGATAGAAGCTCCAAAGTCCTCATTGTCAACTAATCTAAACAAACAATATGTGAGTCCCCCACATGAACTTGAAGTTTTTTCTAGACAAGCATCTTGGCTCCAACATATATTGTCATCAAGCAACTTCAAAAATAACATAGTTGCAACAATAGACTACTCTACAACTTTTCTTAACGCCTATGTAGTGCCAGAAAAACTACCTTTTAAGCAAGAGTCGTTCTGCTTTATTCCAAAAATAGATAGCTTGCAATGGCCTAATAACACATTCACAACTTTTTTACCTTTAGTAGAGATGCCCTCTAACATTGAGTTACATTATGCAAAAGTAACAGAGCCGTTCAATAAAACAGTCCTTAGCACTATGTTCAACGTATTTCCTACACACATTTTGCCAACACAAGAAGAACATGATCAAAGTATCTCTAGCAAGTCACCTACATTTAAAATAGAACATGATTACAACACAAACTCTGTTTATAATAACCATATAAATAATATTAATCTAACTAACAACTCTACATACCACCAATATAAAGATGTTCTACCCCAACCACTAGCAGATAAACTATCTTATGAACCAAAAGATCTCCAAAACCTAGCTTCTACTACAGAACCTCAAATCGAAGACATTTTTTCAGAGCTAAGCATCAAAGAAACAGACAACACAGCTAAAGCACCACTTTTGTACCCACAAAAACAACCTAAAACTAAAAAGTTTTTATCACCAGTACATACTAAACACAAAACTTCTAACAGCATTATTTTTGAAGAGAACACGACTGTCAAAGTTCAACCAAACACTTGCATACAGCATAGTGATTTGCATAAAGATACCAATACACCAAGACAACAAATAAGCAATGCTCCTTGCTTTATTCCCAACCATAAAGTACCAGTAATCATAAAACCTTCCCAAGAAAAACTTAAAGCAAATACAGTACATACAAATACTGATGATCTTTCGCCTAAGAAGCCTCAAATACTAATAGCTAACAATAACAATATTTTCAAACAATCAGACAAACAACATAAACATCAATATACTCAAATATCTAAACCAAAAATTTTTATAAATCAAGATTCAAACAACCCAATAAAACAACCACATCATAACCCTCCTCAACCACTTATAAAACCAACAGATCCACAGCAACTTACGCTATCAAATGACATCATATCTTCTGACCAAACTACTAAAAATTTAAATGTACAGCGCAAGCCAATAATAGTAATACCTAACAACAACTATGCACTTAACCAAGTACAAAAACTGTCAAATTTACCTTCAATTAAAACAAAACCATACATAACTCTCAAAGACATACAAAGTAACTCAAAAACACTTTATGATGAGTCCCCTATAACCATACCTATACTAGAACATCTTGATATTGAACCAATAGTATCAATTTCTTATCTAGAAAAACGAGTCGACGAAACAAAATTTATAATACTAGAGTTTATTAAGCACACAAAACAAAACATAATCAAAACAACTAATTTACTAATTCATCAAATAATGAAAATTAAAACATTGTATCTATGAAACTCATTTTGCTTTTGGCTTCTTTTTAGAATCAATTGTATCTGTAGTTGACGGCCCAGAAATGCTTAGTCCAGGCATACTTGTAAGTGATGTTGGTGTACTAGACAGAGAAGGAGTAGTCAGAGATGTTGATAATAGCCCTGATAAACTAGCACTATCTGCGCTTAAAGCTGATGGTTTAAGATTAGCTTTTAAGCCTTCTATATGCTTCTTCCTCTTTATTCCATGAGTAGTCTCTATATACTGGTCAAAATTGTACTGAGCAATTAAAAACACAAGGTAATTTCTTTTCATCAAAGTATATTCTTCTGGCGTCATGTTATTTTGTGGCAAAATTTCTAGTCTCTTCACTAATTCATGTGTAGAGTCAGATTCTTCTAATTTTCCTTGAACAACAGGATCTGTGACTCTCAGTCTATGCATAGTTATAAATAACACCGCTACACTTCACACAACACAGACTTTCAATCTTGCTAGTTAAATACAATAATGATTGTACAGTTACTCTCTTAAAAATACATGATCCGCACATTCCAAGACAAGGAACAACTACATCAAACTGTTGAGAAGCACACTGAGCCATACATGCAGCATTATTTGCTATAACCGCTCTTATTATGTTAGCTTCCACCATAGGAAACTTTCTAAATTGTGAGCAACCGCAATAAGAGCAGTATATCCTCCCACTGGTCCCACATATTGTAAATTGTTTTATCTTTTGATCTCTACAATAAAACACATGAGTAGGAGGGAAGTTTAGATTCTTAGATTTACCTCTTCCAAAATTTAAGCAATGACCACATTCGATACATACAATTATATGCTGACTATATGTATTTTTAATAATTTTGTCTTTAATTTTTTTACATATAATAGGCAATCCAAAGACAGATGATAAAATGTTATAACCCAAAATCTTCAAGACCAAGTCAAAGTTTTCTGTTTTTTCAATATTATCCATAGGAATTATTGCATACTTATTTTGTATCATGCTATTGAAACACAACACTTTTATCATAGCATCTAATGGGTTTCCACAAGGAACCATAGCCCCTTGCTGCTTTAATGCTGCCATTAAAGCAAATTCATGGCTTTGGTCGTCAAAATCAGAATGCACAAACAAGTTTTCATTTTCACGTCTTTGAGAAGGCGCAGGCACGCTAAGAGGCATTAATGTAGAACAAAAAAGCTTGTTTTTTCTTCTTAAAATACTTAAGTCCCAAGGTAGGCATGATTGAAATTGTATGAGTGGGTGCTTAATTGATATATTCAAATTCAACATAAAAGTAACGATTGCTTTATAAAATGGCATATTAATATATTTATACCAAACATTTTCTAAGAACTTTTTAGGCTTAAAATCTAATCTACACTTAGGAAACACAACCCACACTACTACAATATATGCTCGAAATAAACACTGAGTTAGTTTTATTAATTTAAATTTGTGCACTTGAGTTCTGCGCGTATCCCACACAATTCCACACCAGAAGGAAAGAAACTCAGAAATTGTACTACACCTATCTAAAAAATAAGGCCATGATGGTAAACAATGCTCATTTATCCAACATCCTCCATACGTAACAAATTTTATAAAGTCTGATGAGTCTATCTGAAGAGGCTGCAGCAAAGAATTTAAAGTTCTCTCCACTTTAAAATTATCGCAACCACAGCCACTAAACTTAAGATAATTGTCCATATATTTTTCTTGGATAGTGTCCATGGCTTGATACACACACGTGTCTCTTCACTTCGTCTTGGAGGATCTAAAATAAAATTTTGGCTTGCGGTCTTAGCAACTGATGACAAAATAGAGTTAACTCGTTTAGAGCTTCTTGGCTTCACCACTAAGAACTGTAGTGCTTGTCTGTGTTCAATAAGGTATGTTCTAAACACTACCATTGAGTGGAAAACATCCAAGTCTTTAGAAAACACAAGGTTAGTCTTAAATTTTACAAAATCATCCTGACTTAAAATCACAGATGTGTTTTTTGTAAGATATACATCAGAGTCGATGTTTAAAACGTGTCCAAAATGGTTAACATTTCTTGGTCTAGAAAGAAAACACTTCAAAGTAGTAGCTAGACCATTATTAGAAATAATAAAACATGGAGAAAAAGGGTATTTCACAGACTCTAGCTTGTGAGCCCAAAACTTATACACAAATTCAATGTTGTACACTAAACCATGACTAAGTTTTACTGTACATATGGCTTCTGTTCCACCTTTCGTAAACACATGAGGTCCACTTGCACATCTGTCTACATCAATCTGAACACCAGGTTGACACAGATACAGATTAACAATGTCACACAACTCATATACTAGTCTTGTACTGTTCATAATTTAATTCCCCCCACAATTGAGTCAGTCTCCACTATTTTAGAGATTATTTGTTTCACTGTTTCTACCTTAGCATCTAAGACAGAAATGTGCTCACATTGAGTACTCTCTTTGTGTTTTATAAATGTCTTTAAATATTGACAATAATTCAACAAATTTAATTTTCATAAACTGAAGGAGCAATAGCTTGAATTTCAGTTGGCAACATTGACTCAAAGTACAGCAGACCATCTTCTTCCATTAGAATGATTATTCCTTGGCAAAAGTCAACCTTATACAAACACAAAACTAGTATAGAATGCTTACTTAATTATTCTTTTATGCCAGGCACACCTGAAACAGCTCTAGACAATTTAGCTCTAGTTCACACATATGCTGCACTTACATCTACGTCAACATGCAAAATTTGCCAAACTTTGTACTCTTTAATAAGCAAAAACACGCCAGCTGTTAGTTTTTATGAAGACTATTCTCTGTTGTGTCTCACATGCTTGTATGCTCCTATAACTTGGACATCAACTTTAATGACAGCTGCAGATTTTATTGAAATAATTAAAACACATTTTCCAACATCAGACACATCCAACTTCTATGCTCCCCAATCTCTTTTAGCTATAGATATTCAACTACACTTTTACATACACCGCTGCTTCAAAGTACTTAGTAGCAATGACATTTTATCAACTTCATCTTTGCAATTTTTAAAAACTACGTTTCTGCAAGGAAAGTTAACTGGGTCAATACCAGGCCAATTTTGCTTTAAAACTGCTTGGATCAAAAATGATACATGCTGTAACAATACAAGCCATGACTTGCCTTCTAACCTTTCAAGCGTCTTTTGTAAAGCAGATCTACAATTAAAACCAAATCTGTTACCAATTATATTAGATATATGGTCTGCGAGCGATCTGTTTAAAAACAATGTTAGTAATTCAGAACAGCCATTTTTTACATACCCGGAAGATATAGATATATGTCAAGGCCCATGCTTGTTGTCTCCAAGTCTAGGATTAACACAAAAAAACAACACCACTAGTATCTGTCCCCTCTGTGAATGCATAGCATCTCATCCAAACGCCATAGACACATTACAAACACTAAAATACACTATTATAAATTGCATTGAAAACAATGTCAAACTTCTTGACAGAATCTCATTTATTCTAAGTAATGATGAACTGGATTTTATACAAGACCCTATACTAAAAACAGTAATTCAAAACTGCTCAATTCAAGAAATTCACAAGCATTTTTTCTGTGACCCACAATGTGCACTAAATATTAAAAAAACAAGCACAAATATATTATTTAAAATCCCAGACCCTAACTTGCTAAAAGTACTGTGCGCTAGACTAGCAACTGGTGAACACTTATCTAAGAACTACTACTTAGACTGTGAATACTTAGAAACACTAGCGCTTATTTTTAAGTGCTCACAAACTTGCAAAGTAGGGAAGACTACATTCTTAGAAATTATACGAGAGCTAGACTTATTATCTAAAAAACACAATATCCCAACTGTCAAAGCTTTTCAGACATCACAGATTTACGCATAGAAATGTCATCAAGATCTGTAAAATCTAGAAAAAGCACAAAGAGCCGCAGACATCACCCATACGTCAAACTCACAGACAAAATGTTTTTCTCAGCAATATCATCAAAGAAAGAACTTGGAACAGACTTTTTAAGAGAAATGGATGCACCGATATGCACTTCAAAAACTATTCTCCTTCCTCTAGACTTAAACAGCATTTCACCAGGAAGATGCATATATTTATCTCCTTTTGGACACTCTTCTAACATGGAGTTTCAGTGTGAAAAATGCACTGAAAGCAAAAATAAAGGCAGTGGTGACGTGAGTCAAAATCATGACTTGTATTCAGTTACTTTAGTTTTTTATAAAAATGTAGACAAAGTAGTGAAACATAAAGCTTTCTATTTGTCTCTGCTTAGCCACTCTATGGAAAATTTAAAGAAAAGCTTTACTCAGCCAGAGCTCTTATACGCATATGTTGTAGTAAAAGAAGCTGGACACAACGTATTTCCAATTTTTTTTGAAAAAGATGATTGCCTCAGTATTTGTCTGACATTTAAGTGCCAGACGTTGCACATTGGCGAATCTTGCTTAAGAATGCTTATGGACAATTTACCAAACTATAAAATTTCAATTGATTACATCAAAGATGTTTATGCAATGACATTTACTCAGTGTTTTGCAATACAGAGAAACATCTCTATCGCAGAAGACACGATATGTGAATCTGTGTCTACTCTTGATTGTACTGATGAGCTCAGAGAAGAAATTGTAAAAGGCATAAATGCTCTTCAAATAAAAGATATTTAAAATTTATATGATTGTTGTCTTTCTTTTAAAATTCTAGACAGTGGTATTGTAAGTCTAAAACTTAAAGATACTACCTAAAACTTAATGATTCACTTGGTTTAAGTCCCAATGGCCCCAGAAATCATTCAACAGACAAGTAAATACGTTTTAAAACTTTTATTTTTTAAAACAGCTATGAAAAATGTAGTTACAATGTAAGTGTTTTAGTTTATGATACGTTTTACATGTTATTTTTCTTAAACAGCCATATGCATTTTAATTATAGGGTGTGGGTTATAGTTTTCTAATATAATGTCATCTGCTTTAAAGTCATCAATGCATGAAACATTTCTAGCAAATCTAAGTGTTGGAAACGGTCTAGGAGTTCGCGTCAACTGCATTTTAAGAGCATCAATGTGATCTACATAGATGTGAGCATCTCCTATAGTATGGATAAACTCTCCAGGCACTAGATTAGTGACATGAGCAATCATGCAAGTTAAAAGAGAATAGCTAGCAATGTTAAATGGCACTCCTAACCCCATATCAGCTGATCTTTGATACAGTTGACAGGAAAGCTTTCCATCACAGACATAAAATTGACTTAATACATGACAAGGCGGCAACACCATTTTAGGAATGTCTGAAACATTCCAAGCACACATTAACATCCTTCTATCTGTAGGGTTTGTTTTTATAGTATCAATCAACTGTTTTAATTGGTCAACTCCTTCTCCTTTATAATCGCGCCCAACACCTTTATATTCTGCTCCGAAATGCCTCCACTGAAATCCATACACAGGTCCAAGATCTCCTTCATCTCTGTCATAAAAACCAAGTTTATCTAAAAATGATCTAGATCCATTCGCATCCCAAATGTGCACGCCAGCTGCTGATAGCTCTTTGCTGTCAGTAGATCCTCTGATAAACCACAACAGTTCTTCAACAACACCTCTCCAAAATACTCTCTTAGTAGTTAAAAGTGGAAATTCATTTTCTAAACTAAACCTAGACTGTGTTCCAAAAATACTCAGTGTTCCAGTCCCTGTTCTGTCATTTTTAAATGACCCATAATTTAAAATGTGCTGTACCTGTGAGAGGTACTGGTGTTCTCCATGCTGTTCTTCTGTGTGTGTTGACATCTTATTATTTGTCAAGTTTTAGTTAATATACTGTATAAAGTGTCCATAATACAAATAAAACATAAAACTTAAATTTTGTCATTTTTATCTGCAAATAAAGTAAAAACCAAAATTAAAATTAATATATTGTGCAAAAGTTACGTTTTTGAGCACATTAAAAATGTATTATACAGCTTTATAAACTTATTTTTTTTAAATTTAATAGTTCAGTAAAAATTGTGCAACCATAAACTAAAGAGCGGTAAAATTGTGCACATAAAAAATATGAAAAAATATAAGAATTAAAGTTCAAAAATATGAAAAGAAATAAATCAAGGTATGAATATGAAGTGACCAAATAAATACGTAAGTAGAAAAGAAACAAACCACTTCAATCCAAGATGCATTGTAAATGTGTCTTACACAATACTAAATTAATAAAATGCAATGTTTACAACAATTAATGATACAGATTTTCTTACAACAATAAAAATGCAATGTATTTTCACTGAACAAATAAACTATGAAATATTTTGATAGCTTAATTAAATGTCAATATTTTTACACTGATATATTTTCACAGCTAAATTAAAAGTCATAAAATATACATGCTGTAATTAAATATCAATTTTTTGATAGCTGACTTGAATGCCACAATATATTCTCACAACCATACAATATGCTAAAATATTCACATTGCCATTAAACATCTCCATAGGCTGAAAGCTTAAATGCTACAATATTCTTACAACCATGTAATATTCAAATATTTTTCATAGCTGAATTAAATATCAATTGTTTTCACAACAATGATTGTAACCATTAAATATTTCAAATTGTTTTTCCATGAATTAATTAAATTCTACAATTGTTTTCGCAGCAATTAAATACAAAAAATTATTTCAATGGCTCAATAAAATCACACAAAATATTTTCTTTACATAATAAATTATTCACAATTTTAAAGCATTAATTTTAAGCAAGTAATTTTTAGCTGGAAATATAGCTCACTGTAGCAAATAATTATTCAGTGTGTTTTTTGTGCTTAAATTGCAGTATAAATTTTGCAACACAATAAAGCTTGTATTTTTCAGCTTTTATCCACAAGCATTCTAAAATTTTTTTAAATTTTAATTTTTTTTGTCACAACCTTAAGCAGGTTTAAATTTTTAAGCTGGGAGAGCTCAAAATCATGACCAGCTTCTTCGGGCTTCACTGAGCAAGTGAGCCAAGCAGCTCTAGCTTGCTTGCCTTATATACACTCAAAAATGCAGCCACAAAAGCTGTTTTGCTCAATTAAAAACACAGTCAGTAGCTAGCATGCTTTATATAAACACACCACATAAAACAGTGCTGCATTTTCTAAAAATACTAAACAGATGAGTCATTTCGTCTCTATACCGATATATCGGTATAGAAATACATATACCGATACCTCTATACCGATAACAAGTATAGGTAAATTAATATAAAATAAATTAAATTAAAAAATAGATTTTTCAGTACCGAATATTCGGTACCGAATAACTATACTATATAAGATCACTGTCTGCATTTCTATTGGCTGCTGCTCTAGACGAATCAAAAGCTCGCCTCTAGTAGATCACTTACGCTCTGATCCAATCAGAATGCTTAAAAATGAGTTATCCAATCACAGTTCGAGAAACTCAGAGCAAGGATTATAACGTATGTTTAAGCATGAAGTGATCTAAAATAGATCACTTCATGCCTCAAACACGTGAACTTCATGTGCTAACATACAACTACATGCAACAACATAGTTGACATGAGTCAAAATTTCACTGATGCAGTGTAGCAACATGCTAAGAACATGCTAAGATCATGCTAAGATCATACTAAAGACAAGCTTTAACATGTTAGAAGCAAGTTAAAGCATGTCTAAAAAATTAAGGCTGTGTTTTTTGATGACTGCATTATGAAGCTCATTAGCGCTTAAAACTTAGCAATAAAATAGCACAAATTTTCACTTAGCTTTATTGCTTTTCTACTACTCTGTTTTCTGTATTTTTTCTTTTCCACGCCTCTTGACCTTTTCACCCCTCTTACTTTTTTTATAACTGTGAACTATTTTTATTTTTCTGAGTACAGAAAGAGACACAAGAAACACTAGAATAAAATCAAAGAACTTTTTTATTTTATTTTTGCTCATCAAACAAATTTAACAAAGCTGCTTCTTTTTCTCTGTTTAAGGCAGTTTTTCAGCTGACACTAACATTTTAGTACAGACATTTCAAATAACTTATTATAAACCACATTCATGCTAGACTATTAAACAGTTTTGGCAAGGTCACTTCGCCCTATCTGTTTGAGGCACTTTTTCAGCTGACATAAACACTCTAGCACATGCATTTCACATAACATATTAGAAAACACACATAAAATTACAGATGGGGCAGCTACATTTCTGGGAAAGAATTGATCGAGAATAAAACACAAGCGCTTTTCGTCTTTAGCAGTTAAGTTGTTATTGACATTAACTAGAGTCAAAACATGTGTTTCTAATTGTGGCTGTGTAAAAAAGGATTGCTTTACAGCTTCTTTTGTTACTTGGAAGAGGTTCAGTAATAGTCCTATTTTTCTAAGCACATATAAACACTGCATTAGACAAATATCCCATTGTGTACTTTTTGATAAAGTTTCTATAATTAAATCTGAGATGTTAACTGCATTACAGCTTCTTGGAATACACCCATTAATTAAAAATAATAGACAGTACATTTCTTCATCTGTAAATGAGTCTGTTATGTGTAACACAGTTGTTTTTAAGTCCATTTACAGAATTTCGAGGTCATATAAAGAAAATGCTTCAGACACCTGATCTTTTACTGTTCTTACTGTGTTAGTAGAGAAGTTCAAAATAGAAGAAAGGTCTTCTAAGTAACAAGTCCAAGGTCTGCAGTTAGTGTTGTCAGTTTCAATAGTTGTTAACAGTCCTCCTGCACAAATAAGACCTGGAGACAACAGAGCTATGTTGGGTTGAATTAAAGCTTTGCAAATAGTAGTACTAGCTGCTTCATACAGCTGAGGCCAAAGATCTTCTGGTATTTTTAAAGCATTACACAGTGGAATTAAAAAGTCTGTAGCAAGTACAGCTTCAGTGTCCCATTTCAGTGCTTCTAAAATGTCTTTTTCTTGGTTGATGAGCTCTAAATTTGTAAAACAGTCACAAGATAAATAAGTCAGTTTTGACACAGTCATTGGCTTTACAGTTCTTATCTTGCTTCCTATCAAGACACATGCAGCTCCTATTTTTTGTAATGTCTTTTTAGTGCCTTGCTTTTTACACAGATATCTGTCTAAGATTGATACACTGAGAGGAAACACACTTTTGTCTAACTCAAAGCTTTCACAGAGCAGATGCATCCAGGTAAGCAGTATAGTTCTATTGTCAACAGTTACTTCTGTTTGTATTTCCCATAGACTGGTAAATTTTGGCAGTAACAGTTCTCGGAGTTTTAAGTTGTTTAGCACTCTTGGGTCTTTCATGGTAGTAGAGTCTATTTTAGCTCTGTTGAGTCTGTTTGGTGAATCTGCCATTGCAGCTTATAACTGAAAATCAGTCTTAGGCTAGTTTTTAAAATGCTTCATGATGTCATTCTATAGGCAGGCTTTTGCTAAATTTACCAAGAGATGCTTTTAATTTAGCAGATCTAGGGTATTTTTTTTCGTATTTTTTCTGAGCTTTGATAACTTCTTTAGCAGTTTGGAATGTTCTGCAATACACAGTTATAAAATATACCCAAGGTCCTGTAGCGTGAGGCCCTTTAGGAAATGTTTGTATCCCAGAAGAAACAGCTCCTGGGAACGATAAACTTCTGCTGAGTCTATACAGAGCGTCAGTTGGTCCCCAAAAATCTACAACCCAACACCAAGATTTTGGAGATAAATCAAGTACTGATGGTGCTGCTTGACTAAAAAACTTATTTCTTGCTTGATATTTTTTAGGAACTTTATCGTGTGACTGTTTTCCTTTTGGTAGCCGAGAACGGTGCTGAGGTTGCATTTTTAGACACAATTTTGGTACTCCTCCTGGTTGAGTAGACGGCTTTTGTCCTACTACTTTGTAGTGTGGTAAACGTGGAGTACTTGGTCCTGCTTCTTCTTCCTCTTCTTCAGCTTCTTCAGCTTCTTCTTCAGCTTCTTCAGCTTCTTCAGCTTCTTCAGCTTCTTCAGCTTCTTCTTCAGCTTCTTCAGCTTCTTCTTCAGCTTCTTCAGCTTCTTCTTCAGCTTCTTCAGCTTCTTCAGCTTCTTCAGCTTCTTCAGCTTCTTCTTCAGCTTCTTCTTCAGCTTCTTCAGCTTCTTCAGCTTCTTCTTCAGCTTCTTCTTCAGCTTCTTCTTCTTCAGCTTCTTCTTCAGCTTCTTCAGCTTCTTCTTCTTCAGCTTCTTCAGCTTCTTCTTCTTCAGCTTCTTCTTCTTCAGCTTCTTCTTCTTCAGCTTCTGCTTCTTCAGCTTCTTCTTCTTCAGCTTCTTCTTCAGCTTCTTCAGCTTCTTCTTCTTCAGCTTCTTTTTCTTCAGCTTCTTCTTCTTCAGCTTCTTCTCTTCCTTCTCCTTCTTCTCCTCCTTCTCCTTCTCTTTCTTCTTCTCCTCTTCTTTCTCTTTCTTCTCCTTCTTCTTCTACTTCTTCTCTACGTTGTTCTTCTGTTAGTGCTGCTTGTTGTTGGTGCGTTGTGTTAATGTCATCGTCGCCTTGAGGCTTCAGTTTTCGTCTTCTCTTGCGAGGACTTACATAACATTGCACATGACACTTACATTTGTCTTTGCACTCAGAACGCAGAGTGTGCCTCCTTCTTTTCGCTTTTCTTCTTCTGGGCGCCATCTATAATTGCAACAAACACGTTATACACTAGATGGCGCTATACGTTAACTGAAAAAGCTATGCAATGAGCAGCCACTAGGTGGCTAATATAGGCATAAAACATAACATTTTTTACAAGTTGGTCACATTATGACTGTAAAAATGTAAAAGTGCTACTCACATCGAAAATCGAAACCTCCTTTTTTGTTTGAAGGTTGCAGCCGCGGATGAATTAAGATGCAAGTTCTTCAGTGACTTTAGCGAAATCCCGCCACTCGTTTGGAATTAAGCTCCTCCTTAGACGTAGCGTAGGGGGCGTGGCTATTTGTTAAATCTACTGTGTAGCCACAAAACATATGTAAAACCACACCTAGCTACTAAAACAAAATAAAAAGTAACTTTTTCAGTAGCTTGCTGTCAGGCTGCAAAGAAAGGTAGGATATACATTCTTTTGTCCTAATTCTTTAAATTTCAAGTTATTGGGTGAATAATTTATATAAATTTATTTTGTAGTTCGCTATGGAGGTCAAGCTGGACTTCAGTAGTGAAGACTTTAGCAACTATTCTTACAATTATAGTGGAGACATATATTATGGAGATGTAGCGCCGTGTGTAGTGAACTTTTTAATTTCAGAGAGTGCACTAGCATTCATATATGTGTTGATGTTTTTATGCAATGCAATTGGGAATTCTCTTGTACTGAGGACTTTTCTAAAGTATAGAGCTCAAGCTCAAAGTTTTGACTACTTGATGATGGGATTTTGTCTCAACAGCTTGTTCTTAGCTGGGTATCTGCTAATGAGACTTTTGCGCATGTTTGAAATTTTTATGAATACTGAGCTGTGTAAGCTGGAAGCTTTTTTCTTAAATCTCAGCATTTATTGGTCTCCTTTCATATTAGTTTTTATTAGTGTCTTGCGTTGTCTGCTAATATTTTGTGCTACTAGACTGTGGGTGAAAAAGACTCTTATTGGGCAAGTATTTCTGTGCTGTTCATTTGTATTAGCCTGCTTTGGAGCACTTCCTCATGTGATGGTGACATCATATTATGAACCATCTTCTTGCATAGAGGAGGATGGTGTGTTGACTGAGCAGCTACGCACAAAGCTAAACACTTTTCACACATGGTATAGCTTTGCAGGACCCCTCTTTATTACTGTAATATGCTATAGTATGTCATGTTATAAGTTATTCAAGACAAAGCTGTCTAAAAGAGCAGAGGTAGTCACGATAATTACAATGACAACACTGCTATTCATAGTGTTTTGTATACCATACTATATTATGGAAAGCATTGATACTTTGTTGCGTGTTGGTGTAATAGAAGAGACATGTGCAAAGAGATCTGCTATAGTGTATGGAATTCAATGTACATATATGCTGTTGGTACTATATTATTGTATGTTACCTCTGATGTTTGCTATGTTTGGAAGTCTCTTTAGGCAGCGCATGGCTGCATGGTGTAAAACTATTTGTCACTGTTAGAGTGTAGAGCGGCTCACTTGATAAATAAATAGTTATATTATCGTATCTTAGTGTCAGAGTTTTTATTACTGTTCCTTAGTACAATCATTCTTTTACACACCACAAGAACATACATTGATACATTAATGCCCATGGAGAAGTTACTAGAGGTTTAGGTATATGTTGCCATTGCCAAGTATGAAAAGAAAGGGCTGGTTCTACAAGCAACGCAAGATGCCTGCCATTCTTTGAACATATGCCAGCTACAGATGAATTGCCAGAGGGGTTCCTTGGATAATGCATTGCATACAAGTAAGGATTTATCTTAGCACTATGATAACTCATTGCAATTGTTCCATTTTGTTGCATAATATATTCTTGAGCATCGTGTTTGTATCTCAGTCCAAGTACTTGCCACAAGCCATCCTGGAAAATTGTGCCACGAAGGGCTTGTAATATAATGCTTTTAGTAGTTTGAGGAACGTGAAAGTTGAGCCATAAAGATTCATAATGCTTTGATGCATTAGGTTCTAGTTCTAGTGTCCAGCTCTCTGGGTTACTAGATATATCTCCTCTACTAGGATGTGTGTCTCCTACAACTTGGCAAGCAGCTAATAGTTGGGTTCCAAGTTCACCACAGCAGAGGGACAACGTGTCTGGTCGCTGAAAGAATTCTTTTAAGCAATTTTTTGCTAAGTCACATTGCAAGAGTGTATATATGGCTATTCTAGTTCCTGTACCTTCTTCTTCAAAAGCTGAAGATCCAGAGACTGCTAAACATGAAAAAGCATTAAGATTATTTCCTTGTAACAGAAACTCAGTTGAAATTGGGTACGATAAAAAGCCAACGTTAGCAAATGCTTGTAAAGTTGCTACTGGGTCTGGACAACCTGGGAATGTTAACACAGCTACTGATACTGGGTGTGAAGGGCATGTATACAGTTGCAGAGGCTTGTGAGTGCAGAGATCTTCTAAATGTTTAAGGTCCATAGCATTGTTTCCATAATCATTTCTATACATACTTTCAATATGTGGTTCACATGTTTCAAAGCTTTCTTCTGCATATGACATCCATTTTGAATTCAAAATGTTTATAGACTCTGTAAGTAGATGCGTTCCATTGTCATATATTGAGAGGTTTTTAACATTGTTAACTGTGCCTACTGCATACCAGGTAAGCCCTCTTTCAGAAAGAAGAGTTGTGACTGTACTTAAGTGCTCTTTAGGAACTTCTAAGAGAGCTCCTGGTGTTTCTGAAACAAGATACATTAATGCTGGAAGAGCTGAAGGTAAATTCACAGTTACACCGAAAGTGCTGGCAAAACACATTTCTGCTGCTGTAGTAATTAAGCCTCCATCACTGATATCGTGACCTGCTACGACAAGGTTTTTAGATATTAAGTGTTTTACAGCATAAAACATATCTCTTAATTTTGAAGTGTCTAAGTCAGGAAGATGTGAAGAAAAAGCTGTAAAACTGTTCTCAAAAACAGATCCACTGAGAGTCAATTCTTTAGATAGGCATACATGAACTAGAGCATTCTCAGCTTTTTTTAGTGCTGGAGTTATCCTTTCTATAGAAGTAACTCTGGCTGATGCTGTGACAACAACTGTGTTTGCGGCATCTGTGTCTTGTATAGGAGTGTCTCTAGAATCAGAAGCATCTGTAATGCTGAGATTTACATTTAATTCTCTGCACATTTCTTTACATGCAAACAATACACGATATAAAGCTGCTGTTTCTTGTTTGTTCCAGTGAGCAGCAACTGTTAGAGTTATATCTTCTAGTACACAGTCAGGACCAAACATAATGTTAGTAATAGCTTCTGCTATAGCATATTTTACTCCCACGATGGGGTTTCTAGATAGCTTGTATGCTTGCTCGCCTAAAGCTATAACTTTAGCGGAGATGGTATTTAAAAACAACTTTTCTGTGCCAAACCATTTGTGGATTTGGGCGTATGCTCTCTGTGCTTCTTGTTTGCTTATCTTCTTAATGCTTTGGGCATCATTTTCTAATCTGGCAGGAAACATTGAGCTGTCACAAATAATAGCGTAATCAGAGACAGGTGCGTCACTAGGGCCAATTCCTGGCTGTTGGGCAATTAAGCCATTTCCACATCTGTCTAGACGTCTGATTATGTTAGACTTGCTAGCTACAGCTGGATGACTTAGAATGTTAGAAATTGTTGAACTAGTTCCAAACATAGCCCAATCTATAGATTCATCTTCTTCATGTGGTTCCTGTGGTTGCAATGTAGCGGAAACCACTGATGCATGTGGTTGCACTGTAAGAGTCATAGAGGATGTAGCTTGGCTATCTAAGACTGAAAGGTCTCGTGGGTGGTATAGATCGTTCACACAGTGAATTCCTATATCATTACAAGTTCTACCAAGAATGTAAACTGGGGCTCCGCAGAGATTTCCTGCTTTTTTCAATATATCTGTAAAGTGTATTTGTCCACTAGGTGTGGTTTTTACTTTGTCATCTATTACTAAGAACAGCTGTGATGAGAAGCAATTAAAGAAGTATCCGGACACAAATGCACAAACAGTGTCTTCTTCTAGCACAGGAACACTTCTTAAAGCTTTTGTGATTTCTTCGGGAAGTCTAGAGATGTGGACAGTCATGCCTTTAGGAGAAACTAAAGCTAGAAGGTGATGCAGTGTGGAACATGACCCAAATTCTCTCTGGTAACTAGAAACACATGGAGTTTCACACATTTGATAAAACAGTTTAGTAGCTTGAATTGCTCTGTTTAAAGAGTCTATGCTGTCTCTGTATAAATAAGGAGACTTGTCTGGTCCGCTTGTAGGATCATATGCGCCTACAGCTGCTACAAACTGTCCAGCTCTTACTCTACAGAGGTTTAAGTCTCTTTCAGATGCAGTCCTCAGTTGTGATACATGTGTGATAACATTATTGGGGACTTCAGAACACCTAGGAAGAGGTTTTAGAAATCCTGAGACAACAGGGACTCCTAAGTTGTTTAGACTTCGCCCTTGGGCAGAAGCAGCGTGCAATATTTGTTCATTAACACTCGTAGGAATAGATCCAGAACCTGTGGTTGATGTTACATAGTAGCCGCAGGCAAAAGCAGTAGTGTTACCATTTGGCAACAAAGAAGAGTGAAACAGATAGTCACAACATTGGCGACCCATAGTTCGAGTTGAGCTGTGTACGTGGAAAATCCCTTGACTAACTCGAGGATATGGATGGCCCATGTGAAGACTAATAGCTGTGCAAGAAGGAGTTATCATTAGATACTTGTTGAAGTTGTAATCTGATACTGGAGAGGAAGCTACAAGGCACATAGGCTGCACACCTTCTCTAGGTGGTTTCATAACAGCATTGCAAGTGACATCTAAAGGTTTGTATTCTGCCCAAGAAAGGGCGTCAGTGACGAGTCTTGTTGCTGAAAGTGTCTCAGTATTAATTTGGTACAGATTGTTTTCTCCAATTAAAGCTGCAGTCAAAATGTCATCTTCATTTTCTACTACATATTGGACTGCTTTAGACGTAAAGTGACGTCCTGACTCAATTCTTAAAATAGAATGCAATTTTAAGGTCTTACAAGCGCGCTGTAGCTCAAGAGCAGATGTGGTCAGTCTTTGGTGTAAGTTTGGACCGTAAGAAAATATGACAGCACGTTGCCCGAGATTGTGATCCAGGCTGTCTAGTGTTAAAGGATTGTAGTCTATCTGAGGAGCTAAGAGAGTTAATATTTTTTTTGTTTCTTGAGATCTAGATCTAGCTCGAGCTTGATTTTGCTCAGCAGTGTTTCTGTCTTCTTCATCAGTTTTTACAGTAATTAAAACCATATGCTCAACATTGCTTCTGTCTCTCATGAGAGTTAGTGGGCCTGGTCGGCCTGTAAATCTGTTGACGCATCTCTCTTCAGATGGAGAAAAGTCACACTTGGCATAATAAATTACAGTGCGGTGAGTAGGAGCTGCGAGCCCTTCAGGCAAGGGCAAGTGGCCTCCATGCCTGTTAGCAGCCATGGCTTAGATGCTAAATTTAGAAGATGAGTCAACTGAAGTTCTGTGCTTGCACGTGTGCTTAATATGTACTCTGCAAAAGAAAAATAAATAAAAATAAATTTACAATTTTAAAAATAGTGTCTGTCATCAGCACTGTTTGAGGCACATTAAAAGCTGCTGTGTAAAATGCAGCTGCAGCTAGTTGTCAAATATAGTGTTTTCACTAAAAAGTCAAAAGTATCACGCGAAGCTCACAAGGTGCGCAAAACG